ATGTACAATACAACAAACATTCCAAAAGCTACCAAGAGAGTAAACATTTCAGGAGACACACCACCAGACATTTGGATGTCTATGTTAGATTCTTATGGTAAGCTTCAAAAATTCCACATCAGAGAACTACTTCTACAAGGCACTAGAAAAGAAACCAACTCAGCAAGACAAGAACGTGAAGTAGAATATTACAAAAGCAGAATAGAAGTGTTAGAACGATTCAACATCTCTACTAAGACAAAGATACTAAAATACATTCCATCATCTGGCACATGGTATATCTGCGGAGAATATGCAGACTTATTACGATCACAGAGTTACTTGAACAGATAAGGAGATACATAATGAGAATATACGAATATAACGAAAACGCTCAGACGCTCAATACAGAGTGCGGATTATTCCATATAGGTGACACAGTACAGCTCACAGAAATCGACTCTCAGACGCCTATAAAAACAGTCTTATATGGAGCTAGAATTGATTCTACAGAATATGTCCTTTCATTCTTTGACGAGAAATGTGGGATGCCTTTATATCTGTCTGAGCATGAAATAGATGATATGTGTAGAGTATCAAAATCGTAAAAAATAGGGTACACCAGAAATTAATCTGATGTACCCTTAAATTCTTTATCACTAACAAACAAAACTAATAAAGAAAATATCGACTGATCGCCAGATCAATCATAACTGCTTTTATGTCTCTCAAACAATTCCTCGGTATTCCTGCAAGACTTCATAAACTCTTCGCTCACAAGATTCTTGTTCCATTCTTGCAGAAATTCCTTAGACCTTTCTGGTTCGATCACAACCATCTTATTTCTTTTCATCTTGATTACTCCATCCTTTTGGATGTTTCTTTTGTGTTGAATAAACCTGAACAACTGTATCAGCAGTAATTTTCAAAGAAACCATCGCATTGGTATTATCAGAGTGATCTTCAATAGGATTTTCTAAATCACTGCCTCTAAATACTTTATAATTAGATAAGGCAACTACTGGTTGGTTATTGTGTGTTTCATAAAACCTCATTGATCCATAATATTTAATATTGGAATCCTTTTGTGAGATCAATACACCACAACCTTCTTCCTTGAAAATATCAGCCCATACATTCTCATTAACTGTTCTATGTATACCGATTCTCAGTAAAATTACTTCCCATACTTTAGAAACAACAATCCGTCCAATGATATAGGATAATACAACAGATACCACAATATATATCAAGAAGTTGTCTTTTGGAAGATGTGGTATACAATGATAAATTTGTACCAAAAAGTAGTTTAATACAACACTTGTAATGATTTTATATTTCTGATTTACGTTGTTATCTTTAGAGCATATGAAGTTGTAAATACAAATAAATACATATCCATATGCGATAGAATCCACCAATAAAGGCAGATTGTTTATTAAATCCGTAATAAGTTTAATGTTTGATCACTCCTTTATTTCTTTTTCTTTTTGCTTGGCTTAGTAATACCATCGATTGGTGGTAATGTTTGCCCTTCACTTTGAGATGAAAATATTTCAAATCTTGGCGTAAAAATATCTAGTTCATCTGGATCTTGTTTTGGTTTTATCTTTGCTTTAGGTGTTTTATCCTTTAATTCATCTGCAAAAATTTCTTCTAATTTCTTTCTTTGTTCTTCTGTCATAATAATTCTCCTCTTTTCTTTCGTAGTAAATATAATTCATTATATCATATTCTTGTAGAAGAAAAGAGGAGAAAGTTTTATGCATTCAAATGCAAAAATTATCTAATACTGATAAGTTTTAACATTTCTTTGTATAAGACAGTTTAATCCAACCATCTTTAGTTTTACCCCAACCATTCTTAACAGCTTTAATTGTAACTGTTCTACCTTTCTTATAAGCATCTCTGACAATAGCAGCCGTTGTAGATGGAGATTTACGCACCTTAAGAGCAGAAGCAGTTACTTTTACTTTGTATGATTTAGAAGAAGATGCTTTTGGTTTTACTACTGTAGAACCAGAAATGTCTGCTTTGAATTTAGCAAACCCTTTGCTATTTGGAGAAGCCCAAGGTTCAGGACAAATTTTCCCACAAGTCCGAAAATGCGTGGTAATATGAGAAACAGGGACTCCGTATTTCTTCATATAATATTTTGTCAATTCAACTGTTTGCTTATACACATCATCAGGCACTTTACCAACAGAATTACACATCTCAATATTTAAACTGTTTGCATTTGTGCATTTACCCCAATCAACAGCATACTTTCTTTCATATAATTTACCAACGCTCCATGCTACATTAGACAATGGAACAGATTTATATACATATTTACCGCCATCAACAAATACATGTGCGCTTGCATTTCTATTTGGAGACTGGAAGTATTTACAATTTGCTTCACTGGTATCTCCTTTGTTGCCTGTGTAATGAATTACGATCCATTTAATATCTTTTAAGCTTCTCTTGGCACCATAGTTGTCAGAGTTGCATTTTAAAGTTTTAAATTTTAATGCCATATTGATTCCTCCTATTTTCATGCAATAAAAAAGAGAGACTCAAATGCCTCTCGTTCTGTACAATTGTTTATTTCTATATATTCTGATAAATACATCCAATGATGGTTTGCGACTATTCGTTTCTTATCTTTTCGTGAACACAAATAACTAATAGAGCACGGATTCTTGATTTGATATTTGTTGGCAGCCTGCTTAGAAGAAGAAAACAATTCATGATTATCAGTATTTATGACTGCATTCTTTCCACCCTTTTTAGCTAAATACAATTTATATTTCAAATCGTTCGGAGATATATTATTAAAGTCTTTTTCAAACATCCAGAGAAGATTATTTCCATCAGTGTCTTGTCCACCGTGAGTGGTATGATTATTGCAACACCTAGAAATAGCGTCTCTTGAGATGTTATATTTTTTCATCGCATAGATCATACAACCAAATTTTTCTCCTGTGTTTACACATACTATTGGACGAGCATTATGATTTTCTGCTTCATATAATGATTCTCCTTTTCTGCCATAACACCAATGATTTTCTCCACTATGTGCTGCTCTATAATCAGGATCTTTCCATAAAAGTTTATTTTTTTCAGAAATTCGTTTGACGTAATCTGGATCATTCATGCGCTGCTTTGAGAAGTTGATCATTTTTTCTCTATATTGTGGATCTCTCCATGCCTTTTTCATCCGCTCAGATGTTACTTTCTTTTGTAATTCAGACGATGGGCAACCACTTGCTCCACCTTCTCCTCCAGATGAGATGTTATATCCAAAGTGATAGTCGTTACTTTTCAATTCTTTAATTAATTTCTTTTCCATTTGACAAGCCTCATCTTTGGTTAAATGATCTGCAATTATTTCATGATCAAAATTACTCCATCCATATTTTTGAATAGCTCTATAAAAATGATCGTTCTTGATATACCCTTTGCCATTATTTGCTCTAAGCGCAATCGTTCTTTTGGTTATCCCAACATACATCTTTCCACTAGGACTGGTATGTACATAAACTTTCCACTTAGTTTCATCACGGAAATCAACATTTGTATCCCAAAAATTATCCTCGATAATATTTCCTCCAATCTAAAAAGAGCAGTCACTATAACAGCAACTGCTCAATAACTAATTATTCAATAACTAATTCATCACTTAGCAAATTATCCAACAATGTCGTCAGACTCTTTACCCTCTGCGACATCGTCTAATTCTTTCTCAAATAAATCTTTATCAACTTTTACAATTACGTCTTTATCTGCAACCTTTTCCATGATCTGATCAATTTCATCGGCAGTTAATCTACCATCACGTAATGCGTAAGCAATCTTATCTCCTGTTTGTGCAAACCAAGTAAAGCTATGATTCTTCCAGTTGCCATAAGCAGAAGTACCAAATACAAATACCCAACCTACAATCTGGTTAATCACATCTTCATGTACGTCAATCACAGGTTTACCTGCCGCAGTTAATCCCATATTGATCCACGCTAACACCTGTAAAATCAAGCTCACAACAGTATGTGGTTTAACTTCACTCCAATTAATACTTGCCAAAAATTCTTTAAATTTGTTCATAATGCAATCCTCCTTTGCAATAAAAAAGACCTACAAGAATGACTCTTCATCCTTAATAGGCAATGCTTTAATTTCTTTGTACATTTTTTCTCCAACGCCATTTTGATGTAATTGGTCATGGTATACCTTATAAATAGCATTGATGTTTTCAAGCCCCGTAGGGGAAATACAACCTTTTTGCTTGTAATACCTGTGGGCTTGTTTGATTCTGTCTCTTAACATTGCAGCAACACCTTCAGATAAAGCAACGTCTATTACGCACGCATCATCTAATTTTTTAGCCAGTTCAGCTGTATGTGCAAATAGTCGTTCCATGCCTACCTTTTGGTCTGTTAATAATGCGGCTTGCTCTCTCATCATGTCTTTGATAACTTGAATATCCTTATTCTGATTGCTCAAAATCTGTGTTAGTTTCTCCAAAGTTTCTGTATGCTTATCGATCATTAAGCGTTGTTGTTCAATCACTTCTTTTTGATGTTTCTTTTCTAGTGAAGCTCTGGTTTCAAAACCAAACTTCTCATTTAGTTTAGAAGTAACATCAAAAAATTTATCTGCAAACAAAAGAACTGCAAAGATAAATACTATCAATGCAGCTCCATTTTGAGATAAGAAGTTAAATATAATATTCCAATTTTCTATCATGTCTTTTACCTTCCTACTTAATACATAAAATCACTCCTCTTTCTCAACTAAAATCACCATATGTATTCTGGTTTTTCTTCTCCAAATAATAAATATCTAAGCCAATCATCCACGACAATGCACACTGCACTCAATAGAATCCATAAGATTGTGTAAGGTAAGCAAATCTGCCCACACAGATTAAAAGGCATCTGAGAATAGTCCCAAATGCCTAAACCTAACCATAAATTTAAAATACAACCTGCTATGAATTCCATTACAGTAACAATCAATCCTCCGAGAACCATCTGCTCACGAAAGGGCATAAGATGGTAGAAGAAGCGACTGTTATTTATCAGCCCAATAAGAATGAAGCAAGTACCGCCTAACATTCCCATTGTCCAATGTGTGTATCCTCGCCAGATGATTTCAATTCCACAATAAGCAAATGCTCCAATAAGGAATAAGATAAGATATTTACATGATTTCTTTACATGTAGCATTTTATTTATTCACCTTCTTTTTGATCTTCGTTCTCACTTTCATCTTTACAAATAAGCTGTAAAATCATGATGTCTCCCTCAAGAATTCCTTGACAATTCTCAATAACATCACAAACTTCGCTAAAAGTCATTCTCATCTTATGGAACTCAACCCCTGAGTTTTCCATGCTTAAAGGATTAAACTCTGCTAAGAATTTCTGCCCGTTCTCTGTACCATTGATCTGGGCATCAGTAGTGATATCATATTTCTGTAAGAGTTTGTGTTTTTCTTCAAAATATTCCTTCAGCTCTCCTTGAATCTTTCTAATATTCTTGGCAAGCCCAGCACTTAAAGTACATGGTACTAATTCACTGTTTTTCATAAGGAATGCATAAATTGTATTTAACTGTCCTAAGATCATCTCTGCCTGCATATTTGTCATTTCCATATTAATTTTCTCCTTTTCTCTGTTAAATTAATTATTCTTCAGTCGTAACTGAATCTTTTCCTGTCTCATCCATCTTGCCTTCTCCATCTGAAGGAATAGTAGGTTCTGTTGACTGCACAGGAATTACTTCATATTTAATTTCGATTTTGTCCAATTCTTCTCTGCTAGTAGAACTGAAAATCTGTTGTTTGATAACATTCATCTGCTGAAAGTAAGGATAGACAAATGCCTTGATCATTGCTGTTAACTGCACAAATTCCTCAGCAGTGAATGTTTCGCACGCACTCTTTTTGCTATGCCACTCAAGAGTTACTTGCTGACCAGCAGTAGTAAGAGCTTGATACTGCATAAAGTTCAGAGCCATTTCATTCTGATCTTCTTCAGATACTCCATAAAGCTTACCATTGAATTCCACACTCTGACTTGCTAAGAACTCAGCGAGAGCAGTTTTGTTTTTCTCCTGTAAATAGTTCTTGTACTCATCAATAGTTAATGCATTAATATCTACGATTTGATTAACTTTTTCATCAAGTCGTTGCACTTGTTCTACAATATTCGCTCTTGTAAGAGATACAATCAGTGCATCTTCCCATTCTCCATTTGTGTTGTTATATAATCCCTGTTGTAAAGAGATTTCTTTATAATTGTTAAAGCATGTATAAGTTGCAATCTGTACATCATCTCTGTAGATGTCTAATGTTTTAAAGTTTGTAAATGCTGATTTAACCGTTTTTAGATCATCTGTGCAAACGACAAGTTTACATTCCATGTCAAAAGTCATGCTATTAAACTGCATAAGATTAAATACTTTGTCGTCAGAGCTATCTAATTTAACTGTGTATACCATATGTATTTCACCTTTCTTTCTGTTTTTTGGCATACAAAAAGAGCAGTCCGAAAACTGCTCTATGTATGACCAAATTTATGTTTTATTTAGTTGTTTATCCGTTCGTGAACCGCAACCAAGCTAAAGACTTGCTTGCTTCCTAGTCAATATCTCTAACGAGACAAGTTTCTCTAGGCTATCCCCGTAGTTCCTACGGTTTTATTTTCGTTATATAATCTCAAACCTTCGTTGAGAATATTTATTGATGCATTTATATCTCTATCATGATGCGTCCCACAGACTGGGCAAGTCCATTCTCTTATTGATAATGCTTTCTTGCCATCTTTGTGACCACAATTAGAACATATCTGGCTTGATGAAAACCAAGTGTCTATTTTAATTATTTCTCGTCCATACCAATTCGCTTTATACTCTAATTGCCTAACAAATTCACTCCAAGATACATCTGCAATTGATTTTGCTAATTTATGATTGCTCATCATATTCTTGACTTTCAAATCTTCTAAGCATATCTGTTGGTTTTCCATGATAAGCCTATGAGATAATTTATTTAAAAAGTCTTTTCTTTGGTTAGCAATTTTTTCATGTTGTTTTGCAACTTTGATTCTGCATTTCTCTCTATTCTTACTTCCTTTTTGACAACGAGATAAATCCTTTTGTAATTTTCTTAATTTCTTCTCAGATTTTCTAAGATATTTTGGATTTTCAATCATTTCTCCATCAGAAGTAATTGCAAATTCCTTGATTCCTAGATCAATTCCAATTTGAGTATCTACAACAGGTAATTTTTCTTTTTCCTCTTGATTTACCAAAACCGAAACATAATGGTTACCTGATGGAGTTTTAGAAACTGTAACTGACTTTATCAACCCTTCAAAATCTCTATGTTTCTTTATTCTTATTAATCCAATCTTAGGAAGTTTAATATATCTATCTGATATATAAATATTTCCGCCTTGATTATTTGTAGTATAAGAGTAGTAGTGATTTTTCTTGCTCTTGAACTTTGGAAATCCTACTTCTGGTCGTTTGAAAAAGTTGTTGTATGCAGTTTGTAAATTCATCTGTGCATTTGCTAAAGCAAGACTGTCAACTTCTTTCAACCATTCAAACTCTTTCTTATATTGAGCAGGTGTATTATTCAATTTCTTTTTTGTCTCTTTGTAGTAATCAATCTTATCAGAAAGCATACGATTATAGATGAATCGTACACAACCGAAACATTTTGCAAAATATTCTCTTTGTTCTTTGTTAGGATACAACCTATATTTATAAGCTATTAACATCTACAATCACTTCCTTTCTAAATAATTTGTTTATATTTCTAAACATAATGTAACACATTGCAAACACGATGTCAAACAAAATATTTATATTTCTAAACATTTTGTCTTGATAGATAAATTTATTATGGTATAATCTAAATCAAGGAGGTGTCATTATGATAAGTTATAAACCATTATTTAGATTATTATTAGAAAGAGATATGACAAAAACCCAATTAAGAAAGTCTGTCGGTTTCAGTGCAGCCACTCTTGCTAAAATGTCAAAAAATGAATATGTATCATTAGGAACTATTGATAACATATGCAAATTTCTTAATTGCAAAATTGAAGATGTTATAGAATTTCACCCTTGATTTCGTATGTAATGTTTCAATGTATTGCTACTTACTTCTCCAATCGTAGAAACAAAATATCCATCTGTCCAAAATGTATTTTCTGACCAATAATGTTTCTTTAGTTTCTTAGAATATTTCCTCCACATTTGGATAGTGGATTGTTGTTTTAGAACTCTTACTATTTGAAGTGGAGATATTTTAGGTATAGATTCAACCATCATATGAATATGATCTTTATCAACTTCCATTTCTTTAATCGTAAAATCATATCTCTTACTGATGTTGTACATTGTCTGTTTTATATCTTCTCCATATCTAATTAGGAGTTTCTTCCTATATTTACAAACAAATATAATGTGATATGTAAGAATGAATTTGCTATGATTTCTACTCTTATAATTTTTGTTTGTTTTATTTCCACTCATGTATATTATTCTCTATCTACATTTACATTCATCCACTAGGCTAAAGACCTAGTGGATTTCTGCTTTTTATCTTTAAAGTCCAAGCTTTGCCTCGATTGCTTGTAATCGAGTTTCTAGGTCGGCTTTTTCTTGTTTGACTTTGGTAAGTTCTCTTCGTGTCTTTTGAATCATATGGGTATTTAATGCAATAAATTCTGTATAAGAAACACCATATTCCGTTTCAATATCGACCTCAACATCTTTGCCAAAACGCTTTTCAATATCTTCCTGTACAAGAGGTCTATGTGTTACTACAGCAAATTTATCAGCATCATAACCCTCGGATTCTAAGACGTCTTCTGTTTTATGAGCACCAAATCCAAAATGAGTTTTCTTACCATCATAATCTCCAATGTAATTGAACCCTATAGGATTTAGATTCATATAGAAATTTTCATATTGATCAAGAGTAGTAAAGTTTTCTTTAAGATTTTCGTCTGAAGTAGAAATGCTGTGTGATGCCCAGATAGACGAACCATAAAGTCGCAATTGTTGACTATGATCACCGACACATACACCTCCCCACGATGTTCCACGTGCAATTTGGTACCCATGCGCCCAATAAAAAGATTCGCTATCAGCACCAATGACAACTGCACCAGAACTATGCACTTCTGAGCAATAAAGCCAACCGTCCGCTACAAAATCTGTTGCATACAAATTTCGATAGCATTTGACTCCTTCTGAAACTGACATTAAATAATAGTCCCCATCAATACCAAATTTAAATCCAGTTGAATAAATTTCAACATTATTTGACGTACCTTGTATTCCTATATGTCCGTTTATTATAGAGACAGTATCTCCTTCATCTCCTAAATTTCCAGTTTCGATACTTCCTCTTATGGCGGCATTTTCTGCCCACAAAACTCCATCATACCCAACTCTAAAAGGAGCAGAATTGCTATCTTCAGCACCAGCCCAGAAAGCCTGATTTCCACCAATACCAGATGCATTACTTCCGCTGTTTGTCATCAGATATGTTGACGTAATATCATAGCGACCAATCTTACCATTCGTAGCAGTAATTGTTCCCGTAATATCTGCATCTGTGGCAGTTAATTTACCAGTGTGACCAACCTTAAATACGGCACTATTTCCGTTATCATTGCTTGTTGCACCCGCCCAGAAAGCATAAGCACTTCCGTACTTACCAATACCTGTATATTTACCAGATCCTGTCGTATACATCTTATCCTTAATGATAGTCCACCCTGCAATACTACCTTGCGTAGCAGTAATCTGTCCACTAAACGTACCAGTCGCACCTATCAAGTTTGCACCTGTTATTGTGCCTGTTGCGGTGATATCTTGAGCGAATATACTATTAACATCAATTTTATCTGCCGTGATAGAACCAGCCAAAATTTGATTACCAGTAATAGTATCGGTTTTAATACTTCCACCATCTATGATAGTTTCTTTATCGAGTATGTAAGTACCAGGTTCATTTGAAATAGAATCAACCTCTTCCAACATAATGCAGTCTACCCATACATTAAAAGTTTTAGGCGCACTAGAACTGCTTGGTCTCCCCCAGATAAGAGGAACTACAGACCAGTATAATCCAGTTGCATTATCTGCGACTTTAATTGCACAAACAGCTCGTTGCCAATCCGTACTTAGATTAACACCAGTAGAACTTCCTGGTAATCTTCTCGGATCAATGTTAGATAGATAAAGTCCATTTGTTTTAGTGTCTGGGGTATCATGTCCCTGAATATCTATCATGAACATTCCCGTAGTAGAATCTGATTTTACATAACAAGAAAGTATGTATTGTTTGCCTGCTTGTATTTTTACACAACCGTAATTATTTGTAGAACTTCCTAAATACAATGGTGTTGTACTTGAGTTTAAATTTGCAGTAGTATAACTAATTTTAAGAGACTTATCTCCATCATAAGATACCGAACTATCAATGCCAACAGAAGTTACACCGTTATCTTTTGCGTAGCATATAGCATCTTCTTGTGAGGCAACATTTTCAAAACTAGAGTAATCTAGATTATATAGATTCTTTCTGCCATCTCCTTTAGCAGTATTCATAAAGCTTACAATACCATCAAGATTAATGTTTGTTGATACAAGATTCATGAATTTATCAGTAATTTCAAAATTACTTGCGCTTGTCCCACTTTTGACAATCCAACTGAATTTATTAGCGGTCTGATTAGCAATAGTTTCGGCATTTACGATCTTTCCATTTACATCTTCAGGCGCAAGCGTGAAAGGTGTAGCAGAAGTACCACGTTCGATTTTTAAGCAGATTTGCGAAATGTTGGAAGGAGTAATGACTGTAGAGCCAGAACCCCAACGAAGAATGATTGCCATGTATTTTGCGTCACCACAGTTGATTATTTTGGGGCTTGTTAGTGATTGCCACTCACTACCACTAGCTGGAACACCAATCGCTTTTTTGTTTACATCAAACAGCACATAATAGAAATTCAATTCTTCTTTAGATGAATTGGTGGAAGTACCAGCAGAAATAGTGACATTCCCAGACACAGAAAATACATCTTCTGTGCGAAGACGTGTAGCTAGAACTGTTTTAATTGAAGCATATGTCGAATTTGCAACATAGCTTACTGATCCTTGCTCCCAATTACTAGACAAATTACTTACTAAGTTCTGACCATTAATTTCATTGTCTTCAAGAGCTGGAGTGTAATCGGTTGCTTTTGTTCCACGCTCAAGTTTAGGACATGCATAGTAGACCTTGTCATCTCCAGACATAGAAGCTGTTTCTTCGAATCCAATTTCGGTCATATATGTATCAGTTGCCAACATATCTTTTGTAATTGTAAATGTGACAGAATATCTTGTCCAATTTGTACCAACATTAAAAGCCGAACCATTGAACCAATAAGCATTTGCATTCCCTTTGAATCGGTACGAACAATTAATGCTTTTTCCAGATGCGTTATTTGTTTTGGCGTATAGAGAGTATGTCAGTGTATCTCCAACTTTAACCAATCCTCTATCAATAACATGTGATTTGAACAACCATGTCAACCTTCCCCACTGATTTTTAACCGACCATACAGGGCATCCGTTAAATGTTTCGACTTCGTCTGTTAACCAACCAACGCCATAATAATCTTTATGTGCTCTAATAGTTTGAGAATACAGCAATAAATTTCTTCCACCAATTTCAAGTCCATTAAAATCATCCTTAGTCACATAAGTTTGACTAACAGTCGTTTTAAATCCATTCATTGTTTGCTTAAAATCACTGTACTCATTCTTAAAACTTGTGAAGTTCTCACCATTGTCACCAATTACGCTCGTGACCTTACTGACTTTCGTACTAATACCCTTAATATTAGTCGTATTTTCTACTAGCTGATTTGTAATGTGAGACTGTCTAGCGACAGGAGTACCATAGTAACAATTCATGAGTTGACATTCTGAAATGGCAGAAATAGTAGTACCTAATCCAATATATTCACCACCAGATTTTTCATTTAAAACTACCTCAAGACAATTCCAACCTTGGATAAAACTAAGCGTTAATGATTCCCCACTACCAGTATTACATGTATCATCTCCGCCAATTAATTTGCCATTTAAGTACAAATGTGCTCCATCGTCATGCTTAAATGTAATCGCAATACTTTTAGCAGCAGAGAACTTCACAAAAGTAAGAGCGTAGCCAATATAGTTATCTCCGTAAGCCCATCTTTTCCCAAAATCCGTATCATTAATCAACACACTCTGGCTAGGTGTAAGATTTGTATTCTTAGCAAATACATCCATTGTACTCTTACCTTGATATTCACTTGCAAACAAACTCTTAGGATAAATCTCATATCTCCACTTATTCAGTCCTTCATTCGCTTTGCTAATATCACCTTTAACCAAGTTCAAATCTTGCTGATAAGTAGTCTTTTCCACTCTTTGTTCAATGGCTTGCTTGTTTTTATCCACCTTTAAACTCACGTCAGATATTTCTGATTTTGTAGATAAAATCGCTGTTTGAACGTCCTCTGGAGCTGGTGACCAACCAGTAGGGGAAGAACCTTTTTCAAGTTTTAATTCTTCAATTTTTACCCCAAAGTTTGGATTTGTATTTCCTCGACCTGGTTGGATAAAAGTGTAGTTAACACTTGTGTCGGTGGCGATTGTATCGGGAGTAGTATAGCATACAACAATTCTATGACGTTTTCCGTCATTTAGAATTGTTCCAATTTGAGAACTCCCTCCAGCGTAACTTGCCGTATCATAGACTTTATCATCAACAAAAAAAGAAGTATAAACAACACGTTTACCATTGTGAAATCCACCAAAACTATTTATGGTGCCACTTGTTTTTGTAAAATAATAAGATAATACATATTTAGAGTTTGGTTGATAATTATTATAACTGTCAAAACTAAATCCAGAATTTTTAGACTTGTTTGTAAAAATAACCGTGCCATTTTTTGTATAATCATCCAAACTTAATTCGGCTCCATCGATCGGATTTAATTGCGATTTTTGGATTAAATTCCTACCATCACCAATATCGCTCACATCATAAATCTTAGCAATACTACAAGTATCATAAAAGCTACTATCACTAGCAACGGCTCTGAAAGTGACCATAGTAACAGCATCACTGTATAAACTACTATCTTTGCTAACAGTCAACACATTATTACTGATCGTCAATCCTTTCTGTCCACTCACAACATCAGCGAAGCTAACTCCACCATCAATACTGTACTGCCATTTACCAAAACTGATTTCTCCTTGGATAGTAGGTCTGATTGTAATTGTGTTTGGTGCAAATGTTTTGCCACCATCTGTAGATTTGAAGTATTGAGATGAAGGTGTGATTGTGAGGTTTTTGGCAAGAGTTTCTTCATAAGTTGTACACCAAGGCGAAGCTTTGTCACCTTCTTCAACTTTAGGAGAAGAAATATAGAAAATATCTCCAACTGACATATTATCGCTATAGTAGAAAGAAATAGCAGAAGCTGAAGAAGTAGAAGTAACATCTTTATTTGCCACACCTGTAACTACATACTGTTGCCATTCAGTAGATAATGTAGGGTTTACATATGTTTTATTATCTAAGAACTCAGCATTAATAACACCAGTGCTTTTAATTGAGCTACATTTGCACCATACAGAAACAGTGTAAGTTTTACCTTGTTTGATGTCACCCTCTTTAATATATTTACCTGTTTGAATAAATTTACCACCAGTACCTTGAACAGTATAAGTGATTTTTTCTGCTTGTCCGCTAGGAGTTGTCTTGTCTTCAATTGATTCTACTGTAGCAGTGTAGGTTCCTGCACCACCAAGAACTTGTTTTGACAAATCACCAGAATACTTTAATAAATTCCAATGGAATCCTGCACCGTCTTGACCATCAGACCCATTATCAATAACCCCGTAGCTTGTACAAGTCAGACTATAATTACTTGGAATAGCAGTAATATTTGCAAAGATTAAACAATCAGAACATTTTGTAGTGTTCTTAACTTTTAATAACACACTGTCTCCAACTTTCAGTCCTGTTGTAGCATCATTTACTCCCCAAACTCCTGAATAACCAGAAGTAGAAAACTTATCTATATTTGTTTGGGTATATTCATACGAAGTTCTAATAATCTTTGTGCTCGTTCCTTTATCTCCATATACACCAATAACTTTAGGTGTGCTGATAGGTTCACTCGTGCCATCTGAATATTTAGTCTGATAACAATTCCATAAATATTTTTTATCCGCAGTGAGTTTTTGAGTTGTAATGTCTGTACTCCAACCAGAAGTAGAAGAAGTTACTCCAGAAGCTTGAGATGTTGCTAGGTAGTATTGAACTGTTTCTACAACGCCTTTTCCTTCGATATCTGATTGAGATGGACTCCAAGGAGTGTCGATATCTCCTTCAACTAGTTTGAGATTTTTGATGATAGAATAACCTACTTTACTTAAAGCATTTCTGCCTAGATATAGAATTTCGTTTGTAGGTGTTGTTTTTAAATCGTTCGTAGTTAAAACTACTGAGATGTGTTGCCACGTTTCATTCCCAATTATATTGTTTACAACGACAGTATTAGTGCAAAAATTACTTACATCTCCTTTACATATAGAGTGACTTATAGCTCCTGATCTGTTTGCTTTAATATCGTAACTTAATGTATATTTTGTAGATGGTTTCAGTTGTTTCAACATCTTAATATCTTTAAATGAAACATAAGACCAATTTGATGTAGATATAGCCTCAGTACAAATTAGTTTTACAGCATCGATATTATCTTCTGTAATAAAATCTTCAACAGAATATTTTCCGCCAGAAGACTCTGTTCCCCAATGTTTTTTACCACAATTTGTTTCACTTAACATATTCCAAGCAAAACTATTCCCATCATTACCCTTAACACCTTGAGGTCCTTGTTTCCCACAACTCCAAGAAAACTGTTTCTTAACAGTCTGCCCATCAAGCGTAATAGGAATCTCAATTACTCCTGCATCGGCACCGATAGTAGTACCAGCACTCACACTAAATGTAACTCTTTTACTATTTTTACTGACAGTAATCCCACTGCCAGAAGTAATATTTCCAATCGTGTAATCAGTCCGTTCCTGGCTACCACGAATAACAATAATGTCTGTATAGTAACTTTGTGCGGAAGTTACTTTTCTATTTGAATCTGTAGCGAATTGCTGTGCTTCATTTGTTAACATGACTGTAAATGGTTCTGTCATATTAGCAACAGTAATCTCGCCATAGCCTAAAGTTTTACCCATTCAAATATTTCCTCCTTAACGATAATTAGGCGTACATTAAAAAAGACAATAATGTACGCCCTGACATTATTGCCTATTCACTATCATCAACGACTTCACAGCCGAAAATCATTTTCCCATTTACAACAGATGAATCTAAGAAAATTGCTTTTCCAGATGCATAATTAGAAGCTGTGTCCAATTCCACCCCTTTTTTATCTCTTCGAGTCCAGTTGTAAGTATATTTTGGAAGATCGTTACCAGTAGCTGCTGACCAAGCTGTTCCATTATATTTCATTAAAGTAACTGTTTTAGTAGAAGCATCTACCTTATAATAAAAATCCCCACTCGCAGGCTTTGTAGGAGCAGAAGTAGAGAATGTTGTAGATTTCAATGTATCAATTTCTTTTCCGTTTCTTGTAACGATTACATATAAAGCACCTGCACCCTGTCCGTTAATCAACTGATCTCCTAAAGAACTCAATACATTAATTGAACATGGATCGCTCTGATCAATAACACTAACATATGCAGAATATGTCTTACCACCATAAACAGCATTACATCTGAACGAAGCAACAGAATCTACCATGCTAGGCGTTACTGTTAAATTCGCAGATGTAGCACTTGCGATATTTTGGTATGCTCCGCTAACATATTTACTCCATTGATATGTAACGCCAGAAGTAACAGTAGTTGTACCATTTGTTAATGTTGTTTGTAGCAAAACTGTATTCTCATCATTGATAATATGGCTTCCATTAGGAGCATAAGCTTGGAATAATACAGCATTTACACCGTTTGTAGCTTTTGTGTTTTTACTCCAATTAAATTTATGTGTAGCTGTTAATCCTTCTGCAACGATAGAAATAGTAATATCTCCACTCATTGCACTTGCTAAAGAAGCTCCACTAGCAACAGCTAAGATAATTGATCCTTCAGCAGAAGCAGTTGCATCTGTATTGGATTTTACAGTTATTCCACTTGGTAATGTTCCTACAGTAGCCTTACCTGCAATTCTTGTTGTCCCTTTATAGCAAGAATATGGAATTGTAATATCTTTAGCTGCACTGGCAGTTCCATTAGGGTTGCAAGGAATTACTTCGCTGTAATTCCCAAGAACTGTACTTACAGCAGAAGTACCATCTTTACCATTCCCACCATTTTTACCATCCGCAATAATTGTTACGGTCTGAGTATCCAATAATGTAGTTGTACCACCAGAAGCATATAATTCTGCTTTGATTGTCTTAATAGCCGTACTAGAAGGTGTATAGTCAACTCTAGTTTGATCAGAACTTGATGTGTATTTCACAGTATACGTATTTCCATCTGTGCTTTCAGAGATTTTAAATCTACCAGAATAAGCTGTTGCAGCTGTAGTATTTCCAATTCTCTTATAGGCACTGAACTTAGCCTGTGCTGGGCTAAGTACATTAGAAGCATTTAGTTTAAGAATATTACTTTCAGCTGTTACCTGATAAATAGTTGCATCACTACCAGATCTGTCTTTATTTAAAGAAAATCTTTTTGTAATATTTGCCTGACCTGATTTAGTACATACAAATTCAACATAGCCAGAATCAACAGTAATTCCTGTAACAGTATATTTTCTTGTGTCTCCATCCCATGTACCTGTGATACCATTACTTGGAGTAGCTTTGATAGTCCAGTTTGCTGAGTCATCAACCCCACCTTTGTAGATAGTAATTGTAGTATCAGCACCTGTAAGAGATGAACTATATAATCCACCATTGGCGTTACAAGGCACAGATTGTGTATCATTACTTAATACACAACTATAAACATCCTTACCTGCCGCTCCGTCCCTTAACTTAACAATCTGATGAATATCATAAACATTATCATCATTTGTAAGTAATTTAATAACTGCCACATCATTTACAAACACTGCATCATTGTGATTTACAGTAAGAGTAGTAGTTGTGCCAGCACTAGGATAAGCAGCGAATGTCCCATCTGATTTTTTATATTGCCATTGTTTTACAGAAGTATTTGTTAACACAGCAGTTAATGTGATAGAAGAAGCAGAAGTAATTGCTCCATCTCCATTGTATTTAAATGTCGTATCTCCAGTAATGCTACAGTCGGATAATTCAGTAGCTTGTTTCACCAGAGTAAAGGACATCTGACATCTTGTTTCTGCTTTAATTTGTGTGTCTGGATCGGTATAAGCGATACTACAAATATAAGTGATCATTTCTGAACTATTCGGTACTAACATACTTTTGCTAACACTTAACACTCCACTAGATACATTTTCTCCTGTGACAATATTTGTAGATGCTGCTGATCCAACCTTTCTCTGCCAAGTAATGCTTAGCCCAGTCTGAGTTAATGACACCTGTTTATTATCAATAAAAATGACTGGCGTAAGTACCAATTTACTTGCTGACCAGTCAGGGTTATATTTTGTAGTTGTATTGGGATCGTATGATACAAAATTTGGTTGGTTCGATGTCACATATGCTTGTATCTGCTTCCCATCTGTTAGGTCTGTAATTGTAATCTCGCCATAGGCAAGCACTTTTCCCATATAATTTTCCTCCTTAATTTAAAGTAGTTGCCAATGTTTCTCCATCAACAACAAAAGAGCAACCAAAAGTCGCTCCATTCATAATATCTTGTCTATTTACAACAACACTTTTCATACCAGAGTGCTGTTCATTCCAATAAGTATCTCCATCTAAATCAGATGATTTTCTACACCATTCAAAGTGATTTTCTGACCATTCGCTTGTTACATCTGTACCATTTTTTGTTAATGTGATACTCAATGTAGATGTTCCGTCCACACCAAGCCTTGCTCCTGTAGAAGAAGTAAGAATGATATTATAACCCATCTCATTCATTTGAGAATCAAAATCATCCAATGTACTATTTACACTTTCCTTAAATGTCGTATACTCAACTCCCCACAAACCGCCTTTGCCATCATAAATCTGTGTAATATCAACTCCGCCTTGTGCGTTCGCTTCAACGATAGGAAAGTTCAGCTTATCTTTAGAAACAGATTTATCTCCAAGCATATTATTCACAATCAATCCATCAGCAATCGCATCCTTAGTAATGCCTTGACTTGTCATGATTGTTGCACCTTTATCGTCTTTGATAATAATGCTAGGATTTTTATTTGTATCATAACCAATTTGAATTCCAACATTGCCTTCAGTGTCTAAGAATTGCATGGCAGACCCGTTCATTATAAAATTGCCGTTCTCAGATAAGATTCGCATTGTGTCAGAGATTGTAATATCGCCTGCGGCTAAGTCACCGATTGTCATTTTCCCTGCGATACCATTAATGATCCATGCAGAGTCAAACTTAGCATTTGCTGAGGAAAGGTTGAATACGATACCTGTTTCTGTAGAAGAAGCACCGATGATTGCAGAGTTAATATTGGCAACGTCTGTATTTAACTTTTTAATATCAGCCGAATTAGCAGCAATATATTCTGAATTAATATATTTGCTAAACAACTCATTAAACTCAGCTTTGTCACCTGTGATGTTCCCGACATTAATTACTTTATAATTCAGATAATCTCCAAACAGTTTGTTAATTGTTCCTTGATCACTTAATACATTTTGTACACTATTGTTCACTGCATTTCCAAATAAGGAACTATTTGTCATTCTCTGAAGCATATTAGTCATATACTCAACAGAATCTTTAGAGTCGCCTGTTCCGACAGAAATACTATTTTTCTGCGAAGCAGCAGTATCGTCAAACAGATAAGAGAAATCATCCCTACCTGTTAGACTCGTGATCATGTTAGTATACGTCACACTAATTTCCGAACTTTTTGTGCAAGGATTATATGCAACTGTCAATAATCTTAACTTAACTGCATAATCATCACGCAAGCCAACTCGAATAAAGTTACCAACCGTAAACTGATTATGCCAACCTTGTTTATTATCCGAATCTACGTCTGCATATTCATTTAATGAAAGAATGTTATCGAGAGAAGTCTCAATCTGATATTGTGGTTGAGAAGTTTCAGAGATGCGTTTTAATCCATCTTGATATAATTCTTCGCAATGCTCGTAAGATGTTACTGCGTCGTCAAGAGAAGTAGTAAAGATATTATTGTTTGTATAATCTCCCATACGAACAATATTCATGACAGCAGTATATTCTTTATCTGTCAATCCAAATTGCGGATCATTGAGTTCAGAATGAGTATTCATATCTGTCATTACATCGTCATATGGTTTCTTCTGAGTTTCAAGTTCATCGACCTGTGCATTTAACTCTTTTAATTTATATAGAAGTGAGCCTTTTGTGTTTTCATCACCAAGCCAATTTTTGTACTTAATAAAATTCTTATGGAATACATTATATGTTTTTTCATCCTTTACACCAGCTTTGCTGATTTCTTCATCAGTAAGTTGATTCCATTCTTTTTGATATGCAGCAAGAATATCTAAAATCTGTTTTTTGTATTCGTCACGCTTACCTTCAAGTTCTTTGATTCCATATAAATCCCAGTTTGATTCAAATTCATCATTATAATCAATCTTCTTATCATCGGCTAAATGCAAGTTTTGAATTGCTACCTTAATATTTGGAATAATATAATCTCTTAATTCTTTATATGTATAATATCCTTTGTTGCTTTCTTTTAAAAGTGCGAGATATTTTTCATGATCAACTTCGCCAGAAGGAGTAGTCCAAGGTTTATAGACACGATTCTGAATATCATCTGGTTTATCCCATTTTGTATAATTTCCACTTGAATCTTTCTCATGATCATCTCTTGTATCTACACTGACTTGGATTGTAGTAAGCATCTGCTCATACATTTTTAGAGTTTTTTCAAGAGTTTCTTGATCCATTGTTTTATATTGAGCAATCTGGATTCCATCATTTGGCACACGATAATTAATCTCATCTATCTTTGCCTGATATTCCGCAGACTTCTTTCCGTTCTCAATATATTTAGCGTGGTTATCAATTTGCCACTTTTGCCATATTTTGATCTTATCAATAGTTTCTTGAGGAAAGTAGTTTGTAGTCAAATAGTAGTCAAGATTATAGATATAACTTCGACCATAATTGACTCTCGTAATATCTAACTCTTCATCGCCTTGAATGGTCAGAGCATTATACATTGTATCTGCCTGTGGAGTCATTTTAAGCATATTAAGTGCGTTACGCCATCCAATGAAGATATTCGTGTCTTTTCCTATGTTTTCTTTGGCATACGCACTTACCGTTCTATTGATTGTATCGAAATAAAATACGCATTTTACAACATTGGCTACTGTTGTGTTAAGGAACGCATAAGCGTTGGTATTATCTGCCTCAAACGAATATTTTTCATTCTTTATTGCAGGATCGATGTAACCGACACTCCATCCTGGTACTCCTGGAGCTTTTTCTAACACCAGATGCATCAATGACAATTCATGGTTTCTGTCGTTGCAAAATGTGATGTATTCTTTCGCATAACCCATATCGTCTACGTTATTTGTAGCCAACATTTCCATAGAGTCTGTTGTACCTTTGTTGAAAGACAATCCTTTCATATCTTTATCTTCAAAGGTTTTCTCATCAGAATACGCTTCACATGCCTTGTATTCATATCTACCATTATCATTTTGCAGAGAAGGTTCTTGAAGCTGAAAATAGTCAAGTCCTTCAAGATAAATCGTCATATGATCTTTTAGTTTCTCATAGCCAGAAGATTCAACGTATTCACCATCAACGTCTATATATCTGTCTACATTAAATGTAAGATGATTAAAATCTTTTAATTGCTGTTCGTACTCAACGCTCTTAATCTGCACTCCATTTAAGGCACAGATAACAGTTCTGTCAGGACGGCATAAATAAATTTTTGCATTGTGTTTAATCATAACAGATCACCGATCCGTTTCTGTGGCACATCAAACTCAATTTTATAAGTACACGCACCTGTAATACTTACAACATTGTATCCATCATGAAGTTTAATCCATGAAATATTTCCAACATCAGCCCATCCAATATCTTCAAAATTAGTTAGTCCCGTTACAGTTCCATCTGTTACCATACAATGTTTACAATCAATACATACTGGTAAAGTAGGTCTGCACAGTACCGACATAGAGTTCTCATCACGAACTTCGATTGTTACTGTTTGGCTTGTCTGAGAAGTGATCGTTACCTTTGGATAAATCTCATACTCCGTATCATCACTATCTACAAAGATGTTTGTTGAGAATTTATTACTTGTTGCGACTTCGCCAGAAATCTCATAGTGTTTCCATATAAAGGGGGTATCACAAACGAAACTACATTGAACTGCATCAAGTTGCCCAAGTTTACATGTAATCATTTTCCATCCGATATTCTGAAAGATTCCTTTGTAAATAACAGTCTCTTTATCATCTGCAATTCCCGTCAATGGTTTTACAAGAGTAGGAGAAGTCAACCACTTATTAATTTTTCTCTGCTCTGAATTTGTAAATCCATGTCCGTTTTCTTTTACGAGGTAAAATTCATATGTGCTTTCATCAGAATACATTGCACCATAATGATTTGTCTCCTGACGTAACATTGTTTTTTCACCTTTAACAATCTCTCGTGAAAATCCCGTGATGTCATTTGTCACATCAAACTGCACGACCATCAGAGGTGTATCTAAGATTGTTTTTGTAGATTGTCCATTATATTCAAATGACAACATATATGTAATCTCCTTTCTGTATAAATTTTTGCATAAAAATAACAGGCAAGAGTGCGTATTTCTACGCACCGCTCAACCTGTTTCTTCCTTATTATATAAGGTTTAAACTGGACGTTTGCGACCAACGATTTTAGCCATATCACGAGTAACTTTTTGAGAAGTATATTTATAAGATTCATTAACGATTCTTTGAAGTTCTTCGTCAGATACTCCAGAAGGAACATTAATTGCACCAATAGCTTCGCCAAAATTGACATTGATTTCCGTTGTTCCAATTCCATCCATAGTCATTCCGTTCAGTGTATGTCCATTTGCTAAGGCATTTAATACCTTATCTTGTCTTACTTTGTTTGCCAGATTAACAACATCGACAGTAGCAACTTCCTCACCTACTGCGAGAGAAGCGAGACCATCATCTCCGTTCTTATGCACAGATTTAACTAATCCACCTTGTGCATAGCCTGTGACATTGCTATCTGTCAGTCCAAGATCGCTTGGTTTGACACCATAATGTCCCAAGATGGTAGTAATCGTACTATCAATTTTTGCACCCTCTGAACTGATTGTTCCAGATAAAGATGTAAACGTCTCTTCAATCTTATCAACAGAAGAAGATAACTCTTTACAGTATTTCTCATAATCATCATTCAGCTGTGTGCTTAACTTGTCAAGTCCGTCAATCTGAAGATTATAAATATGATCTTTTACTGTATCATCAAGTGCATCTTGTTTCTCTTGGAGTTCTGCTTCAAGACGTGCTTTCTTACTCTTCGATGCTGCATCAGCCACCCCATTAAGTGCATTGATCTGTGATTTTAGTATCTGAATATCCTTGTTAGAGGATTTTAATTGCTTGTCATATGTATAGTAGTCATGAGAAGTTTTTATAGCTTCTTTATAAGCATCTATAGTTTTGTTAATCGCATCTAATTTCTGCTTTGCGTTATTTTTCAGAATAGTTGTTACACTATCTTCGGCAGACTTAATACTCTTAACTGCATCCGCAATATCTTGATCGCTCTTTTGAATTGCGTCAGCCCATTCTGTGTCAGAATATTCATCACGATGCTCAGCCATTTTGGCACGTTCTTGCATTAATTGATTCAATTCTTCTTTTTCAGATTTGACATTAGCAATATTTGTTGCAATGGCAGCAGTACCATAATCTGTCAGATTTCCGTCATCATCAAACATCGCATCTTCATCGATCAGAGAAGATATTGTTGTAAGTGAATTTTGTAAATTCTGAGCCGCTTTAATAGCACGTTCAAAACCACGATAATAAATATCGTCACGCATACTATTTTTAAGTTCTTCGTTAGAAGTTCTTAAGTCATCTGCGCTACCTTTACAAGCGTTGATTTCGTTTTGCATTTGCATCCATTCTTGAGAACCATATTTAATAGAACCATCGTTCAATTTGTTATTCAGGTTCTCTTGCATTTTTGCAGCTTCTTCATCAATAATCTGTGCTTGTCTCTCATTAGCATCCATCTGATTCTGATAATCTGAAGCATCAAGGTCTTGACCTTTTGATTGTTTCAACTTTGCGGCAGAAGAAGCATTGCTACTATTTGTGGCTTCCATATTAGCTTTCGCATCATAATATGCTTTAATATTAGCCTGAGATTGCACAGCAGCATTTGTCTGTTCAGCAGCCCAATCCGCAGCAGCATCATTTGCATTTTTGTTTGCTGTCGCCAAAGCATTTGTAGCATCTGCCTCTTTTTGTTTAGCTTGCGCCAATTTATTAGAAGCGTCTTTTGCTTTTTTGACTTGTTCATTATATGCTTTAAGCTGTTTTAATAAAGTCTTATCTTTGATTCCTTTTAAAGAAACCTCTTTTCCAGACTTAATTGCGTTTTTCTGGGAATTAGATAACTTCTTAGCTTTCTTACCACTAAGAATACTATTACCCTTGGTCTTAACTGCACTATCCGCCTTATTCTTATTAGCTTGTGCATTTTCACGTTCTTTCTGATATTTAGCTTGATTCTTACTAGCTTCTCTTACAGCAGTCTGACTATTTTCGTACTGTTTCTTCTTATTTTTGACTTGACTGTCCAACACGTCATTCTGATATGTGTAGGCAGGCTGACCTGCATAATTACTCGCAATTGCTTGAGAATCTTGCACATTTTTCAGATATATCTGTGCATCATATAATGCACTGTTAGCATTTGATAGATTTGCACTTGTCTTAGCAGCGGAGGATTTTGCAGACTTTGTACTCTTAACCGCTTTATTATAAGCAGTAGCTTTTTTCTTCGCAGACCCTTTGAGTCCCTTAGTAGAGATTGTCTTACCTGCTTTAATACTCTTGTTAAGAGATGCTTTCTTTTTCTTAGATAATCCAGACTTGCTAACTGCTTTTGTAACAGATTTCGCCTTAGATTTCTGACTCTTTGTCGCTTTTGGAACCTTCTTTTGTGCTGTTTTATTAGCAGAAGAGGCACGACTCTGAGTAGATTTTGCAGAAGAAACATTAGATTGTGCTTCAGACAACTGATCGTTTGACGTTTGAACTAATCGTGCAACACCAGACTCTCCCGTAGATGCAGCAGAAGAACGATTAGATAATGTATCATAGGAGTTTTGTAAGTTTTCAATTGCTTTCTGCGCCTTTTCAGTAGGCATATTCAACCATTGATTGAATAAATCACGCTGAGTGTTCTTTAACTGTTGAGCAGCAGAATTAGCTTGAAGGTACTTCTCATATAAATTCTGATAGGACTCCACAGCAGAACGCATGTTATCATTTTTGATAGTATTGATATTCATACTACCGTTACGCACACGTTCAAAGTATGTCCGTAATCGTTTCTGATTCTTTTTCTTAGAACTGTTCTTTGTCTTAGGAACTGTCTTAATTGCCTTACTTGCAAAAGAACTTGCCTCAGATTTATATTTCTTAGCTGCTTGCTGATTTACAGAAATTTCTTTGCCAGTTGATTTATATTGATTCCAAAGTGCGCTTTGCTTAACCTCTGGTTTTACATAATCATTGATCATATTAGCAAATTTTTCTGTAGCAGTTGCAGCTCGATCAATAGCGATTGCAATAAAGTCAAATTGTTTACCCATATTATCAAGCAATGTGGCAAATTTTGACTTTTTCTTTGTACTTTTATCTGTAGCTTTGCTGTCTTTTTTCTTAGAATCCGTATTCTTTTTCGTTGCTTCTGTATTCTTTTTAGTGGATTCTGTATGCTTTTTAGTGGAGGAAGAACCTGATTTCTCAGCGATACCACCACGCCATCCACCAGAAGCTGTCGCAGACTTACCAGAAGAAAGAGCCTTGAAAGATGTTCCATGAGCAAAAGCAGACATTCCACCTTGTACTTTTGCACGAGTAGAAGTATGTCCATTTGCTAACAGATCAGCTGTCTGTTGATGATTAAAGACAATATCTCCAGAATGGATATCTGCAAATTCTGGACCCGTTGTGCCAAGTAAAAACATTCTTTGTGAATTCTTTGGAATAATAGCTTCTACACCCAATTCTCCAACAAGTGTTTTTCCTGAAGTTTTGGCACCAATATTTCCGCCTGCGAGTGCATTTGCTGTGCCTCTCGCATAAGCAGTTGACCATGCCATTGTTCCACGAGCAAATGTACCATAGGCTTTACTTGGTTTTCCACTTTGACTATAATTTACAGATACATTAACAGATTTATCATGTAAGCCATTGATCGCTGATTTTGCAGCTTCAACGGCAGGTAATCCACTTGTACTGATAGTAACTTTTGGAGTCGGATGCATCTTACCTAATGCATTCAGTTTTCCTTTAATGCTACTAATTTTATGTGAAGCACTGTCTTTTACTTTGGCGGTAATTGTCTTGTTTTTCAGTTTCTTTAAAGCACTGGCAATCTTTTTAATGACAGAAGACGCATTTCCTTTTGCTTTGATAGAAATGCTCTTAGATTTTAATTTCTTAAGAGATTTAGAAATAGAAGAAATTGTTTTCTTTGCATTTCCTTTAACCTTAATAGAAATGCTTTTGGATTTCATGCTAGATAAAGATTTCTTGATAGAATCAATTGTCTTTTTAGCATTTCCTTTGACATTTACTTTAACATCTGACTTAGATGATTGCTTTTTACTAGCAGAAGCAGAAGATTTTGAACCACCAAACAATCCTTTTATTCCATTTCCAATACTTCCAAGAATACTTTTGGCACCACTTAAAGCAGAAGAACCAATGTTCTTTGTACCAGAGACAACATCTCCACCAAACTTTTTAGCACTTGACACGGCTTTATTATATTTAGTGTGATCCGTCTGCCAACTTTGAGTTCCTTGAACTTTTGGTCTCTGATAAGAAGTAGAAGCTTGTTTTGTCTGTGCGCTTTTGAATAGTCCATTTAGATTAGAAGGAATACTCTTAAACCATGATTTTACAGATTCGTATTTCTTATCTGTATCGCCAGTCTTTTTACCAGAGCCTTCAGGTGGTTTCTTATAATCACCTTTGGTTTCTTTAGTTTGACGATCTTTAATCCAATTATTAAATTTGTCTAATAGAGAAGGAGATTTATTTCCTTTTTCAGATGATTCAGGCTTTTCTTGTTTTTTAGGTTTTTGATTATTACCTTGCTGATTCTGATTATTAGAATGATTATTCTGATTATTAGTAGGTTGACCATTTTCCCAAGTAACCTTGATTTGATTATCTTTATGCTCTTTATTATAAGCATCAATAATGGTCTTAACATCTTGGTTATCTTTGCTTGCAGTAATAGATCCGTCTTTACCAATTGTTGCACCATTACGTTTCAGCTCTTTTTTCAGACCATTTTCGTTCTTAAACTTTGTATTCAGATAATATTGACTGTCTGTAGCGCCAGCAGTAATCAGATTCTGACGATCACGAACTGCTTTAAGATATGCTTCCATATCTTTCTTGGAACCAGTTTCATCTGCTTTTTGGAGTGCATCTTGTACAATTTTATCTTTCTTTTCTCGTTCAGCCTCATATTTCTGATTAACTACACGACCGTTTTCAGATAATGTGGCTCCCTGTGCTTTATCTGCTTTGTCAGTAGCAGCAGAGCCTTCGTCAAAAATCTTGTTGCGGGCTTGTTTGGCATCATCGGACTGTACCCAATTATCTCCTCTGTCTTTGATTTTTTGTAAATATTCGTCAACGGAGTTTGTTAAAGTCGTTTCGGCTTCAGCAACATTAAGCTTAATTGTAAGAGTTTGTTCGAATCCTTCTGGCAGCTCTTCTTCATTTCTGCGCAAATCTTCCAACTGTTGTTTGTAGTTTTCAATTTCCTTACCTTGAGAGTCACCTAATGATCCGCCATTCTTTTGCCAAGCCTGTGACCATTCATTCAGCTTTTCACTAGCACCATCCCATTGCTCTGTAAGAGAATCAAACTGTACATCCCAACCATATGTTTTAAGATTATTCAAGATAGATTCAAATGGAGTGACACCCATTCCCATCTTTTTGGCAGCTTTACCGACATTATCAATTTTAACTTTGTAGTCGCCAGTCTTTTCGTTTAATTTAGCCATAGCTTCGCCAGAAGCATTTGTCATACTTTGTAATTGGCTTACAAACTCTTTAGGACCCGAATCGTCAGAAGTGAAATATTTTTTGATATTATCATAGTTTTCTTTGAAATTCTTATCATCTGTCTTTCCAGTAGGGGAGATAAGACCTGCCATTTGCTTGAATTGGTCGGTTCCGACTTTACCTTTATCCCATTCGTCTTTAGCACTCTTTAATCCAGATACAAAAGTATTGTAATTAGCATCATCGTCAGCAGATTTTGTAGCTTGAGTGTATGAATCAAGAGTATAAGATAATCCACTGTCTTTGTATTTTGCAACATTATCAAGACGTTGTTTTAACTGTTCAAGAGAACCTGTGAAGATTTCATTCTTATCTGTGATCAGGTCATAAGCTTCAGATAATTGATCTAAACTCAGATTTTCAAAGTAATCGCCACCAAAAATCTTATCAAAGTCTACAGAAGAATTAAGTTTTTCACCTAACTTTTCGTATTTACCGCCCTGGTCAACCATATAGTCTTTGATCTTTCGTAATGATTCGGCTTCTTTGTCATAGCCTTTTTCATTATTTTCATGGAAGCTTTTTGTCTTTTTATTTGCTTCGTCTACAGAATCGGCAACACCTTCGATAACATTCTTAACTTTTTGTCCACCGATTTCTAAGCCTTTAGAGTCAAGTTTTAATAATTCATCTTTGCTTGTTGCTTTAGAAGTAATCTGAGAAATGTATTTCTGCATTGTTTTCTCATCAAGTTTCTTACCAGTACTTGACAATACAGGTGTATACATAATTTCCTTATTTTCAAACATACTTCCGTCGGCACCAGCCATAGAAGAAGAGATAAGTGTACTATAAGATTTCTTCTTGTCATTATTTAACAATACAGGTCTGCCATTAAGGTCAACATTACCTACTTTAGATGATCCCTTAGACAATCTTTCTTGTCTATCAGATTGATACTGAGAGATTAATTTTGTGAAATCTTTCTGGTTTTGAAGGTCGGCTACGGTTTTTTGATCTTTTGTTTTCTGATTCTTAAACTCACCCTTAAGAGTCTGAATCATTTTCTGAACATTTTGTCCATCGGCTGTTAACACATCATTTCCAGACATGCTAACTCCAAGCATTCCAGATAATTCTTTAGTAGAAGCACCTGTCTTTTTCTTAAGAGTCTCAAATTGCTTATTGATTTGCTTTTGCCATTCTTTCCCAGTTAAAGACGTATCTCCTTTGATATCAGAGAATTTTTCATAAGCATCTTTTAAAGAAGGATCAGTTGCAAGTTTGTTTGTAAAACTACGAACTTTCTGTTCTTGTTCCTCAAGATATTTTGTTGCACCTTTACCAGACATCTTATCAGAACTTAGATCCATATTACTTACATAATTCTTGGCAAATTCCTGTGATGTCTTGTCTAATGTTGCGAATCCTTGAGATGCTTCAAGTGTGTTCTCAAGGGTAGTAGACTTAAACTCTTTGAGCTGATCTTGAACTTCTTTCAGATTACTCTTTGTAGCTTCAACATATTTGCTCATAGTATTGTCTTTAACACCGAGTCCACCACTATCAAAGTTTGCATTGTTTAATAATGTAGATAACTGTTGATCTGTTAAATTATCAAGGTCTGCATTTTTACCAAGAATACTCTTAGCTTCTTTTTTATAAGCTTTTGTGTTCTTGATCATGCTGATCAGGTTAGACTTATTAGAGTTTAATCCATCACTTTGAATAGATTTCTTACTTGCAAATATGCTGTGAATAGCACCAGAATCTTTTGTACCGAGCAATAATTGTCCACCTAAATTTGCTGCCGCCTGTGCACCGTTTCCAATAACAGCACCAATAGCTGTACCTGCACCAGGAGCAATCAGTGTACCAATTGCGCCACCAATTAAAGCTCCGCCAATACCAACACCTTTCTTTCCACCAGTCAGTAGTCGTCCGACATTACCAGTAAGGCTTCTGTCTCCAACTCGATTACCTTCAGTGGTCTTATTCATATTTAGTGCGGCAGCTTTGTTCTGGATAGCTAAATTCTTCTTACTAACAATCGCCTGTTTATTTTTCTGGATTTGACGTTCATATTTCTTAATAGATTTGTCAATCGCAGAATTGTTGTCAATGATAGCATTTCCTTCACTATCCATTGATTTAACAAGGTCTTTGTTAGTCTTAACAAGCTGTTTCTTTAATTCAAGATAACGACTGTAATCAGATTCAGACAGTCCTACATTCTGATTAGTTGTATTGTCTACACCTTTGGCAAGTCTGTTGAATTCTGCCTTGATGTCGTTTACAGAGTCGAGTTTAGACTGACTCTTATTGATTTTCTTGTTGTATTTGTTGAGATTCTTTGTGCCTGCGTTTAATGCTCTGCTACGAATATTGTTAGCTAATGCATTGACACCAGCGGCAGCAGCAGTACCAGCAGCAAGTAATACGGCAGGGAGATTAGCAACCATAGTTTCTTTTAAACCAGTACCTATATCTTTAATTGCACCTTTAAACTCACCAAGTTTTGCTTTTGTTTTTTCAACACCGTCAGACATTTTTGTCTTAAATTTACTTGCAAAACCAGTTGTTGATTTTTCGGCATCACTAAACTTCAGATTCTTGTTTAAATCTCTGGCTGCATGTCCAGCCTTTTCAGCAGATTTAGGAATCGAATCTACTGCTTCAGTTACATCTTTAATCTTATCTGCATAATCAGAATTTGGCTGATTAACGGCAGAATTCATAAGATCTGAAATGGTTTCTCTTGGAATGTTTTTATTTATTAATGTTTCTACACGTTGTTTTGGAGTATAACCTTCTTCATTTTTTGCTACTTTTTCTACAGCATTTTTGAAATATGCATTTGACATATTCCTTTCTTCTGGAGCAAGACCCTTTAATATTTCTTGTCTCTTCGCATCTTTACCTCGATTTTGCAGTGACAAAAGTGTTTTATTATAATATACGAGTTGCGTTCTAGTATATATAATGATACAATTTATTTATTAAATGTATCGGAGGTAAATAAATTATGGCACTTACAACATGCCCAGAATGCGGCAAAGAAATTTCAGATCAGTCAAAAGAATGTGTGCATTGCGGATATCCAGTTAAGGAATATTTCGAACAATTAAAATTAAAAGAAAAGAAAACCAATACAAAATGTAATTTCAATGGTGTAGTAGTAGATTTTTCGGATATAGTTCCTAAGTTAAAAAGTAAATATTCTTCAGAGATCTTCGAAGAATTAACTGACAGAATAGATGAAAGTAATATCGATATTAGCTATAGTGGGATTCTTGAATTTATTAAAACAGTTATGACATCAGATATTATTCCTACTAATTATGACGATTTTGAAACACAAACTGAATTTAGAGAATATGTTATAAAAAATATACCCAAAAATAAAAGATGTATTATAAAGGATAATGATGTTACATATGATTTAACACCAGTGTATGATAGTTTAAAACAATATGGGTATTGTAATAAAGAGGCTATTAAGCATATTCAATTGATTCCAGAATTATCAAATCAAGAAAAGAATGAATTTATACATTTTTTAAATGATAAAAAATATATTCCATTTTCTTATCCGTATGATATACAATTAATTATGAAAGTAGATGCTATCAATTATATTACTAATTTCTGGGGCAGAGATACAGAAAGCAAACCACTACCTCAACAGCAACCAGTTATTCACAAACCTTCATGTCCTAACTGTGGTTCAACAAATATCAAAAAGATTGGATTTGCTTCGAGAGCAATAGGAATAATGGCAGTTGGAATATTGAGTTCTAGTATAGGTAAAACATACCAATGTAATAAATGCAAATATAAATGGTAGGAGTACGCAAATGAATTTAAACAAAGGACATGCCCTGATTGCTGTTCTATCAATTTGTTTATCATTTAGTGTTGGAACTAATATCAAAACTAGCGAAGAACATAAAAAAATAAGGTCAAAATACGAAGATGTAAAAGGTTCTTATGATGATATTTATTCACGTTATTATGATCTTTCCAAAGAGAATGATAAAATACAAGAAGATTTGAGTCGTTCCAGTGGAGAATATAATGATCTATGGTATAAATATACGACACTAATTGACAAATACGATAAGTTAAAAGCAAAATATAAAAAGGTAGCAAAACCGAAAAAATCTACATCAAAGAAATCATCTAGCTCAAACAATACCAGTTCATCATCAAATAATTCGTCTTCTTCAGACTCCGATAATTCTTCATCCGCAAGTTATACAGTTTACATAACAGATTATGGACAAAAGTATCATGCGGCTGGTTGTAGATATCTTAAAAAGAGTTCGATATCAATCTCTAAATCTGAAGCAGAACAACGTGGATACACAGCTTGCTCGCACTGCCACCCGTAGTGCAAGAAATACCTATCAATGTAACAACTGTGGATATAAGTGGTAGGGTAGAAGTATATAATAAAAGAGAGGACATTCGATCCTCTCTAATTTCCAGATGATTTATTTTTTCGACCAGGATCTTCAGCGCCATCTGCTAAATCATCGAACGTCATGCCATAATGAGTTACAGTGTATTCTGCAATTCTGTCAAGGTCAATAAATCCATCGGCTGAATCATTGTCAAGAATAAGTTCAAATCTACGAACATTTTCTAAAGGTTTGCCGTCAATTTCAATAACATAAGGAAGTTCATGCATTGCACTGCAATGTACGTCAAACCCTTCGGCTTTAGTTTTTTGACGAATTGTTATAGTTTTCATTTAATCACCTACTTTCTGAAAGGAGTATAAATTTATGAAATTAAATCATGATTGTATTAGAGATGTAATGATTTACATTGAAGAAAATTGTATTTATGAAGATGATGATCGTGGTAATCGATCTATTCATTCTCGTGTTTTTTATGAAATCACACACGATGAAAAATTATCGTCACGATATACCGAAGACGAAATTAGATATGTAGTTGCTCAATTATATTTTGAAGATATGGTCATTGCTACAATGACTCCAGAAACATTAAATTTTAGACGATTTAATGTTGATTCCCTATCGTTTAAAGGTCACGAATTTTTGGACAATATTAAAGATGATACAGTCTGGAAGAAAGCCAAGAAATTTGTTGGAGAACATCTTACAAGTACATCATTTTCGATTATTGCCAATGTTGCGAGTAAAATAGCAATAGAAGCACTAGCAAGTGGAGCGACACCTAAATAATTTTGTACATAATAAAAGAGAGTGTAAACAACATTCTCTTTCTACTTATATGTAATTATATTCTCCAAAATGAAGATATATATCTTGGTTGTTGTTTACTCCAAAATAGATGATTAGATATAAAACTTTGAAGTTTGTCCATATTTAACAACCATGCACCAATAATAACACATGCGATCACCAAACATGTAATATTGACTATTTTAATATTAAACATATCTGTGCTTTTATCATTGATTGCAAAAATACATTTAACCAATACATATATGGTGTTTATCAAAACAAATGCCAAAAAATCAACGGTAAGAAGCAATCTAAATATACTGACTGCTGAAATATTCTGAAGAACAGAAGTAGAAAATGTAATTCCGCCTACAAATGCAAGTACGATTGATGCGAAAATACCAAGAATGGTGATATATTCTTTTTCAACTCCTTTGATCTGTTTATGTAAATTTTCTTTAGCCTCTTCAATACTATCTGCAAAAATATTGTTTGTGTTTTCAATCTGATATAATGCAAGTTGAACATGGTCATATATTTTAACAATTATTCTTTGCACATCAATAGTAACATTGTTATCTGTATCTAAAGAAAATAATAATAATTTCTCCAAATTTGTGACAAATACCCCTCTTACATAGGGTTCTTTCGAAAATATAAAACTGCTAATTTCAGAATATAATATTCTATCTAACTTATTTGTGGATAAAATATATTTATCAATACTTTCTACTGTTCTTTGCGGTTTATATTTATTTGTTCGAATTATAAGTGCTTTGCAAATTCCTTTAATCCTGCGTTTTGTATTTTGAAATTTTTTTAATTCGTCTAAAGACATTTTCGAATCTTCATCTGTTCGGAATAAAGCATCTAAGTTATTATTCTGCATCAAAATAACCCCTTATTGCGCCAAGTGTAATTTCATTATTAGCGTGTGGTTCATAAGCATCCTTCCATGGTGCTTGACGATGTGTTAAAGTAACAAGATCTGTAGCTGAATAATCAGAAAATTTATCAATAACCTTGTCAATAAGTTCTTTGTCGTTGTCTTTTATAATGTCGTCGTGATATTGAACTCTATAAGAATTCCAAATATCATCTTTATCAATTACCATATATGAATCAATAGTCGGTATATCACAACTACCAAATTGTTTGTATTCCTGATATGCTTCTGGTACAACGGGACCGAAATCCCATGCTTCAATTCTTTCGTTAAAACAAGGGGTATGATCTTTTTTCTCTAACAAAAAATATGCCTGTATGAAATAGAGTATTTTCTGAAGTTTGAGATTAGAAATTCCATAATCTTTTTCTTCGCTGTAATTAATAACATGACGACAAACATCTAATACATTGTAACCCATTGTTTTGTCCTCCTTCCTTTGCAACTGTATATTATACCACTTTCGTTTATAGAATGGAACAAATTTTTGTAAGGAAGTCAAATATGTTTTTATTTTCATGTAATGATCAATCCTTTCTTATTGTTTGGCATAATATATAATTGTAAGAGAGATGATGTTTGTTTTATTGCTTAAATTCATTACGCAGTTCGTATATACTTGATATTACATTATTCATTTATGCAACAAATCAGCTTATTACAACAAATTATTGACAAAATAATATCTCTGTATTAATATAAAAATATCCCATATAACTTATTTATCGTCAAGTTATACGGTTAAGTTTACAAGAAATGCAACGAGTTATCTTCCAAGTTCGTCATTGCATTTCCAAAGGATTTGCAGTCTATTAGTTGCCGTAAGTGGTTTCTGATAGACTGTTTTTTATTATTGACATTTCAAGATTCCAATGATATGCTGATAATAGAAAAAGGTGTTACTGATAACGGTTCGCCTGATAATTTATACGTTTAATAATAACCGCTTACTTACCAGGTCAGGCGGTTATTTTTCTGCAATAAACAAGAAGTTATTTGGTAGGCGTCGCCTCTCCTACATCTCTTTTAACCCATAGGGTGCATGGTTGCAACGAATTTTACCACCTCAAATAACTTCTTGATTATATATTCAATTTATGTATATTTATCATATCAAAAATGCATTCGATATTCAACCAATTTGCTTTTCAAGATCGTCAATTCGTTTTGTCATATATGCTTTCTGTCCACCGCTCACTCTTTTTTCAAGAGTAGTACGATCTAGAATAACCTGTTCTTTTAATTTTCTAATATTATAACAATCTCCAACATTAGAAATATCTTCGGATGCTAAACGATCATGTAACTGTTGTAATCCTTTCTCGACTGACTTATAACGAGATATTCTTTTAGCAGATTCATATTTGAATTCCTCATCAACATAACTTTTGAATTCAGAATACAATGATTTGATTTCCGAAACATCTGCGTTTCTAAAAGTCTTAATGGTACATTTTGTACTAAATTTAATCTCATTCTTTACATAATCGATATCTACATTTGGAGAATCAGCAATGAACGCCCCATGTTTTCTGATGGATGGAATAACATCTTTGGCAAGCCACATTTGAAATTCTTTTGCTTTATCATTAGATGCTTTCATTCCCAAAAGATAAAATAGTGTTTCTGGGATAAAATCATTTTTCCCCACTTGTGGGGAAAATCCAATATCCTTAATGTAAGAATTTAATCTATCCCATTTTACATACTCTTTTCCATGTTTTATTCTAGTCCATCCAAATCCAACAGCTGTATCTTCAGCATTCATTGACACGCTACCGTCTGGGTTTAAAATTGTTCTGACAGACATTCCATTGTTATCGTTTACGAATTCCATAATTTCTAAATTATCTTTAGTGTTGATCATAATATTTTTTCTCCAGTTCTCTCAACTTTCTCACATTAACAGTTTAAATAGAGTAGAGCAGTGGATGCGTATGAAAGTTGAGGAGAAAATGAAGTTCCGCTCGGCAGTTAATTACTCTGCCTATCCACTACTCGATATAATAAAGAACGGTCATGAGTCGTTCTCATTACCAAAAATAAGTTCCTTACATTGGTTAATATATGCATTAATTTAACATTTGACAACACTGTACTTATAAAGACACAACTTGCTAAAATGTCAATCTTCAAAAAACCTTATAAAATAAGGACTTTTTGATAGTCGTTTTTAACATAAAATTTGAATTTTAAGTTCCCTGCTTAGAGATACAATATCTCTGTACGCAAACGATGATAGCAGGTAAAACATCGACATTAATTTACACTTTTGGGCTATACATTACCAGACAATGATCATAAGGTCGTCATTATCTGTCAGGATCGGTAGTCTCTGAACATCCATTCTTATTAAAATATCTTAGCTACTGTGCCTTATCCCGAAGCACGTTTCTTATGCGGTAGTTTACCGATACTTTCCTATATGGTAAGAATGTGTGCGGCTGATTAGATACAATCGTATAATACAATATGAATATCAAATTCTTAAACTATTCCGTCTATTGTTGCCAATTCCGTTTCAGTTTTGATATCCTTTTTCGTTCCAGCAATTACTCCTGATACGTGTATTTTAAAACCCCGTATCCTATATATTTGTTCGAAACACCATTTCTGTTTCTTCCTTATATATAGTAGGCTCACTGTCACCCTAATGATTTTGAGATAGGGTCAACCTAGGTTTTTAAAAAGTTTAATGCCAGCAAAGCCCGCGGCAGCAGTTTGCAATAATCCAAAACTACTTACTAATTTATTAACTACATTAAGAACATTTGATAATAAAGTAATTCCTCCACCAAGAAGGTTTTTATCAGCAAATGTTGTTGAGATAGATTGGAATGAGTTTTTAAGATCTTCTGTTTGTCCTTCCAAACTATTCTTATAAACTTCATACTTTTTATCTGTAGATCCAGCAGAATTTTCGGATACTTTCTCGTATTCTTGAGCTTTACCGTAATTGCTCATAAGGGTAATGAACTCATTCATATGATGTGTGCCAGCGAAAGACTGTGCGATTGCACGTTGAGACACGTCACTATAATTATTCCAATTGCCAGCAACTTCATCAAGAACATCACCAAAATTACGGAACTGATCTGTTTTGTCTCGCAGATTAATACCTTCTCCACGCAAAACAGTTTCCACGTTACTAAGATCCTCTCCGTTATTCTGGTAATCTTTTAATCTTGATAATTTAATATTACCCATACGTGCAAAAACAGCATTTAATCCAGTACCAACGGAACCCATACCTTCCTGAGTTACTTCACCGATTGTGGCTAAATACCCAAGCAATTTATCCATTGAGATTCCAGCAATTTTTGCTGTATTTGCAACTTCTGACATACCTTCTGCCAAACCACCAACATCAGTAGCAGAAGCCATATCTACAGAACTTAATTTATCTACGATTTTCAAGGTATCTTCGGCACTTGTAACACCATAACCTTTTCTCGCAGAAGTTAAATACTTTGTAGCATCTTTAGATGATAGTCCGCCAACCTTGCTCAGTTTAATAGAATTTTCGGCAAGCTTATTAGACTTTTCAACACTTTGCCCCTGTTTCATCCACTCAGTAGAAGAAGCAGCAACATCTGTACCAGTAGCCTTTAATTGATGCCCCATATTTGAATATGTTTTCATCAAATCTTTGGCTTTATCATTGGATACACCAGTAGCCATCTGAAGCTGAGTCATTGCACTATCTACATCATATGTATTTTGCACCATTTCTTGTGCTTTGTTCATACCAGATTGCAAGATGCCATATGTTCCTACGAACTGAGAAATCTGACTAAATCCACGCTTAACTTCTGAAAACATTGAATTTCCAGTAAGTCCTTTCGCAGAAATTTCAGCCTGCATTTGCTTAAACTGTTGGTTGATACTTTGAGCTTCCCCTTTAGTTGTAGCGTTCTCAGATTGTTTCGCAAGATTCTCTAATACAACTCCATATTCCTTAGCGGCTTTAGTATTATTCGTCATATAAGTTCTAATCTTATTTGCTTGAATACTACCTTCACCAGGATTAAGTGCCTTGCTCTGAGTTGCGTCGAGAATTTTCATCTCATTGTTTAATTTTTTATATGATTGGATTACTTTCTCATTCTGCTTAATGATCGCATCCTGATTAGCAGTTGAAGGATTTGCTTGGTATTGAGTATGTAATTCCTGCAAACCTTTTACATTTTGTTTATATTCTTCAAAAGACTTATTTGCATTTTTGTATTCTTCACTACCACTGTAATACTTACTAAGTTTCTTTTGTTGTGCTGCTAAATTAGCATCATATGATTTATTTCCAAGATTCCTAGAAACATTTTGCATATAAGAATCTTTTTGTTCTTGTTCTTTAAGAGCTTGGTTAAACCAATTGTCATATTGTTTTTCTTGCTCTTTATGTTGTTTTTGTACTTGTTTCTCTATATCACTCTTTAATACTTTATTAGGTGAAGAATTTAATAAAGATAAACTATTTGTAGCATTTTTATCATATTGTTCAAGTTTTGCATATGCGTCAATTAAAAGATCTCGATTTTCTGTAGTTCGATTCTTTTTAAAATTCCCATACATTCTATTGACTTCTTTACGTTGTTTTTCGTAGTCAAGAACATCACTACCAAAGGCATTGTATTCTTTGCTATTATTATCGACATACCCAGAAAATTGTTTTTGATATCTTCCAGATTTAGAAGCAAATCTCTTCGCTTGAATGTCAGATTCAATCTTGGCAGCTTTCTCATTTAGTTTTTTCTGTTCTGCTTGATATTTTTTATCGGCTTGAGCCTGATTCTTTAATGCTTTATTTTTTGCTTTCTCTTGTTCTTTAAGAGCTTGATTTGCATATTGATAAGCAGTATCTGTTGAAACATCTTCTTCTTTTGCGATCTGCTTTGTAACATTAGCCATTTCTTTGGCTTGGTCTTTTGCACGTTTAACAAGACCTTTATCAATAGATGTTTCCCCACTAGTATAGAATGTCCCAGAAGCATGTTTCATCTGTTTTTGAATTGCAGATTTACTATATTGTGCATATGATTTTGCCTGAGCATTTGCTTGTCTTTTAATTTGGTTATTAAGTGTTGTATTTGTTGATCCGCTTGTTCCAACAATAGGGTTAATATGTACATCCTTATCTTTTACAAGTTCATTCAATTGAGACTCAACATTGCCCTTATCCAATATCGCTTTAATGACGGCTTCAAAATCCATTTACTCACCTCTTTCATGATTTTGTGCAATAATAAAAAGAGCCTATACAAAAATAGACTCTTTACGTTTCAATATATAATTAACAGACGGTCAGGGAATCGAACCCAGATCTCTGGTTTTGGAGACCAGTATAATTCCATTATACCAACCGCCCGTGAGAGCAATGATCAATTACTTGTTACTTATTGTTTAACTAATTGCTGTCAAACATGGCTTCAGTACCCATGTACCAGTAGGGAAGTCATAAAGATGTGATAAAACATATTCATGTGCTTCGATGACTGAACCAACATTTACCTCTGTATGTATAACTATTCCTCCGCCATACATACTCCATTCAGCACAAATAAGTGTATAGTAATTTTTTCTATTCTCTATCATCATAACATCATCTCCTACTATATAAGTGGTGTTACATCATAGATTTTGTCGTGTAATTGATCATTGCGAGTTTGAGTATATCATAGAAATATATTGTATGTATACAGGTATCTTTTTCCAATATTATAAATCAGACAAAGAACCTTGCTTTCCTTCTTTAATACCGTCTTTTGTAAAGTATTTGCCGAAGTCATCTTCTGCGGATGAATCGTTGTAAATACCAACCAATTCCGTAGAAGACCATCCAAAGAATTCTTTGATAACATCAATCGGAATATTCTTCTTTGCAAAAGCAGTACAAGTATAATGTCTCATACAATGGTAGTAGAAGTCTACGTCTAACATCTCTGAGAATTCAGCTGTCCATTTATCAAGATTGGATCTACGATGCCAACCATTTTTATCTTTCGTTACAAAGATATCGTCAATATCAACGCCAAGTTCTTTACGTTGTTTATCCCATAGATCAATATATTTTTTAACATCAACAAGGATAAATTTGTTTAACTGCTTACCTAGTTTACCACGACCCTTGGTACGAATCTTTGGCGTTTTATATAAAGCACCATCAAATTCAAGAGCATCTTCAGTAAAATAAGACATCTTCATCTGGATAATTTCGGACTTTCTCATTCCAGAATAAGCAGCAATAGCGATAGCACACGCTTTTTCATATTTCTCTTGTTCGACAAGAGTTTTTAATAAGTCATCAACTTTTTCATCTGGCAGAATAGTTTTTTCACGTACTGCCTCATTTGCAGGATTCTCAATCTTATTTACAATTTTTCTGAATCCTTCAAATTCCTCTTCCTCATCTAACATATTTTCGATATAATCAGATAAAGAAGAAAGACATGATTTAACACGTCTTGTTCGTTTAGGACTCCATCCCCATACGTTAATTGCATGATTTTGAAACTTAGCAATGTCACGCTTTGTTAATTTTGCGAAGTCCTTATTTTTATTATGTTCCAGATTCCAACACCAGAAAATATCTAAGTCATTACGATAACCTTTGATTGTACTCTGCGCACGATCAACAGAGGCAAGATAGTCTAACCACTCATTGCCTAAATCTTTGTTATCTTCATTGACTAATGCTAATTTTTCTGGAGATGTAATCTTGTTATATACCGTAAATCTAGCCAACGGTAAAAACCTCCTGTTGTAAAATAAATATAACCACAATATATAGTAATATTCATAAAACTGAATACCATATATTGTGGTTACTGAGCATATAAAATCTTGGTTTTATTTTTGTGGAATTTACATCAAATTTGATGTAAAAAGAAATTATTGTTTAAATCTTTTTGCAAATGCCTGTTCAGCATATTGTTGAGCTTTTTGCTCTGTACGTTGCCAGAATCCAGAAGTTAATACAATACCAGATCCCCCAGATTCTGCTTCTGAAAAGACGTGAGGAGTAGAATAAGTTCCAGTATTATAATTGTATCCCTGATCAAGATACACAGTGGCACTAATAGAATCTCCGCCACCAACAACGCCAGTTGTTCTTGTGGAGTTTTTCATCTGATTTGTTCTCTTATACTCCTTTGGTTCCCCACCTGCATAAGAAGCAGTAAGCTCTTGATTGGCAGTTAAGAATGTCTTACTCTCAGCTTCACTTACAGCATCACGCATTTCATTCTGGATTTGTCTCCATAACCCAGCCATTGCGCCCATGTTCCCCATGAGATCACCTTACTTTCTGTCAATAGAAACTACATTATTATTGACTGCATCAGCGGCACCCTGTTTAATTGCTTCGAGTGCATCAATTCTATTTTTCTGGAAATCATCAGATTCAACAACAGCTTTTGTAATGTCTTCGGCAGTAAAGTCAAAACCATGTTCTGCAAAATACTGCATCATCTTCTGAGTTACCTCTGGATCAGCCTTTGCAAATACTTCGTTGATATATTCAAGAGCAGGTGCTAAAGCCACGACAGATTCTACTAAATCGTCAACACCTTCGACCTTGAAATTCACATCTTTGCCGTCAAGTTTAATATCAACCGCACTTGCAATTAACTGCTGTTTGATGTAGTCACATTTTTCATCAATTGCAGTTAACATATCTTTAAACTGTACTTTGTTAATATCATTTTCATCAACAAATTCGTCAACATTAATATCTGAAGCAAGTGTATATAATTCATCAATACCAATGCTTTCTAAATCCACGTTTCCATAAAATTTGATAATATTCATCTTGATTCCCATAAGTTTACTCAGTGGATCATAGTCCATACTAGATATTCCGTTTTCGTCCTTAGTTACTGGGAAAGCAGAAGCGACAACCGCCTCAACGAAATCATTTGCCTCAAATCTATTTAAAGACCCATCTTCATAATGTCTTGTTTCAAAAGCGATTTTATCCATAAAATTATCTCTCCATTTCTCTATTTAACTTCTCAAGCAATTCAGATACGTGATATCTGTAATTGACTTTTAATTTTCGACTATTAACAATGATTGGATTGAATTTTTTTAAATCCTTTTCGTTGAATGATTTTTTATCTATAGAAGCAATCATTCTGTCAAAATCATTGATGTGTTGAAAATATGTAGTTTCTATGTTATCTTTCTTTCTAAAATTAAATAAAAACCCTGCGATCATATTTCTGTAACTAACAAATTCTCTTAAACCTTTAATCTGATGATAATGAATCACGCCTTTTTCTTCTTTGGTACGTTCAAAAGAAATAGAAGAAGTACCAACACTTTTCAATTCCAATGCGTACATATAAGGAGAAGAAAATAAGAAACAATCGCAAGGATTCTTACTTGAAAATCTTAAATTACTACAACCACCAAAAGATTGCGCCTGATCTTTTAAACGATAGTAGAATACGTCTGAAGGAATACTGGCTTTCCAATTTTCTTCAAATCTCTTACCAACATTCTTTGCCAACCTATTCACCTACCTGATATTTATCGTTAATATATTTTCTATAATCAACATATAGTCTGTATGTATCTTTTTTTGGATACCAGAACGCCATAATATCTGCACGTTCAGATGGATAGACCAGAAGTGGTTGTACGCCATGTTCCACATAGAACTTAACCTGTGCCAAACTTGTAACAGGAATGAGTTTTGTGTCTTTATAGGCTTCCTGCAACTGTTCAGGCGTTGTAATTTCTGAATTCAATAAATACACCCTTTCTTTTAAAATCGTAAAAAATAGGGAAGAAAACAAAAAATCATATAATCCAAATTGTGAACCATATTAAAGTTTTGTTCTCTTCCCTATCTTCTAACTAAAATGTAAAACTATAATATGATTACTGCAATATTTTTTCATGTTCAATATTCCAAGTTAATACACTACTGATTAGTATAAACTAACCAGTAGTGATAAATAATATCCTTAAATTAAGCTAAGGACTTGATCTGATAAATATCTACAAATTCATCATCTGCATCTGTCATCAGGTCAAATGTGATCTTCAGTGTAATAGGATCTCCCTCAGCTGCGAAAGCTAATTCGATATTTCTCTGAGGAGTAGCTTTGTAGCAAGTGATATGTAATGGTGTTACAACTCCTTGCTCAGATTTCTGGTTGATTTCTGCGTCAACTCTGAAATCAGCTAATTCCTGATTATCGTTAATCTTAACTAACTGAAGTGTAGAGTCATTTACGATATAAGATACATCGTATTTCTTACCAACAACGATATCGCTATCTGTTGTAGCTGTGAATACTTTTGCTGCTGCACTTCCTTCGATCTGTGTTCCACCAACATCACCTTTTTCGTAAACGAATAAAGCTCCTGCTTTTGGATCATCTGGTAATGTAAGTTTTCCTGCTTCTGTAGCAGTGATCGTCTTCATTTCTGCACGATCTCCACCTTCTGTAATTGTACCGTTACCAAAGATAGAGAATAACTCAAATGGATATACCTGAATTTCTGATTCAAGTGTTCCTTCCATTGGGTTGGCAAATGTTACAGCATCTCTACCTCTCTTTTTAGCTTTTACAGAATCTGCTGTAATATTTAATGTTACTGTATTAGCATAATCAACTCTTAAAGCCTTTTTGCTTGTAGCTAAGTTAGTTAACTCAAATACACCGCAGTCACGGCTTGCATATTTCTTACTAGCTGCCATTTTGTCACATCCTTTCATTAGAATTTTTAAATTTTAGTATTAAAAAAAGACCCATAAAGATAGGTCTTATTTTTCTTCTTTAAGATTTTTCAAATATGAATCTTCTTTAAAGTCACTACCTTCAGTTCCCCAGACACTGGCATTAAGAGCCATGATTTGATAATTTCTATCAATTAGAATTCTTTGAAAGTTATCATATAATTGAGGAATTGTTAGTTGCCCTACGTTAGTAAAATTAATACTTGGGTGATACGCACATACGACAGAGATAATATTACCGATATCATATTTTGGATCTTGTTTATCTAAGTTTTTTCCACGAGTACGTTTAGCTTTTGCCTTATCACGTCTACGTTGCATTTGGATAACAACAGGATCTTTTTGTTTTGATAATTCTTCGGACACTGTGCGTTCATTGTTGATATTTGAAATTTGCATCAGAATATGTAATACATCATCAAAGATTTCTCGATCAATAACCCCGACAACCTGTGATTCGATTTCTCCAGTTTCTTCGTTCTCATGTGTTTTTAAGATCTCAAATCTTTTTTCTCTTAATTTATACACAACATCTTCGACAAAATAAAAACAAAATGCTCTCACATAAATCCGTATAACATCTGTGTTTTCTGATACCAAATCAAATAATTTAACATCTGTTCGTTCTTCATAAGGTAATGCCAAAAAAGCATCATATTTATCTGGCAGGAGAGCAGAGTAGTAGCTATCTACTGTCAATGTCATATAACTAGCATATTGCATCCATAGCCCTTCACCAATTCTCCTACGATCACTGATTTTAGGTGGCTGAATATGCCCGATTCCAACAGGTATTGGTTCGCTTGACAGTAGCTGTGAATAAGTAAGTTTTACGTCACTCACTTACAAAGCAACTCCATATTTATATCATCAATCCGATACACCATTGTCCTGCCATAAAAGTTAGTGTTCGGTTTAAAAGACTGTAATTGGCTTGTACGAGTATCTAATCTCATAGCCCCGATACCAAATGAGTCTTTTATTGATTCGTCAGTTAAGGCAAGATTGATTGCTTGACAAATCATATCTAAACGATTGCCAGCGTATCCTTTTTCACGCCATTCTGACTTTTCATCATCATCTAAATCAATTACATCTTTTCGGGCAACAACATTGATTACCAATGTGTAGTCAAGAATAGATGAACTGGTATTTACATATGTTTCCATTAAAATCATTGATCTTGCATCTGTAATTGTTTCTTCCATATAAGGTGTATCCTTGCAATGACCAACGAGAGATACGTCTTTTAACTGTCCATTCAAGTTTTTTTTGATTCGACATCCAAACCAATTATCTTCATATGAATAATCGTCATTGTCTAAGATAGGCATTACTAAATTTGTTAAATCTTCATTTGTCAGAAAAATATTGCCTACAACGTCTTTAATAAGACCAGATAGAACAAGAGGATTATCCATCATCTCATCAGTTTTCCTCATTCCATCCCTCCTAAATCAAACTCTCTACAGATACTTCGGTAGAAGCGGTAGAAGAAGTATTATCTTTTGCAGATAATTTCAAAGTAAAAGTGCGTCCAATTAACCCAGAATCAGAAATCAAAATAATCAAATTTGAACCAGTTTCTTCTATATTAATAGAGTCTTTGAAATCACATTCAATATTCCATTGAGGTTCCTTGTCTACTGTATTACCATCGTTATCTTTAAAAGAAGCAGTAAATATAGATTTTTTACCTATATAAACTTTCTTGTAACGATATTTAATAGTAGCAGTACAAGTCTTCTCAACAACAGGGGTGTCTGGGACATCTGGTTCCGTAGGTGTTGGATCAATAGGTTTTTCTTCAGGTTTTGTATCTGGTTCAAAATAATCAGCAACCCATACTTTTGTACCATTATCTAATGTGATGTACTTATCGGCTTCTGTATTTTTACCAGCCTGTGCTAATGTGATATAACACAATCCTTTTGATCCATAATTATATGGAGTATTATCATTTTGGCTAACTTTATAGCATGTTGGATTATCCATATTTTTGTCTAAGAAAATTCTCTTTGGAGAATCGAGTTTGACTGTTTCTTCGTTACACTGCATTTTGAGCATATGTTGAGTTGATCCAACTCTCATATATTGTCCAGATTGTTCTCCGCTATTGTACTGTGTTGTATTTAAATCAATACACCACTGAGAACATAATTTACCACTTTCGTTTAACCAATATATATTCATGTTACATTTCTGAAATATTCCACGACAATATAGGTCATGAAAAATAAAAGAGTGTATGCACAAATAAATTCCATCGGATAACGTAACATAATCTCCGATTTCAAAACGATCATCATTTTCAATAGTTTCGATTGTAAGTTTCGTATGTGACTCATCAGTTGTTCTTACATCGAACACACGAGGAGATTTCACAAATGGCTCACCGTTTAGTAAAGCGTTATCTTCCCTATCTACTGCTAGATTATATAACGACTCTACCTGTAATCGTTTTGTACGTTTCATCTCTTCTCTGGGATTAGATTTTTGAAATTTTCTTGATAATTTATATGAAGCCAATGGCATATCAATCACCATCCTTCATTTTTTGCAAAAGAGCACAAGAGGTTAGAACACAAGAACGAACTTCTTTGTGCGTAGAAACGGTTTGTAAATGACAAAGATACGAAAGAATTTCAATAGAAATTTTACTATCTTTGTTTAACATAATTAGAAATCCATTTGTTAAAGCTATAAGATTTCCAATCTTTTTATTCAGCTCAATATTACTACAATGTTCTTCATACAATGGTAGAACTGAATAAATTTTGCTTGTTAGAACATCTATGTATTCATCAATTTTTTGTACTGAAAGGGTTTTTATATATTCCATAATTACCCCCAGACTTTTTCATTAGCGTGATATCCGCTTCTTGTGACGTTCCAACTAATTTCGTCTTTCAACGTATTTAATGCATTGAGTTTGGCTTCCAGATTATTTTTTTCTGCGAATGTCTTGAAGTCTCCGTCTTGTAAATGAAGTTTCATTTGTAGAATATCAAATGTCTCTTTCTGTAAATACCCTATCAGAATATATTTTGCAAACATTAACTGTTCTCCATCTGTTAGAAGAGTAGAGAAAGACATATTTTCATCATCTCTTGTTGTGTCAATTGATGATCCTGCAATTTGCAGTTCTCCAGACGCATATTTGAAATAAGGTAAGAAAAATAAAATCATTGCTTTATCACCAGAAGAATCATCCTTATCTTCTGAGTTTTGTATTGCGTCATCATAAATTGAATCTAATTCATATGACTTCATCAGTGCCAAAACCAACTCAATAATATCTGTATAAGGTGTTTTGTCCATATTACACCTCCGAATTACTTCGCAGATTCATCAACACTTCTTATATCCATTGCTAATCTTAAAATATCACATGGTTTCTTACAAACACGACCGATAGCACTTACTTTATTCATGTCTACATATTCATTGTTATTAATTTTCTTAACAAGTAAAGAGATAATAGATTCCTGAATAGATTCTGTAGTATTAGCCACCATGTCTGTAACATGATCAATATCAAATGATAAAATATTTTTGATTGTATCTAATGTTAAGAAGTTATTGTAATATTCATCTAAATAGTTATTATTAACAACATCTTTATCACAAATGAAAACGGCACCGTCCTCAATAAATGATCGGTCGTTGATAATAATATTCTGTAAGTCCTGATATGTAACAGTAATAGCACTTCCAAACTTGTCGATTGTAAATTCTTTGCCACCGCTTGGCTGTGTTTTGAGTACAACTGTACCATCAGTTAACGAAACAATTTTAATTGGCTTTAATGGATTGATGTCTGTATATTCTGATTCAGAAACAGAATCAAGAGATTCTTGCATTTCTTCGTTTTTCTTTTCAATCTCAGTTTTTTCAGCCATTAAAATTTTCATATTTTCCATCATTTCTTGTATCTGTTTCTGCAACTTTGCGTTTGATTCCTGCAAGTCTTGATTCATTTTAACCAAATCATCTTTGGTACAATTAGAAGTTGATTTTCTAGTCGTAGATGTTTTAGCTGTTGTTTTGGTAGATTTAGTCTCTGCCATTTTTAATCGCTCCTTTATTCAAAAGAGAGGATCTGTTTTGACCCTCTCAACCATTTTGTTATATTAACTTAATTTAACAACTCCATGTTTTGCATTTGTGATCAGTCCTGTAGCCCATCCTTTATGTAATGAAGCATTCTGTGTTAAATTTCCATTAGCAAATTCGCTATCAGAAATATATAATCCTTCATCGTCAAATACAACCTGTACCAATTTCTGGAGTCCAGGAGATACAACATAGATGTATTTGTCATCAATTGCAAAATCATAATCAGCAGATGTGTAATCGATAGTCTGATTAATTGCCATTAATGGAATACCTTTGAATACTGGTAAATATCCGATTGTATTATATGTTTCACCGAGACCCATCTTTAAATACTGATCTTCTGGTAAGATTTCACCTAATCCAATAGATGTACCAAAAGCGATTGCACGAGCACCACCGTTAGCAGCAGATACTCTTGCTGCTAATTTCTGGAATGTTGCACCAGAGAATCCTGTTGCTTTGAAGTTAGCTGTTCTTGTATCAAAAGATTTCTGCATTGTGTAAGCAATGTCTACAGAAATTTCAGCTTCAATAGATAAGATTACTTTCATAGCATATTCAGCTAAAGAGTCTTCTCCAGTCATAACTCTATACAGATCAACCTGTGTTGTGATTGTATGGTTAACAGGAGTTAAAGTTTTCTCACCTGTGAACTGTTTCTGAGCATTTACATGTCTACGGCTGTTTCCGTTCACAGATACTTCAAATAAATCGTTAGATTTTAATTTGAATGTTGCAGAGTTTCCTCTACCAACAGTTGTTACATTTGCAACAGCTGCAAAATCTTCTGCTACAACATCAGGAATAACTGCATCAACCAGTTTGTTTACAACTGCGAAGAAAGCCCAGTTATATACAGGATGTGTTACTAACTGTGTAGATCCAACTAAGGACTCGTCCACATTAGCGAATTTTGCAATTTCAGCATGAGCAACTTTATCTACTAATTTTCTCTTGTCAGCCAGTGATGTATTTCTGCTAAAGATTTTAGATGTTGCAAAGTTTTCTTTTCTATAATGATTCACATATTCTTTGAATGCTGGAATCAGATCTCTGCCAGCAGATGTGGCAAATTCAATTTTTCTATAAGCCATTTCTTAAATCCCTCCTTTTATTATTAAGCTACGTTTGGTACTGCAATCAGTTCTACAGTTGGGACTCTTTCAGCACCAACAGAAACGTATTTCTTTCCTGTGATCTTGAATGTTAATAATCCATCAGTACCATCTGTTGAATATGTAGGCTTGCTGTCGCCAGCTTTGTAAATAACATATTTAGCGCCAGTTGCTTCTCCAGAGATTTCTGTCATTGCGATTTCGTCTCCGATTGAAGGCATATAAATATTGAAAGGCGTCCCTGCCTCAAATTTAATTGTTCTAGGATCAGATGTAATTCCTTTAAATACATTTCCCATTCCGTCTGTCAGAGATGGTACGTCAGCGTTGTATACTAATCCGATTAAATCTTTTCCTTCTGTAGGAGCTGCTACCTTGAATGCGTTACGTGTTTCTCTATCTGTTGAAACTTCGCCAAGTGCAACAGCATATCCATTTTCAACTTTAGTTGTAGCCACACCAGTTTTTACATCGTTGTCCCCAGATGCAGCTGATCTTAAAATAAGAATATTAGTTGCCATTTTTGTCCTCCTTTTAGGTTTAATAGTTTTTCATTCTTTCCCAAATGTCTTCAGACTCAGGCTCTGTTTCAACTGCCTGAGTAGGGATTGAGTTTCTTAATAATTCTTTTTCTTGTACGCCTTTTTCTTGCTGGATATCATAAGCAAATGCTTTTAAGCTATTTACATACCCATCAACAGTAGAAGCGTTGCACTGTAATCCTTTTTCTTTCCACTCAGTTAATTGCTTTGCGGATAATGTGCTAGATACGCTGTTAAGAACAAGATTTACTGTTTTTGTAACATCTTCCATCTCTTTGTTATGTTTGAATTCACGAAGAGAAGCGTTTTCAATTTTCAATGCTTCATTTTCAGATTCTTTTTCTTTTAAAGCGGTTGCAAATTCAGCACATTTCTGGCTTAATTCATCGTAATCACAAGAGCTTTCAGTTTCTTCTGTGTCATTTTCCTGAATATCTGGATCACTGTTCTTGTCCACATCGTCAGAGTTTTCAACAACTTCATTACTATTTTCTTCAACTGCTTGACCATCGCTTTCTGCATTTTCAACAGTCTCAGGAACTTCCTCTGTGGAATTCTCAATAACAATATTGCTTTCAACAACTTCTGTAGAATTTTCAATAATTTCTTTTTCTTCTGTATCTTTGATTTCTTTTTCGAGATCTTTTGAAGTTTCTGCCATTTCTTCCTCCTTCTCTGATTTATTTTTTTGCAATAAAATAGAGCCATCAGATTCTGGCTCCTCAATTGCATTTTTAACTAATTGTTTTTCAAATAGTTGTTTTGCTTTATTAAATTCTGGCTGCATCACATCATCTAATGTAATAGCAGCGAATTGTATAATTTTTGCTTGACACCCATCAACAGCAGGTTTAATTTTTGTATTACAAGCATCAGTTTTGCCGATTAATGTTACTCCAGTAAAAGAATATTGCAATATTTCCTCAACATTATTCTTTTGTAATTTAGAATCTAAGACATACATCTCAACCGAAACACCTTTAATACCACCATCTTTATAGAACACATCGACAATATGCTCGTAATATGTATTCCAAATGTATCCATCGACACATAAATATGTGGTAGCATTTTCTGTCTCATAAGAAATTTCTGGATTAAAAGGAATAAACCCAACTGCGATTTCCTGTGCTAGTGGACTGTGTTCATGTCCCCCAAAATCACCTTTACCATAATCACCGTTCTTGTTGTAATAAGCCAAAATAGGCTTACCAGCAATTGTATCAGCATATTTTTTCAACACATCCATACTCATGATGAAATTATGATCATTAATTTTGTCGGCACTATAAATGCGTAAATGCAATTTTGTGAACTGAGATTTCTCTACCTTTACGGGGTCTTCTTTCATTTCAACTGCGAACTTTAAAAGTTTTTTATCACTCATTTTCTATATCACCACCTTTTCTATATTGTTTTAATAATGATGCAGTACGATCATTATCAGAATAGAACCAGGTAGTTTCATCTTTTCCAAGAGGTGTAATACCATGTCTTGATAAAAATTCATAAACATCATTATCTTTAACTTTAATTGTTTTCTGTTTTATTGATAAAGGATTACGAATGAACATGTTACGCCTCCTTTTTATCTTCATTTGCACCGATATTTCTTGTTTGTTCTCCAGAATCGGTGATTTGATCATCTGATAATTTTGTTCGACCAGAAGATTTCTTATCTTCGCTTGACATCGTAGATGCTGTTTGAATAGGCGTAAAGCTTTGAGGAAATCCAAGTTCATGCATAAAATTCATCGTATTAGCTGCATCGGTAATTTGAATACCTCTTGAAGAGAATATAGCAGGGGTGATAATTCCTCTTTCCATATCTTCATTAGCTGCCTTTCTACGATCTTCTCGGTCAAACATTGTTCCAACAAATTTAATTTTGAATTTATATTTATCTGTGTTTTTATTGATATGATATTCACAGAATGATGCAAATTGAGGATATAATTTTTCCATTTTTGCAGAGATTGTCTGTTTATATAAATTGATAGACGATACGTTGTTACCGCCTTGTAGAATTGCATCTGCCATACCAGATTCACGAACCATGTTATTCATCTCTGTTTCTAATAAGTTTTTCTCTGAAGCAGAAGGGGAGAAGTCGAACATTTTAAAATTCTCCAATGGTGCAGCTTTAAAATCTACGGCAGATTTTGATCCAAGATTAGAACCAAGACTTTCTTTTACAGTTGCAATAAACTTACCGAGTTCTTCAGCGCTGATCGCAAAATCATCCACTTTGTTTCCCATTTTTCCATTTTGTAGGCGTGGGACAGAAGCAAAGATGACCTTATACGCCTCAAGTTCTTTTTTGGCTTCCTCAAGATCTTTGAACTTACTTAATTTGGAATAATCTAAAAACATGTCTAATACTGGTGGAACTGATCCTGCAAAATTGTTATTGTATTTAAATACCCAAGCATTATCAGGATGCATTTGCTGATAATATACCCATCGTCCATTATGTTTCGCTAAATTTGACCCGTAAGTATTTTCAGATGATTGTAAAGCATTATTAAACATAGCTTTAAAGCATGGGGCATATCCATCAATATCGACACCGCTTTGAACAAAATAAGATAAGTTAAAAGAAAAGAGGTATCCAAGATATGAATCTGCGTCAATCATACAATATTCAGCAGGCAGTTCCTGTAAATATGCATGATCATCGAATTCACGAAGTGATGTATAGTATGTATCATAATTAGAAATATTGAACATAACTTTATTAAATTCTCTTTTAACATTAAAGCGATTAAAAAAATTAGTTACAACTTTATAATCTTTTTGAAATCTTTTTGAATGATAATCAGATGCCGTGATTGGTTTTCCGTCCAATGTGTAAGGAATTGGTTCCCAATCAAAATCTAATATAGAAGACGTAAAGTCTATGAGATGTCTGTATATAGAAATCGAATTGTAATATGAATATGAAAGCTGTCGCAATTCTTGTTCGAATTGATGAGGTGCTAAAACCATTCTTTCAATCTTTTCTCTTGGAAAAATTGCGCCTTTCATATTGACATTCTTCAATGTACTATTCAGCAATTGAGGAGACAAGAAGAATGATTGTCCAGCTGCACTTTGACTATTATATGCCCGAATAAATTCTGTAACATATGATTGTGTTTGTGCATCTGTTTTATTTTTTGTTGCCACATAGCACCTCCTTCCTGTAATTTTTAAACATATGTATATTCATTAAGTAAGTCATAACCATGACTTTTATTATTGTTAAATAATGTGTATCTATTTTCTTCTTCCCATTCATAAATAACAGATAATCCATAACAAAGAGAAGTAGCTCTATCTCTCTTTTGCCCCTTGACAATACGAACATATTGAACATTTCCATGTTCAGAATAATCCATCTTAATATTGCTTAATTCACTCTGCAAGATGTCATGCTCTATATGCTGTGCGTATTGTTCCGCAGTAATCTCTCCGTTTTTATACAGAGAGTCAACTTCTTCAGAAGTCGACAATAATTCAAGAGATCTATCTTCAAAACATGATTTCATATAAGGATAGAATGTTTTATGAAATTCATTTGACGCATGAACACCACGAATTAATGGAACTGCGTTATCAAGTAGAAATCCATCTTCATCATCGTCTTTTATCAATGGCGGATATTCTACTGTGTTTTTCGTTTTAGGATCTGTATATTCCCAACTTTCATAAAACATTGTTGGTAAACCTGCACCAACTCCGTTATCATCTATAACCAGTTTCTTTGTGTTAGGGAAATGTATATGAATGAGTTCTCTTAAGAAATCTCTTTGTTTATTCAAAGGTATACCATTCATGACTTTTGTATACACGACAGATTTTGTATAAGTACCATTTGGTCTCATTTTCAGTTTGATAACATGAGTACATGCGTTATCCGAATTCTTTTCATTAGATACAGCTACGTCATGGGTGATGACATAGATAGATTGAGATTTTCGAGGTTGATCTGATTCGCCATATTCAAGTTTTCTACAAGGCATTGTAAGTTCATATGGGTAATAACTTTCTCCGCTGGAACCAACGAAAATTCCCTCATATTCATAAGCGAATTTGTCTTTTGTCATAGAAGGTTTAGATAACTCTTGCTCAATGTCTTCCATATCAAAAAGACCAGCTTGTACACCAACTTGATAAGGGAAACAAATTGCAACATACCTCTTGTTCCCAGAACACATTTGCTCAAAATGATATTTAAATCTCTTGTATAATCCGCTTGTTTTCAGATAAGCAGAAGAGATAAAAATAACTTTACCCTTTTCATTTTTGTGCCATTTTAAAGCATTTTGACGTTTTGTTTTTGTCATAGGAATAAGAATTGTTTCAATGATATCGTCTTTAACCAGACGAGCTTCATCAATCAATAAATAATTAAAACGCCATGAACGAGCAGATTCTCCACCACGATCTTGTGCAACAGTAATGGCACGAATTTCACCGCCACCATTAAATTCAACATAACAATCGTCAGGAGAAGTATGAATTGGCATAACTATCTCTTTTGCGATAGTTCCATTCTTGATTAACTCACCCTTAATTTTCTGAATAATTACGTTTCTAGCCTGTTGGTTACTTCCTGAAGCAATTCCACATTTTGCATTTGGATATAATATCGAGATGCAAATATAGAAGACGGCTACGATCCATGACTTACCGAGTCCACGACATGCGATCAATACTGACATTTGCCCTCTTGCCATTGCTCTCAATATGACTCTTTGGAAAGGAAAGAGTTCAATCCCTAAAATATCTGTTGCAAAATCATCGATGTAATACCGATAATAAGAGAAGAATTTTGTCCATGCTTCGTAATCTATGGTATCTTCCGAAGGATCTATATCTTGAACTCCCAATTCACTGGCTCTTTGAGCCATACGTTTGTTCACTTCATCGAAGTCTATATCTAAAATATCCATGATATTTACCTCTTACAGTGATTTTGTAATTGTACTCAAATAGTCAATTAATTCATCGACAGTATCTTTTTCCATCGGATGATATTCAGGAATCCAGTTATGACTTTCTACCATAGCACAAACTTTTGAGAAGCTACTTGCACCAACATCATTTACACTTCTGGTACTTTCGCTGAATTTGGCAGACTTTGACAGTGTGTCAAATGCCTCTCTGGCAGCCTTATACTTAGCGTCTGCCCCTGCGACGTTGTTCATCATATCATCAAAAGTCTTGTCCATCTGAAGCGACGCTTTTGCAATTTTCTTTGCGTAATCTCTATGATTTTCTGTAACGATTTTATAATCTCTTTCAAGTCCAAGATAATAATTGTCAAGATAATCTATATCTTCCTGCGTGTATTCCCCACGCCATTTCTGGCTATAGATTTTAGAAAAGGTTTTTTGAGAAGTATTAGAAGTTTGTTTCTCTTTCTTTTTTTGAATTGATTTTGTATTAGATTCTTTTAATTTTTCAGCGTATGTCTGATCTTCTGTATCGCTATCAGCATATGTTTCTTTTCTTAACTGTGGCAAACTTTGAATATTTTTCATATACAACTGAAAAATCTTTTGTCCGTAATCATCAACGTCCCCATTTAAAGATTGATTCTTTCTTGATAATTCGTCTCTTGCAGCATTGATATATTTGATATGAAATGGTTTATCGATTTGGCGTAACACAGATTTGCATTTGTTTTTATCTAATCTGCCATCAGAATCTAATACGTTTTTGAATATACATTTTTTACACCAAGGTACTAGGTGGTCTGCGTGTAACGGTGAATTGCTTGAATAAAACTGTCGTACAGAAATATCTTTATCGCAAGCTAAGCATTTTTTCTTTTCACATTTACCTATTGTTCTCACCACCTTGTTAAGTAATAGAGAGTAGCACTGTGGCTACCCTCGTCATTTTATAAGTCCAGTAATTCCATCAATACACCTAACCCGACAAGTGTATCGATAACTGAATCTGTTTTAATTTGTTTTGAATCTAAATCACTGACATCACCAGTAGTAAAATCATCATCTTCGTCATTATATCCATACAGAATAATATTTGAATCATCATAGAAATTTAGCATAAATTCAACAACATTCTGTGTAATATCATTCTGATATAAATAAATAGAAGTTCCTTGCAAAGAGTCATTATGAAACTGATCATATAAAAATACTCTTAGACTTCCATCATCAAACATTTCTAAGCAATATAATGCATGATCTTTTTCCATGCTAATTTTTCTTGGAGCAAAATCTAACTCCGTCATTGCCAGTGATAATAAATGGCGGATAGTCATATCATCCGCCACAATATCTACGCACATATCACCGTCTTCCAACTGATCGTCGACTGTAAATAAAAGATCGATTTCGTCTTCAAAATTAGTGATTTGTAGATCTTCATATTTATTATATTTTTCTTTATACAAGAACTCACTTCCTTACTGTGCCGCTACAGCATCTTTTAAAGATTTAGCCGCTTTAAATTTTGGAGCTTTCTTAGCAGGTACTTCCATCATTTCACCTGTCTGTGGGTTTCTACATGTTCTTGCTGCACGTTCAACAACTTCAAATGTTCCTAATCCAGAAACACGAACTCCACCTTTTTCGATTGCTGTTGCAATTCCTTCAATAACACGGTCTAATTCGATTTTTGCTTCTTTCTTAGTAATTCCGTTTGCTTCTGCAATAATTTCTACTAATTCTGTTCCTTTTAACATAATAATTTCTCCTTTATTCTTTGTAATTTTATAGTTTTTATCACGATTTCTCAGTTTAGAGAAATCGTAAATTGTTAATAATTTCTTATATTTCTACGGCTACCCACTTTTGAGTACCCGTAAATCATTTATAGAAATGGAGCAGAAGAAGTAATATCCTCTGCTCATAATAGGCAGTCTGTCCGACCTGTTTTGAGAGATTGATCCTAAAAAAGACTGCCGAAATGTTAATTTAATTGCATCTTGAACGATGCTGTATGCCCATCATGTTCTGTGAACTCAAATAGTTTGCAAGCACTCTTTGACCCTTTAAAAATACTGTCTGCATAAGGATCGCTACCTACAAAACTTGGGCACACTAAAATTTCCTTATCGCATGTAATACCTTCGCTGAGAGATTTTTCAAGCATTCTATGGTAATGACCAACCAATAAGAAGTCAATATCTTCGTTATAAATAGACTCCATATTTTGAATGGCACTATCAATTCCTCTTAAGGTATGTCCATGCATTGCAACCATATTAAAGCCAGCGATAGGAATGTGGATACAATCAGATTCCAGATCAAGATGTACTTCAACACGATCATTATTTGCCAAACATTCATTGATGTAATTACCAATAATATACTCAAAGTCTTCCGCACATAACTCAGAAGCTCTTGTTCCTATAGGTCGTGTTTGGCTATGATTGCTTCGACCTACGCAATAATATTCAATTTCAACATATTTGGATAATTCATTTAAGAAATGTGAAATGATTTTTGAAATATCAACAACTGCCTTAACAACGGCAGAATCGTTTAATTTAACGTCAGTAAGACGTAAGATGCCCTGAATATCATTACCTAATGTGACGACTTTGAGCTTAGAAATACCAAGCCTATGTACCAGTGCGATAGTTTGAGATAATAATTTCTGAAATCTTTCAATGCAAATCTCTGGAGAATATTTATTATTAATACTTTCAAATACTGCATTGTAATGGATATCTGCGATAGAAAGCACATATCCTTTAGATTTATCTTCAACTCTCAGAGGTTTGAAGTCTGGGTTTGGTAGCATCTGAATTGCTTCAGCTACATATTCATTGAATAATTCAAAACGGCTTTCTTGACGAGAAATGCGATTTCTCTCTAAATTAACTGTCTGTAATTTCTGTCGTTCCTTACGAATTTTCTCATATAATAACTGATCTTCAGACTTTTCATCATTTTCAGATTTTTGCTTACTACGAAAATAAGCATCTCTAAATCTACCACCGAATGGAGTAGAAGATGACTTGCGAATTGTATCGCTTGCACATTGTACATGATATTTTTCTTTAATTTCCTGCCAGTCGATATCAACTACACCATCAAGTTTTGAGTCAATATCTGCACAGACAGCCTCATATGTTTCTGGAGTTAATCCGATTTTTACTAATTCTTGTTCAAAATTAATGCTGATAAATCTTCACTCCAATCTATTCTTCATCAGAAGGTACGTTTAATTCCAGATCTTCATCAGTCTTTTCTTTCATCTGAAATTCACCATATTTTCCATCAAAGTCTTTTAATAAATCTTTGAAAGATACATTTCCTTCTTCTGTTTCAATAACTCCTTTTTCGATGTCTACATAACCTGCCGCCTTAACTGTGACAGTAGTAGATTTTTTATAAGATAAAGCTTTCGCCATATTCATTCTCCTTTGCTCTGTTAAATTATTTTTATGGTTTACAATTATTTTTTTGAAAAACCTCTACACACTTGACATAAAATGTGGTATAGTGTATATAGAGGAATTTTAAACATTTTTACAAATAAAAATTAAATAATTTCGTCTACAATTCTAAGACGAAGCATCTCATCTCTATAATGAAATTTTCAAACTTGAATTTGCAATAATAACACGTGTGCTTTTGCATTTCTCTTCAAGTTCAGAAGTTAATTTTTCTTTTAGTGTCAACTTTGCTTTTTCTGATCCGTGATGTAGTACAATTCGATTTGTATTAATGGAAGAGTAGTAGTCAAGAAGCTGATAGAATGGAGCATGTCCACTAAGAGATTTGAGTGAGAAACTTGCACATCTGCAAGTATATTGTTTGTTATCTATAGAGATAGATTTAACATTTTTGTCTTTAAGTAATGCAGCCAAACTTCCTGGTGTACTGAATCCTACAAATAAAACAGTGGCATTAGGATTTGGAACTGCTTTCTTTAAATGATGTCTAATTCTACCATTATTACACATTCCAGACGTAGATAATATCACGCATGGTTCATTACTATGTACTAATGCTTTACTAGATTCTGCATCACGCACAAATACCAAGTTGTCCCAATTTAGGACTTCATCAAACAATTTTAATTCATCGCCAGATAAGATTTTACGATATTCGTTGAAAATATCAATTCCTAACGGTGTATCAATATATACTTTATAAGGGAAATCATAATCTTTCATGACCTGATAAATCATTGTTGTAAGAAATTGAAGTCTGTGATTTGCGAAAGTTGGTATAATTATCTGTCCATGCATTTCGCATACCTGTTGTGTGATAATAGAAAATAATTTTTCGACATCATTATTTCTTTCTTTTTGTCCAGTTTTTAAATCTGGGCGATCTCCATAAGTTGATTCTCCAATGACTAAATCTGCATGATCAACAGGAGTAAACTTATTGACGTAATAATTATGTACTTTAGAATTTCCAATATCTCCTGTAAACAACAAAGTCTTTTCAACATTGTTCTGTTTGAGATACAATAAAATTTGTACACTACCAAGCAAATGTCCGTTTGGAATGAGCATAAATGACAAAGTATCATCAATAACAATTTTTTTCATCACAGGATATTCAGAAACATAATTCATTGTACGTTCTACATCTTCAATAGTATACAATGGATCATAATTCTTCCCATGTTGATTGTTAATTAATTCTATATCTCTTTCAATGATATAAGCAGAATCTTCAGCCATTCGATGCATAATTCGATAATTGTCTTGTGCGACAATCATTTTTGCAGAACATCCCTCTTTATATAATCTTGGGCTTAAAAATACGTGATCCGCATGGAGATGGGAAATAAAGATATAATCAATGTCTTTTGGCTTAAATTCTTTGAACCTTCTCTTATTTACAAGAAAGTCATCGTATTTACTATTTGACTGATGTAAGCCAGCATCAATCAAAATGTTGTGAGTATCTGTTTTTACATAAACCATAGAACCAGTGACATCCATGGCAGCAGGTTCATCTACAAATGATACTCTAATATTGTTTTGTTTTTTCTTCATAGAGAACACCTATCTTTCTCTATACTTCTTTAGAGCTTTCATTACGCTTCTTTTCTCACTTGCATAGTAAGTAGGATGTCCAGAATACGTCTGATGAATATCAGATTTGTCCTTGAATCCTTTTGAGCGAAGATAGAAAGCTTCATTTTTGGTTATCTTGATGATACAAGATCCCTCCATTTCTTAAAATATTTCCAGTGATGCTTGACGCTGCACATGGCAGTCGTCGTACATATTTACTGGATTTGGAAAGCTGCCGATCAGACTTGAACTGATAACCTGTCGCTTACAAGGCGACTGCTCTACCAATTGAGCTACGACAGCAGAAAGGAGTAGCGGATGAATTAATATCCACCCACTAGGTGCTAACAATGAAAAAATCTTTGTTGAAAAAAGAACTGACCACCAAACAGCTCTTTGATTGCACAGGTAGGATTTGAACCTACGTCTCCAGAACCAAATGGAACGAGCGAATTTACCAACTTTTCCACTGTGCAATATTGGTAAGGACATAAATGTCCCTACCAATAAAGGATACTATATGAAAAATAGCAGAAGGTGGATTTGAACCACCGATCTTCAGGGCATGAACCTGACGAGATAACCAAACTTCTCCATTCTGCGACAGGGATAACTGGATTTGAACCAGTGAATACAGCAGTCAAAGTGCTGTGCCTTACCACTTGGCGATACCCCTTAAATGTATTTTAATTTTAAAGCAGGTCTTCACCTTACAGTCATTTGTGGAACAGTTTATTCTGCAACATAGTAGATAAGTCTGAGCTTCGAGGAGCGACCTCTAACTTCTTACCTAAGTCTAAAAAACCAGTTCTATGACATGATCAATACATGCAATGTCAACCCACCGTTCAGAATTAAGTTTTAGAATGTTTTTATAAATTTGAACTTACCCTTAACTGACTTGAGCGACATACCAGCGACTTTTCTTATACACTGTCTTTTGAACAGATTCACATCAAACTACATTATTTGGCTTTTCCACCTTTTACGTACCTGCCAGAGTACGCATTGAAGTGGATTATTCTCCACAGGAGCGTCTATTATTGTAGCGAAAAGTTCTGTGCGTTAACCAGACCAAAATGCTGCACAATATCCATTTGCTTGAGAGTTTCTCTCTTGTCCATATCAGATCACTCCGACATAAAAAGAGACACAAAGAACGTATCCGTACAATGTATCTCTCCAATTCGACATATGTGCCTAGAATATCTCTCGGACTCATGGCATTGAGTTTTATAACCGAGTTGCTTATGTTTAAAATACAAACTCTCGTAGAAGGATTTGAACCTCCGACATGATGGTTAACAGCCATCCGCTCTACCAGTTGAGCTATACGAGAATATAATTCCTACAGCTGGATTCGAACCAGCGACTTTCATCTAATGTTATCCTTGCTGTGATGACCCTCTGCCAACTGAGGTATATAGGAAAACTGACACGACAGGAATCGAACCTGCAACACCAACGTCCGTAGCGTTGTGCTCTGTCCAATTGAGCTACATGTCAATAACGAATATGTATTTGCCTCTCATACGTACACACTGGCGAGACAATACATATTTCTAAAAAGCAACAGTGTGTAAGTATTGCTTTTCTAGGGCGAACTGAAGTGATGAACTCCATCAGAATATCAGAAGAGGTATACATTCCAATATCCACCAACTATCAGGGTGTTCGCATATTTTTTGGTTAATCTATCGTATAGTTACTAACCTAATCATCCCTGTTGAGGGAATCGAACCCACTCGTGACCGAAGCCGCAAAATTTACAGTTTTGCCTGTCTCCTTAGCAGTATAAACAGGGATATTAGCCCACAAGTCCGAAGAACATTGTAGGACAAACATCACACCAACGAGAGTCGAACTCGTATTGCATCCGTGAAAGGGATGTGTCCTAAAACCATTTAGACGATGGTGCGATTTAGCGTACGGACTGGGCTACGACCCCAGGATACGCATATTCGTACGTATACAGGATTAGCAATCCTGCGCATTAAACCAGCTCTGCCACCCGTACATTCTGTATCTGTATTAATTTCAACAAAACTAACACAAATTTTAGTGAGTGATTCCTCCTCACTTTTGGCATACTTATCCATACAATAAGCGAAATATAACATTTCCAGAATATGCCATACACTTAATTGTCTGACACTCCAACAGCTAAAGCACGTTGGGTTCTTATATACATTCACTTCCAAATATACTCGAAAGCATATGAGACTAATGAACTTCTATAAGACTTTCACTACCAAAGATACCATTGTATCCATTAGCAATAGCATAAGGCTCATGTCAAAACCTATTTATATATTTTCTTTTTCAAATTGCGATACTACTTAAATTCTTCTTACCAGTTAGTCTGTCTACTTCTAAATTATGAAGTCGATAGAAATTTTCAAATCTATCATTACACTTATCAATATCAAAACTTTTAAAGTCATCACTTATATTCATTATTAAGAAAGCGCTGTACATATCCCTTTGAATTTTTATACCATCGAAATCATTCCATCTTTGTGATAAAGTTTTCTTTGTATATGTTTTATCAAAATGATTAAACTGACTTGCTTTCGCTTCAAATGTGTTTATTTCTATTAATTTCTCGCCAAAATAATTTAGTTTTCTATCTGTTATTGTTAATAACATAGATGGCGCTTTGTTTGCTAATGATTTACCGAAACGTTTCTTTTTCTTGTACTTTCCTTTATCATTCTTTTTAGTATTTTTAGCACGTTTCTGAAGTCCTGCAAAATTCATTTTCTCAACATATACTTTATTTCCAAGAGATATAATATAGTTTGCTAAACATTCATGCTGATACTTTCTTATATCTGCTTGCTTTCTATATAATTCCTTTAATTCATTTTGATATTTAATATAGTGATTTGATTTGTTCCATCTGACTTTCTTATTTCCTTGTTTTTTAATAGTTCCATCTTCATTATAATTATCTTGATTAGTAGCTCGTCTTGACCTATCCATCTTTCTCAGAATTTTCTGTTTCTGGTTTTCAATATTCTGGACTCTATCAGCAAGTTCTAATATTTTTACATCGGATTGGCTTGAAATAGCAATAGTTCTAGTTCCAATATCCAAACCAACATCACCATTACCAATACAATGTTTAATTTCACCAGTTTCAGTATCCACTTTGACAGGTGGATTTCCTTTAAAGACTACTTGAACATAGAATTTATATTTATTTCTTACATATTTCCTAATAATTCTGTTGTAGCAAATATCGCATTGCATAGCCTGATATTCATAATGATTGTTATAATCAATTAAAATTGGAATTTTTAACCCATTCCAAACAAGAGTATCATTAATTATTCTGATTCCTGTTTTGTTAGATTTTCCTTCAAGTGAATTTAATTCACCATATTTCTTATAATAAACTTTCTTGCCATTTCCATAGAATAATTTATCATAAGATTTCCATAATGCTGTTGCAATCTTTTGAGAAGTAAAAGAATCAATATTATTTTTAAAATGTTTTTGCATTTTCTTTACGTCTTCATGAAATGAATATTCTGACATGTTATATTGTTTTCGCATATCGTTTATTTGTTTCCAAATTTCTTTATCAGACTTTTTATTCTCAGACAACGAAGATAGAAGAGTACGATATCTCTTAGTTTTAATCATTTCCTTATAACGTTTCTGTGTTACATTAACTAAAGAATTATAGATTTTTCTTCCAATCTCAAAACGCTTATTTAAAATATCTTCTTGATATTTTTCCGTTTTTAATGGAAATTCAACAATAAAGTTTGCCATAATATTCACCTCACTTTCTAATATAATATTCTCTTTTTCTAATATCTCTTCTTTTGATTTTCTACATACTTTTTAATTGTTTCGCTACATACATTACCTGCCGTAGAAACAAAATAACTTCTTGTCCATAAACTAGGCATTTTTGATAGTTCTACAAACTCTTCTCTAAGAATTTTACTTGTATATCCTTTTATTTGTCTCATAATGTCTGATGGACTTAACGTAGGTAGACAATTTAAGAACATATGAGTGTGGTCTTTATCACATTCGATTGCAATAATTTCAATTTCTAACTCCTTACATTTTATTTTGACCAGTTCTTTAAAGCGTCTTTCTACATTTGATATTAGAAAAATTTTTCGTCTGTATCTTGGACAAAATATAAAATGATAATTTATCAAAGATACTGTTGTGTTTGTATGTCTATAATTATTTTCCATACATATACTATCATATGTGTATAAAATCAATGGAAACATACACATTAAAATATAAAATAAATGTGCTGTCCATCCCACACCTAAAGGAGTGGGCTTTTCGCACTATTAATTGTAAACGCCAGATTCGTTAACAACCTTCATCGTCTGTGTTCCGCCAAGGGTGCCCTGAATTGGGGCGTCCTTTTTATCTTCGTTATCAACATGGGAAGAAATAGCATTTCGTGCCTTAGAATATCCAAGACATTCTGCAATATCCTTGCCAACAAACCAAGGATCTCCATCAATTGTAAGAGTTCTCACATTACCAAATTCTTCGTTATTGAATGTTGTAATTGCTGTTGTATTCATAATTATTTTCTCCTTTAATATAATGTACAGATGACATTTCGCCACCTGCCAGAATAATAAATGGAGGCTCGGTATTTATCCGAGAAAATATCCATTAGTCGGTGTACACTACTTGATGTGTACATGAGTTACCGACAAATAATTTGCGTATGCACTAAAAGGCGTCCAACACATTTGAAATCAGAGTTATATTACTCCTGTAAATTCTATGGTAAATGTCTATACGCAAGCCCCAAACATACGAGCTTTATACCTCTGTGTTTTGCATGGCGTCCCATGCTCACCAAAATATCTTCATTAATGCTCTATAGGCGATATTTCTTACGTGTGATAAAATTAGCTTTTTGTTACTTTACCACATATACTTTACGGTACTTTTTGCCGAATCTCTTGACCTGTGAGTGAGAAGAGAAGTACATGTCGATATGCTTTCCTCTTACTCCGCCACCAACGTCCTGGGCTATATACCAGTGCCCATTGATTCTAACCTTAGTACCTAATTTAATTTTTCTCCTATCAACAGAAATGGTTCTGCCTTGTTTTGCTCTGCGACCTGAAGCAGTTCGATTTCCCCAACCGCCAGAACATGATCGACAACCGCAGTATGCAGTAATCTTGTATGTTCCCAAACATTTGACTTTTTTATTTTTCGCAGAAACAGCAGTAGAAGTAGTGAATCCTCCAACTGCCAGTAGCATTGCCATAACTAATGTGATAATTGAACTTTTCTTTTTCATGATTTCTCCTTTGGTTGCTTTTCAGTTTCCTCTGGAGGTCTACTATATATTAATAGAACAGTTGCAAGTCTCGGATACCATCTCTGATTTTTGTTTTTGATGACATAGACCTCGGAACTCACGGTGTGAAATTTCTTTAGCTGCAAGCAACGTGAGCATTTACACGAAGTGCAAATTGGTATTTTGAGAGTTTATCTGCTCTGATTAATCTTGATTATAAAAGAGAATAAAAGTTATTGTCTCTCCTATACCAGAGAGAACACAAATCCCCAGACACCGCATAAACACTGGGTTTAAACGGTGTTGAAAAATAAAAAGGGGATGATTTTGGACATTTTTTTACTAAAATATATCATATATGTTTTTTCTGAAAAATAATTCCGTATAAGTTTACGTCATTTATATCCAAACTAACAGCTCCAACATATCCTTTTTTTACCAAATTAATAGATGTGTCAGTAATTTTATAGTAATTCATAAGATACATAGACAAATATTCAAGTATATATTGTTTCGTCTTGATTTTGTCAGCATCGATATATCTTAACAATCTATATGCAGTATTCTGATTTATGTCCATCTGGTTTATTATATTGAATGTTTCTTGTTTTCTGGCATAATATATTTTTAATTTTTGTTCATATGAGCAATAATCATTGTCGATTCGCATAATTCTATTATGTTCTAAATGCAAATTTTCAAGTATATTAGTTATCCTCGCTAATTGACCTTTGGCAACAGCTTCCTTATTATAATTTTTAGGTCTTAAAATTTTTGACAATGGTTTAAAATTAACAGAATATCGTTCAGATGTATGGTTAGAAATTTGTTCTACTATATAATCCATAGTCGTCTCTAAATACCTGTATGTAACATTTTGTTTTTTATCATATCCCTTTAAATCAGATATAGTTCCTAAAAAACGTGCGATTATTTTTTTATTATTTTTCTCATCATACTCTATGTGATTATTTTGGATTTTTTTAATTTCTGCTTTAGAATCAACATCGAATTCTTTTTTTGCCTTATCAATTTCAATACACGACATAACATCTAACTGGCAAATATCGTAATACAGTTTTCTAAATTGCGCATCTGTGTTATATAAATCAAATATGCTACATCCAGTTTGTTTTGTGTAATTGTTTGCCTTGTCCCATAACTGACTATTCAGCTGTTGTGATAAATTAATAATCTCTCCAATCAAGTTATTGCTAGTCCTAATATCTAAGTCTGCTTGATCTTCTGAAGTGTATTTTCGTTGAACTTTTCTTGCATGAACATTTGATGTCGGAACTTTAAATAAAGAATAATTTTTCTTCACTGCGTTTAGTAAAATCTTGTCATTTGTAATCAACATTTGATCAGAATCAAAATCACAACCACTTAATCGCTCTAAAATGTTATCATTAATTGAATTTAAACAAACAATTTCATCTGTTAGATTAAAATAAGTATCAATTTCACCAACATATGTATTTTTTGCCACAAGAATATTCCCGATTGTTACATGAGGACTTCTACAGCATAATAACTCTTGGTTGTTTAAAAATCTGGTATTATATATTTCTCCTTTATTTAAAGTGGAAACATTGTGATTAAATTTACCAATAGATGATTTTAACATTTCTATAGGATTTCCAAATAATACAGAATAATTACCATGCACAAGTATATGACCTTTTTTTAAATTTTTTCTGTATGAATGCAATAAATCATTTCTAAAATTATTAAATATTTTTGTATATTTAAAATCTTCTGTTATGTTCAACATGGTATATATCATATCATTGACTGAAGAAAATTCATGTACGTTACCATCATTACTTTGACATTTGATATGATATTTCAGTACATCAATATCGGTATTTAACTTATTCATATAATCAAAAGATGGTTGTAAAAATTCCTTTACTTCTGATTTTGATAATTGCAAGGTATTCAACAACTGATAATGAGTTTGTACCATGTCTCCATCAAAGAAATGAGTCTTTTTCTCGTGCTTAACGACTCCAAACATACTTGGAAGATTATTAAGCCATTGCCGTACAGTTCCAAATTTCAAATATTTTATACTATTTGGAGTAGTAATAACTCTGATATCAGAAACATTTTTTGCCAATGTAAGCCCATTTAATTGTCCGATATCAGTGATATTATTGTCTTCAAACCATTTCTGAATGTTTGTATTAAAACAACAGGATTTGAAAAATTTATTTCTTAAAAGCAACATTCCATACTGATCATATTCTCCCATAACAGATTTATCGATCAGACTCTGTCCGTCCCATATCGAATTATGTACTTCAATTTCTTTTTCTTCTGTATGTAACCATCCATCATCGCCAATCGAAGTTTCAATAACAGTATCTTTAAATACACTCTCAAAATCATCAATGATTAAGATAGATTTTGGATCAATGTCAATGGTATCAACAATACTGCTGGTTGGTAATGAAATATATGCTTCAAGTGCAGCTAAGTCAACTTCATCTTTGTGTTTAACTTTTAATCCACACATTTCCCATTTATGCATGTGATCATATAGTTCTTCAACAATAAATAAACATTTACCGACACGGCTGCTACCAGAAGATCGCTTAAATCTTACATAATTTCTATCATTGCATCGAAAGCCATCTTTATATAAAATTTTTCTTAATTCCGCAACGTCTTTAATTGTATGATTCAAACTTTCTTTAATGCAATATTTTATTTGATGAGAAGAGTCAGATTCTCTGCTAATATAAAACATATTAGGTAATTTATCACAACATTGTGTTTCGCCCAGTAATTGATTTGTCTTGACTCCAATAACATCTTCGTGATATTTTTCAGTTTTTTCATCCCATACAAGAGCTGTTGCAATACAATTATGAAATGATAAATCTGAATATTCGTATCCATGTTTAACATATGTATCTGGACTAACACGATTAAATTTCTTTACGCTATATTTAAACGTAACATTGATAACCATATTGCTATATTCTTTATCTTTCCGTTTCCCAACAAAGAATGAAAAATCCTTTTTCCCAATTCCTTTGTTTTTTCCACTTTTCTGTACATATTGTCGAAGCTCAATTAAATCTAAACTAAAATCGTATGTATTTACGTATTTTCTTAAATTTTGTTCTCGTTTTCCATTATTTATGTATGTTAACGAATACCCTGTTCTAGTTACTTCTAAATCATTTTTTACTTGATGATTTGCGATATACAGATCCTTTGCGTCAATGCTTGGAATATTTAAGCAGTTTGTGTTTCCCTTGTAATTCAATCTATATCCTCCTTTGCAAAATCGCATCTTATATATGTTGTTGCATTTAACGAATTAATGAATTGACATATTTGTTTTGACATATATGATTTCAAAGATTCTACACAAGAACAATTTTCTAGTATTTCATATGATTTCTCATAAGAATTTTCCAATAAGACATCATTATAATTTTCTTCCGTATGTTCAATTAAACTTGTAATTAATGGAATATGAATGTCTTTTACGTTATCAATGATGTCAATTGTTCTATATTTTTCTCTTTGCTTTTCATCCAAAGTTAGCCAAATATCCGAATTCACATTCTCCTGATCCAGTCCATTGATACTAACTGTAATTGAAAGATAACCATTCTTTAAATTAAGCACGGGGTTCCATGTACGATTTTTACAAGTTTTTATTTTTGTATATAATAAATGGATGATTTCAATTTCGCTATATCTCTCCAAAAATTTCGTGACCATTTGATTTAAATGATTACATATATCTCGGGTTGTCATTTTGTTTCCTCTTAAAATAAAACCACAAACCACAAACTGACCACATTTAATGGCAGCGTGTACTGATAATTTTCTTGTATCAATTACGCAGCTATAATTATATACATCATACCCAAAAGAAGTTTTTGCGTTGATTGTTTTTAAGTAATTTTGTATCTTGATGTTTTCTTTAAGGTAATTTTCATTTTCTTCAATACGATCAAGAGAATTGATTCTTAAATAATCCGTATATTTTTCATCAATTTTTTTTACATAATCAACCAATTTTGAATCTGGTTTATTGATGCAAATACGATGCCAGTCGTCTTTCATTAAATGATTATCTCTTAGTAAACAACCAAGATCTTCTCTTGATTCAATGTCATTAAACACACATTTCACTTTGAAAGAAGAGGTTGATGGTTTTATAACTTCAGTTTTTTGAAAGAAAAACCTTGCAGACAAATTTCCATATTTCATCGCTGTTGCTTCTAAAATTTGTGCATGGCACTGTGTAATACATGTATAAAAATGATCGATTTTTGAAATTACTTCATCAGTAATACCGTCATCTACATTTTTTAATTTGCCGTTTTTTGTAAAGGTAAAACTGTTAAGTGTCATCTCAAATACTGTCATATCTTCAAATTGCAATGATTCAGATATAACAATTTCTTTTTTTAACTTGCTTACTTGTCGAGTTTCTAACATCGGTGTTAATATGTCATTTCTGGTATCTAAATATTTCTTCAGCAGAATTTCATATTCATTAATATATCCTGTATTTGCCATTCTACTCATCATCCTCGCTTTCTTCAAAAATCATGTCTGTCATCCGTTCCATTTCAGTTCTTGGTTTCCTGAAAGCGTTTTTATGTAAACTTTCTGGTTTGATCTGGCAATAAATATCTTCCGTAATCATTTCTCTGGTAGCGGCAGCTCTGCACATTCCTACACCAAACAGTACAGCACCGCCAATCAGAATCGTAGATAAAACTATCATTCTACTGCACCTCCACTGTATTTGATTTACCGCTTAGGTAATCGCCTGCACATTCAAGAAGCTTGTAGATAGTATCAGCAGATTCAATATGTATATCAAGATCGCCAGCTGTTTCAAGCTCAACTACCTGAGCCATCAGAGCAGTTCTAAGAGAATATCTCTTTGCCGTGATTTGTAAATCATCTTCAAACTGATGCCAGATTGGGAAATCTCCTGTCTCTTTGGCAATTGAAAGTGTCACTGTAAATGTTTCATCCTCTTTGCCGTTTTCATCATTATGTCGGGCAGTAGCTAAAATTTTATGCTTTCTGTGATTGATCGGAATCTCAATGGTTGTCCCACGGCTTTTATAACTGCGCTGTGGACGATTCTTTTTCTTCATTGCCTTCTGTTCTGTGTATTTTTCTTTATTAAATTTTCTGGATTTCATTGAAAAGTCTCCTTATTTATGTATTTGTTTAGTTTAATTATTAATTTGTGTTTATTATGTATTTCAGTAATTCATGCTTACTGTTCTGGTATAATATTCTTCTCAATCTTTCGCCAATCGTTGGGAAGAGATACCTTGAAATAAATGCCACGGGCACTCGTGCTTTCTTTGACCATTTTGCATATCAACGTGTGCTTGTGAAACCGCAGCAATTCTTTTACTTGATACCATTTAAAACAATAATCAGTGCCACCTGATTGAATATTGCTTAAAATATCGTTGATGAAAATACGATAATACTGGTCATGCGTTGGCTTATAGACTACAGAATCTGTTGTACTATCTCTTGCTCGAATACCATCATTTCTTTTTAATCTTTTCTTTGAAGAAGGAGTAGTGCGTAGTCTCTGTGCTGCAAGTTTGACTGCGAACTGTTCTTGTGTCATGTTCTCAAATGAGATACGATAGAAGTAGCCAATAAGTCTTTGAGTTCTGTATTTAATTGTTTTGTCATGAAAATTTGTTAGATCCTTTCGTTATGTATATTATTGTTTAGTTAATTTTTAATTTGTGTTTACTTGATTACTCACAATGCTGCCAACAAAGCGATTAATCAAGGTTTTCTAAATCAGAAGAAGCATTAGTTGCTTTCCCGAATTCTCCGTAAGGTTTTAACTGTAATTTAATTTCTTCGATTTCTTTTTTATAATCGTAATTGGAATCCAAGCGATATTCTTGAGTTCCGTCATATTTATATTTATTTGTAAAAGCAATTCGACTATATACAACTCTATCAGTGCCAGGAAGAGTTTTGAATAATTGCTCATGATAGATAATCCCTGCCTCATCAAGAACCTTAACACATTTTTCAATAGTAGTTCGATGTAATCCAAGTTCCTTTCCGATATCATCATATGTTTTCACATATGTTTCTGGTCTTTTCTTTCTATTTTTTTTCGAATTAAAATCTTCTGAAACTCGCATGATAATATTGTATCTTAGATATGCTAACACGAGTAATACATTCCATATTCTGGTATTATATGGCATTGAATTCGTCTTATGTAATCGGAGCAAGTATAAGAACTCGAAGTTATAAATTATACCGTAATGTTTCTTTTGTAGGAATAAATTTTCTTCAGTGTTTTCATTCGGAACATTATATAATGTAAGCTGCTTGATTGGTGATGCAACTTTTTTAACATAGCCTTTGTCTTCAATTAATTTCATAAATTTTTTAACTTGTTCATTGATGCCTGATGAGTTGTAATTCTGTGAAAAGCTCATTTGGCGCACGAGTAAATTTGTATTATAAAGAATCGGTGGTTTTTCTGGATTCCATTTTAACATCATATTGTTTGCTAACGCCATTTGAAATAATATTCTTTTTTCTCCAAACTCTGGATTGTAGATTAGAAAATGTGGAATAACATGAAAGTTCTGTCGTTTTCCTTCGGGTTTAATTTGTTTCATAAATAATTCTCCTTTGCTATCTTGGTTATTAACTTGTGTGTAGACAAAATCTCAGCATAAGTACAACAGGTGTTGATTTGATAGACACGTCTAAATAGCTAGACAAATAATTTTTAATCGCTCAACCGACAATATTAACTATAAGAGACGTGTTATCTATATAGGACATATTACCTATACAAAACACGGGAATATAAATATTCCCTACCTATTTTTTGTTTCGGTCGCTGACGCTTACTCAACAAAAAAATTCCGTGTTCGCTGACGCTCATCTCTTTTCTCTTTTGATCTTTCATCTGTCTTGACAATTGTATTGATCATCTTTTAATTTCTCCTTTCTTTGTTTTTCATCATGTAGATCATATATGATAATTGTTTTATATTTTCTTCCTGCAATGTCCGTAATCTTTTTCTGGTTATCTCATTGTAGTACAACCACATATATAATCTTGAAGATCTTGGATATAATATCTCAGAATTATCTTTCCAATAACTATGAATCTTCATTGCAATTTCTTTTCTGGTATCTGCCAACATATATTCTTTAAAAGAATATTTACACAGATTACCATAATTGATTATCTGGCATATCATATCTGGTGTGATATCTGGTGGCAAATTGAAAGAGAGTTTTGTCTCTTCATTGCAATTATGTATAAAATCATTTGTATTCTTCACGGTATATATCCTTTCTTTCTTCATTTTCTTTTTAAGCATATTGGTATTTTAACATACTTTTTGCACCTTGTCAACGGGTGCAATGAGGGAAGTTAGTCATATTTTTATCTGGGTAGAATGTAATTTTCTTTATACTGGATTCTGTACATTTAGAAGAGCTTTTCGTGGGGGAATTTCCATTCTATTGGCAAATTGGTATTGTTGGTAGTGGAAAGGTATAAAATTGATTTATGATCTCTCAGGTGTATTTTTTCATAGGAAATACCATTGTACTTTTTCACGTACAATATATGCTGGCGCAGATAATGGTCTTTTCAATGTAAAGTGTACCCCCTATGCGGTATGAGTGTGCGATATAGGTCATGTGTGCAATTACTTAGTGTACATTTTCAATGTTTAGATGAGAAATCTGGTACTAATTTCCATTTTATATGTTTTGGCGATAACTTGTTAGGGTACGATAGTAGAATTAAAATTTGCTCTCTCAGAGTACATTTTTTAAGGGTATAATGAAGAGATATTTTTGTCTTAGATCTAAGATGTGTTGTGGCAGATATCTGATTTGGGAATCTGCTGCATGATGGTAGGTGTTGATTATATGTGATTCTCAATGTTTAGAAGAGTATATTCGTCAAATATGGATTTTGTGGTATGTCGTGGAGAGTTGTTAGAGTAGATAGGTAAAATGGATTTATGATCTGTAGAGTGCGATTTTTTATAGGACTGTATGAAAGATAATTTTTTGCATAAAAATAATCCCTGCTTGCAAGGCTGAGTGTCTGATTGATAGATTGCTTGTGTTCACTATCTGTCACAAATCTGGTTGATAGCTCAAGGGATTCCATCTTATAAAATGTTTTGCCTTGCGAGGGATTGTTTTTATTGATACATGGAATACATTGAATGTTCTTGTTCAATGCCATATATATGATTATATCATGTAAGATATTTTATTGCAATGAGAGATTGTTAGTTGTAAAAAATATGCCCAGAGAAATTTCCCTGAGCATAAATTCTGATAATGCATTTGCAGATACATTATCTGGGGTACCAACTTGAATACCTTAATATCATTTTTATGTCTGTTTTGGCGTAGATGCCAAGGGTTGCCTAAGCCCTCAATGGAAGTATAACATGATTGTCTTAGAAATGGAAGTGGCATATTTTGATTGTAAGGTGTTTACCTGCGGTAGCAATGTCGAGAAGGAACGCTGACGCTTATCCTGTCTCTCCTAAACTGCGCAATAAATTGCTTGTTTGCTTGGAATAAGAGAGAAGAGGAGTAGAAGAGTAATTGTCGTTTTATTCAGTATTTATAAGGGTTTTGTGCAAAATAGGTACGAAATTAGTGACACCATGTTTTTGCGATCAAAAAAGTGAGGTCGTCAGGCATGGGTACAAAAATGAATTTTTGATTTTTTAAGATGCGGTATGAAAACGTAGGATAGAAGAGAAGTTTGTAGTTGTGTTTTTGGAAATGAAAACTTGCAAAAAAGTGGTGTGCAAAAGGTCTGATTTTGGTCAAAATGGTAATAAAATTTGAGTGGCGTCGTCTGAAGCCAGTATTTATGAGGGTTTAAGTGGTGTATTGGATGTGAAAAAGTGAAAAATCGGGTCATTTTGAGTATAGTGCGATTGCAAAAATGGCTTAAATAGGGAAGTTGAACGACGTCACTTACGACGCAACGTTTTTTTGATGAGATAAGAGAAAAGTAGTGAAAGTGTAGGAATAGTGGGGATTTTGATGGATTTAAGGAAAAAGGAAGAAATTGGAAGAAAGTGATTGAGAAATTGGAAAATAATGGATCAAAAATGAGAGGGAGATATTTGGCGTGTTGAAGACATCAAGGCAAAAAGTATAAAAACTATATTGTTAAATATGTAAATACACCCCCTACATAGTATAGTTATAAATATATAAAAACTATGGTAAATACTGGATAAATCTATTTGAAATACTATAATTTTATCAAATGAATTTTTGTAAATGATTGTAAATAATTTATAGGTAGATCAGGATCAGGAGTGCAGATAATTTCCAACTATTTCCACATAGTATTCAAAACTACATGATAGTGTATCAGATGCTGTATAATGTAATATAGTTTACGACGTGTCGCAGTATTCCAAAATAGGACTACTACTTTGCGACTATTTACACAACACTTGTCTATTATCCAACACATTATGTAAAAGTGTTGGATAGTCTATCCACGCCATCAATACAAAATAAAACTTCACGCCACACCACACTAGCAAAACAATATTTTCTTTATCACTCAAAAACCCACCTATAACACAACTCTATACCAACCAACCTTGCTATAGCTTTTATCTATACCACTTGACAGCACAATAAAACCATGATACACTACTAAGCAAACAAGTGTTCGATGTTTGGCAGACTTCCAGCACTTGCAACAAATACACAAATTAAAATACAAACTAAACATATTAATATATAACAATCATACAAGATCAAGCTATCATACATATATAAATGCATATACAAACATAGCATGATAGTATATCTCATACTACCACGCAAAACTAGATTCAAACTACAACAACTATATAAGTGCATATAATAATATAACATACGACTATACACAACATACATCTATGATATAATATATAGATATAGTACATATACATAATACTATATAAGAGTACACCTACGGCATAGATAAGTGCTACATATTGTACTATAGCACATATACCTATATATTATATTAATAATACTGTTTTATACGTGTTCCTTCTATATAATACAAATAATCTTTGCATACTTATATTCTAAAACGTTTAAACGACTGTATAAGGCTTTATGAGTGCATACGGCAGAGTAAACAGTATTATTGATCTTTGCTGGTATTATCTGTATCTATAAAACTATAGTCCAATTTGTAGCCTAAACCATTACATATTTTATTGACATCATCAAAACTTAACGACTTTTTGTTTTTTAGGATATTAGATAAATTAGCTGGGGAGATACCAATAGCCGTTGCAAGTTGTTTTTGTGTATAATTCTTTCTTAATTGCAATTCTTTAATGGTTGCGATTAATTGAGTATTATCTATATATATCATATATGTTTTACCTTCCTTTACTTTTTATATTATTAAGTGTATAAAAATAATTTTAAAAAAGATCAAATAAATACTTGACAAATCAAGTAAAAACTTGATATAATAATAACTGTCAAAAGGATACAAGATATAAATCAAGTATCTAATTGATATTATATCATAATTTGATTTTAAAACAAATCAAAAAATAAATCAAATAAATGCTTGACAAATCAAGTAAATACATGATATAATATAAACAAGTTAAGAGAGAGACATAAAAAACAAACCACATTGAGTTGTCGGTAGTTTTCAAAAGTCAATCAATTAGCAACAACTTATAAACAGTCTTAAAAAGGAGAGTCAAACAAAAGTAAATCTTAAAAATAAATAAAACGGTTGTACATGATGAAATGTACATAAGGATAATGAAAAAAGGCTTATAAGTGCTGGTAACACCTACAAGCCCATTAAGTATAAAATACTTAGTTCTAGACAATCTAAGTATAACATATCTTAAAAAGTTTTGTCAATTCTGATAAAACAAAATTCATTTTAAAGTGGCAGACACAATTCAATAGTTTTTTGTCTTGTATGATGATACAAGTTAAACCCTAGATAATATGCAAGTAATGTTGCAAGGGTTTAACGCAAAGACACTTGATGAGTAGAAGCCGTGTGGCAGAGTAGGGAATAAACCGTAATCAAAGGATTAACACATACAAGAAGCAAAAGACAACTTGTATATTTGTAATATATAAGGGCAGACATAACATTGAACGGATCTAAACTTAAGGGTATCATTTTTTGATACTCTGTTTTTTTGTAGCAAATTGTAGCAACTCTTTTCTTGCTTTAGAGTAAAAAAGCATGGTTGGAACTTAAACCATTTAATGGTTGTTAGTGCTGATTATAGCACAATGGCAAGTATATCAATTAGTAATATATTTGTTTTACAAATGAACGCCAACGGCTTGTACCCTAGTAGTTAGTAATTTGTATACAGATTATATGAACATTGTTCACTGTCTTGCATACCGCTTTAATCGGCATTATAGAACTATTAAATTTTAAAATCTTATCAAGTCTGATAAGTAGAAAGAAGGAAATTATGAATAAAAATAATTTTATGCCAATTGTTGAAAAAATCTGTTCTTTCCCACCTTCAGCACTAGATCGCACAGAAGAAGATGGTAAAGAACTGTTAAATCTTTGTAGAACATTGATGGACATGGTTAATATTCCATCAAATGCAGAAATCTATGAGATCCCTTTGATGAAAAACAATCAAGTTGTAATTTATTTCTTCTTAGAAAATGATGATGAGAAAGAGTATTGTCTTAATGCTGGTCATTGGTTAGATGATACAATTTCCATGAAACTAGAAGCATATGGGAAAGAAACGCATGAATACGATATTGAAATGTATACAGCATTTGAATCTTTGCCATTAGATTATTTTGAGAATCATGAAACAAATGACGAAAAGAAGGAAACAACTATGAATAAAAATTACTACGGTACCGAATTTTACGGTACTGAAAAATGGGAAGAACAGAAAAAAGGAATCCTTGCAGAAATGCGAGAAAAATATAGAAATGTCAATGTCGAAGATGTTGATATTCTTGAAACAATGCCGTTTGACCACGATGGACTTCATGCCACTGGTTATGAAGTATTGATTAATGGCGATTGGGTCATTGATTATGAAGAAGAAGAGTAAACCATAAAGGCACGATCTAAAAAAAGATTGTGTCTTTTTTATTGCAACCATAAAATCCCGCTTTTATAACTAATGTAAGTCGGGTAACCAAAGAAAGAAGGTATATTATTATGAAAAAACTAACAATCGCAGAAAGAAGAGAAAAAGAACTAGATATATTAATTAGTTATAAAACTAGCAACCCAACACCAGCGGATTATAAAGAAGCACGTAAAATAATGAATTCTTATTATCGTTTGTGTGGATTAGCTAATAGGAATTTAATGCTTACAAACAATGAAAATACTTATAATCGAGTAAGCACTCATAAGAGTGAAGAACGAGAAAGTAAATGGTTTAAACGATTACAAAAAACTTTCAAAGAAATCTATGGACTAGATCTTTTTTATGTGTCATGGTATCCATTAATTGGTGCAAAAGATACAACAAATGGAGGCATACAAGAATTAGTTCATGCTATTTTCTATAATTAGATTTAGAAAGAAGGTATATTATGAGTATTACATATAACAAAGAAATCAACAAAAAAATCAGAATCTATTTAACGGAATCAATCAAAGATTGGTTAGAAGCACACGAGTATGATAAAAAGGACTGTTTTCACAGTCCTTTTCTTACTTACTGGAATATCATAACAGATGAAATCAACGGCGGTATTTATGATAAATACACCAACTTTGAAAAGTGGAAACATTTCCACATGGGGTTGCGTGGTTTTGGTGCTGATATTTATTGTCTATACAAAGATGATGAAAGAGTATCAAGTATTATCATGAAAGACTGGACTGGAAGAGAAGTTGTTGACGTGGAAGAAACGGCAAACTTAATGGATTATCTTTGCTTTAGGGAGTTTAGAAAGCTACTTAAAAAAGAAAGTAATATTATTATTTAGGAGGTTATTAATCATGAAAATAATACATACAAACAACGATAGTTTATTTACAATCAAAGAAACGCCAAACGGGATTTTTGTTAAAGGGTTTGGTAATGACGATAATGAAATGTGTATACCCGATCATGAAATAGTAATGTTGTTAAATTATTACCATAATTGTAAAGAAGGGTTAGAATCACAAGATTATATTAACGATAAACCATATACACTAAACGATATTAAATAAAAGGAGTGTTTGAATTATGGAACAATATTTATATGCTGATGAATATGATGACAATGAGATTAAAATTCTAACGGTTGGACAACTGTTAGAATTTTTTAATAAATCAGATGATAAAAAGAACGGTTCAAGTTTGGAAAGTTATATTCAAGATAACATAAGAATGGATCTTATTGAACCGTTTTGCCCACATAAAGAAGCAGAAACGGTTGTTTGTGATTTACAGCCATTAGCAAAACAGTATATCTTACAAGAAGCTGAGAAGGTTTTTAATGGTATGCCGTGGGTAGATACTCAAGAAGAACTTGACAATGTATATCATGAGAAAATCAAGAACTTATATGATACGGTTGATTTTTCAGAGTTTGTGGCGTATTTATAGATTGAATATTATAGACAAGTCAAAACACGACTTGTCTATTTTATTGAACTTATAAAGAAATAAAGTCCCGTAAAGGGCAGAAGGAAGGATATTATGACAAAATATAAAGTGATTTTTGGTTATTTCAGCGAACTTGTAACAGTTGACGAACCTACAACGGATTATGGTGCAATCTTAGATCTTGCGATCGATCAACTAGAATCTAATGGAAATATGGGCGTATTTGTTTCAGATGAAGATATAGAACGTGATGGGATCACTGATGATATGTATATCACTGGTGGAAATCACGGACTGAACTTATATCACGGTGGTAATTTTATGATAGAAAGAGTTGACGAGTAGGAGGAGGAAAGAACAATGGAAAAAACACAATTACATAAACCACAAACGATAGATATAGTCATTGCACTTGTAGGAATTGCAATGGCTATTATTGCGTTTATAAAGATCCCGCAAGCCTTTATATTAGAAGCGTTGTTGGTAATGATTACCGCTGTCTATATGCTTGCTTGCGTTGGATTTTTTGATGATGATACAGATACAGAATAAGGAAGAAGGTAAACACACAATGACAACAAAACAGAACAAAACAATCAAGATCTTATTAGTCGTAGCACTCATGTTTACGGCTTTTTTAATGATGGAAAATACAGTACACGCAAAGACAAAAAGAAGCACGTACAGAACGATAAACGGCATTTATAACAGTGACGGCACAATTGACACGGTTGACGGCTACTGTTGGAAAGTACGCAAGGAATCATATGCCTATCCAGAGACTACCGTTGTAACTGTAAAATTCAATACTCACGGCACTAGAAACAAACTCGATGATTCGATCGTAAAGATCAATGCAAAGAATAAGAACATCCAGCTTGTAAACGATTATATACGCCATGAGTACGACTTAAAAGCCTATAGAGTAAAGTATATCAGCACTGGAAAATTAACCGATAAAATGATCCGTGAACGTGCTGTAAAGCATACGATTTATGTGGAAATTATTAAAAGTGTTTCTGCCGGAGGTAAACATGGAACGTATGGAAAAGGTTACTACCTTGCGTATAACAAACGTGTACGCAAGGGAAAGCACGTAACAAGCTATTGTGTATGGAATCCTTGTAATAGTTACTGTGATGACGTAGAAGCGATCGCAGATAATGGAAAAATCAGATAGAAAGAAGGTTAGAAATCATGAAAGATTATAGAACGATTATTGATAATGATACACTAGAAATGTTTTGCACGACCTTAGATGATTACTTAGAAGATAGTTTTGAAGGCTGTATGTTAGATAACTATTTCTTTGATATTGGAAATAATAACATGAGATGGGGCAGAGTCAAACTAAGAAAATACGTGATGATCTTAGAAAATGGCTTGAATGAATGGTCTAGTGTCAACGAACTGTACATGACAGACAGCTATGAGAAATATAAAGAACTCTATGATGCTTATTATAAGGATCGTGAAGAATGTGAGAAAGAAGAATTAGAAACGGCATAGAATAGGAGTGTTGGAAGATGGCTAAAATCAAAGTCAAAACAAACATTTATGATAGAACGGCAGTGTTAGAGTTAATGGAAAATTTCTTTCACGATTGCGGAGAGAATGGGGTATCAGATTTTAAAACGTGGTGTGAAGATAACGTCACGAAAAGTCAAGAATCTATTGTGGAAAATATCACAGATGAAGTCAATCGAATTGCGTATGAATTATATGAATAGGAGGAACGATAGATATGATTGGAAATAGATATGAATTGAAAAAAGATGGAACAGAACTAAAAGAAATTGAAAATGATCTTGCAAAATATCTTAATGTGCCATTTGTAAAATGTAGCTACGATAATGTAAATAGTCATAAATATAAAGATAAGAATGAAATTGAATATAGAAATAAAGAAGCAATGGAAACTGGTTTATATGATATGTGTGATTACATTATTAACTATGAAAAATACAATACACTAGATGGCTATAAACAAAATAATGGCGGATACGATGGGGAGGTGTATGAATTGTTATATCTTAAGGGAAATGGAAATTATATTGTGATTACCAATATCGCAGAATGATTTATAAGAAAGAAAAGGAGGTAAGATAGAATGGAAATTTTAAAGATGACAAAAACAAACATGGTAGTGATTCAGACAGTGGAAAAGGAAGAACGTAACACTTTTGACATTGGAAAAATCAAGGTATCAGCTTTACCACCGATCGCAAAGAAAGATCTTATCGCAGAACTTAAAAGTAAAGGATTCTGTGATGGAATGATTCATACAGCTTTACAATGTAAGTTAGAAGATCTGAACGGATATGTGAACGTATGGAAGTATGTAGCATATATCCTTGCTGTAGAACTGATGGAAAGATTATAAGAAGGGCGGTGGAAACATGGAAAATACAAATACATTAACAGTAAAATTCGTCGGTTTTGGTGGTGGATTTATGGAATATCCATGCTATAAAGATGAAAACGAAAAGCTATATTTTGACATAAACGATGGGAAAAATGGACTTGACTTATACACTGGTGCTTACATGGATGAACTTGGAGATATTTGTGGTGAACCAAATCAGTCAGTAATGCAAGAAATTAAATGCGATAAACCATTTTCAAGGAATCTTAGAGAACGTGATTATCAGTTTCTAAGTAGATTAAAAGCAGATTGCGAATACTTCTTAAGAAATGGAAACGGTTGTAAGAAATACTTATATAAAGAAAGCATTGAAAAACATTGCGATGAGATGGAAAAAATATGGAATTCATTTACAGACGAACAAAAACCTAAATGGTTAACGATGGAACAAATAAAAGATTTTAGAAAGAAAATGTTAAATACAAGAAAGTAGGTGGAAATTATGATCGTAAGAAACACTTATACAGATGGTAGAACAGAAATTTTTTGTAATACGCCCGATGAATACAATGACTTATGTTGTGAGTACGATTTAGAAGATTGTGGTATGAGTGGAAAATACGTTGGATCTAGTTGGAGCCACGATGATAAGAACAATGTAGACGTTTATTTTAAATATAAAGAAGATTAGAAAGTAGGTGGAAAGAATGAGTCGCAGAACAACTATGGAATCATTAGCGTGTCACGTAGAACGCAAGTATCACACGTTATACTTTACGGAAAATCCTCCGCACGCTGGAATTGATGATAGCTTACATGGTTACAAATACTTCTTATTATTCAAGAACACGTTCGGAATTTTTCGGAAATACAGAACGCAAGAAGAAGCAATTAACGGCATGACGGAAATTTTAAAAGAAGATCCAGCTAATCTATTCAACTTCTCTATATGCCGTACATAGTTTATTACATAGCCAATTAAAGGCTTTTACTGTCTGTAATGAAGCAGACTACACCCTAACGGAAAGACTCGACTATTGAAGCTAATAGTTACTTTATATGAACGGAAATACTGTACTACTGGTTGATGGTAGTGACGTACTGGAACGGAAAAACGGTGGCGTATGGCAGATAAAAGAGTGCTTTTATCGGTGGGTTCAATTTCCACTCCGCCACTTCACACGATGGAAATTATCGTGTATAATATAAGAGAACTGTTAATATTTTAAAGTCCTAAATAGGCAGAAAGAAGGAAATTATGTACGAGTTTAAAGAACTGATCTTGCCTGAACATTTCAGACACGCCTCCTACGGAGGATTTTGTGTGAAACCTGGAATGTTCTATGGTACAGAGAAAGAAACTGGAAAATTAGTAGCTACAACGGGATGGAACGTAAACGGATTAACAAACATTTATATCCAGCACGAGCCAAAGTCACAATGGAACAACGACTTATGGGAAGATCTTTACGATGACTACGGAAAACCTTTAATCACGATTGAAGAGAACGACTTGCAACGGATTAGTGACAAGGTTAAAGATTTTCAGAAAACGGCAATGGATTTTGAAACGTGGGTAGATGCAAACGGATATGATGACGAAAGCTGGGATGAAGATCTTACTAGAGAAGAACTAGATCAGATAGAAGAATCTTATGAATATTATTACTTTATGGAATATCCTGAGTTTGTAATTCAGCTTTTAAAAGAACGTTGGGATTTAGAAAATTATGAAGAATAGGAAGGTGGAAATTATGAAATCATATAAAGAATACGATAGAGAATTTATCGGAGATAGTGACATTGCAGCTTTAATTTTTGTAGGCACAACAAAAGATGGATTGAAGGCAAACATCTTAAATTTTGGCTCTGATGGAAGATATAATGCTTATATTGTGGATGAGAACGCAAAGATCGGAGACCACTATACCTTAGAGATGGAGTTTGAAACGTCATCAGGTTTCAAGGCATGGCTTAAAATTTATGATGATGAAGGATTGACGGCAGATTATAGTGCAGACAAAATTAAAGTATATCGTGCTGGAGATTTTGGTTGTATCATTCAGCTTATTGGAAAGAAAGAATAACGGAAAATTAAATAAGAACAAAGTAATTCAGGAAGATGCAGAAATGTATCTTCCTTTTTTGATGGAAAGAAACGAGGTAAGAACGAATGAAAGTTAGCAGAGAAGAATATGAAAGATTAGACTTTGAAGATTTTGTGGAAAAATTAAAGCCACAATGTGATACATTATGTAGCTTAGAAGATATGAAGAACGCTTGCGTTGAAGCAGTTAACGTGATGGAAGTTAGCCTTGCAATTCATATACTGGAACCGATTGAAGAGTACGGAGTGTGGTATTACGACTATGATCGAGAAAAGGGTATGCAGTATGTACCGCAGCCACTGTCACAAAAAGAAGATCTTGTGAAAGCTGGATACTTAGAACTGGTCGGATAATAAAATGCAGATTTAATTACTTTAAAATAATTAAAAAAGTTATTGACGAGTAATTAAAAAAGTGATATTATATCATTGTAAGGAGTGAGAGAAATGGCAAGAAAACCAATGTCGATCCAAATCGAAGAAACCTTACAAGAAAGTTTTAAGCTGAAATGCAAGTGTAATTCATTAAAATATAGTGATGTTGCAGAAGCATTATTGCAGTCGTATGTTGATGGAAAAATTGACGTTCGAGTAGAAATGAAATACACTGTAACGCCTAAAACCTTGTAAAACAAAAAAGGTGGCAAGCTGGAACTTACCACCAAAGAATGTGTAAGATATCTTCCACGAATGGAAAGATATATACCCAATCCGAACAAATTGAGTATATATCAAATTATCAATTCTTTCAAGTGGAAATATTCATTTTCACATATTCCAATTTGTTTTAATAGCACATTGAGAATTGAATATCTTGTATTTAGTAGGTACCTGAGAACGGAAGCTACGAAAAGCCGAAACATCTAAAAGCTGTGAAGTATACAAGAGTGATGGAAATTATATTTTTACAGAAAGGACTTAGATAAGATGGAAACAAACAGTATTAAGATCGGAGAAAATGATTTACAAGTCAAAGAATGGAATGGGCAGAGAGTTGTTACATTCAAAGATATTGACAGAGTTCATCAAAGACCTGACGGAACGGCAGGGAGAAACTTTAGAAAGAATAGAAATCATTTAATTGAGAACGAGGATTACTTTAAAGTTTGTCCCGACGAAATTCGTCGACACAACATCATGTATGTGTCAGAAAGATTACATCAAGATATTGTGCTTTTAACAGAAAGTGGTTATCTGTTAATCGTGAAATCATTTACGGATGATCTTGCATGGGATGTGCAACGGAAATTAGTTAATACATATTTTAAGTTCAAAGAAACAATGGAAAACTTACAGCCTGTTGAGAATGGAATGGTTTTATCAACTGGAAAATTTGAAGAAGCTGTAGAGAGTATTGTATCTTGTGCAGACACATTCAAATCTATGATTGATTATTCAACGATCAATTATAAGCAACAGCAGATTTTGCTTAAGACAGCCAGAATGAGAGTTGCGGATCTTTTAGGTGGGGCTAAATCACCTGAGTATAAGGAAAAGAGCCGAACATATTTTAAAAACTTATGGCAGAACTTTTGTTATAAGTTTGGATGTGGTTCTTATAAAGACCTTAATCCGCAATATATGGTTGGTGGAATTGCAGAGTTATGGATTTTACAATGGGAATATAAAGAACATAAGTAGAATCGGAAACAATTAAATAAAAATACTTAGAAAGCGATATCTATTATAGGTATCGCTTTTTGAGTTAAAAGAAAAGTTTTATCACATGAATAGGAGCGGAAATTATGGATATCGAACTTACAAAAATGGATTATATAAACTTTCCTATGGATAAACAATGTTATTCTAATGGAATGTATAATTTTTGGTTCATTAATAAAGACGTTGCACAAACATTAATCGGTAGATCGATTACCGATAACGAGTTTATGTATGAATGTTGTAACAATGTTCGTCATTTAACAAGCAATTGTGAATGCATGAATGTTTATGGAGAAGGTGTCTTATGTAATGGAAATACAGGGTTTTTAGACCGTGAATCATTAGGTTTGATTATATGTAGATTACAAAATATTTATGATAATTATTACAAATATTTTGAAAAATTCATGAATCAACAGTTCGATATATTTGTTCACAATTGTCGGAAATTTGAAACAGAGCATGATTCGAATACGGTAAGACCTATAACTAAAAAGACACCAGCAGTTGCGAAAAATCCAAAAGGATATATCTACGTTATGAAAAATTGTGGATATTATAAGATTGGAAAAGCACAGATAGGAAGTAGTAGGTTCGGAGAATATACAAAACTTCCAGAAGAACCAGAATATGTAATCAAGGTTATTGTCGGAAATTATAATAAAGTTGAAACAGCATTGCATGAACGATATAAAAACAAGCGATTAAGAGATGGTGGTTGTGAATGGTTTGAATTGGAAGATTCAGACATAGAAGAAATTAGAGATTTTGTTAACCAATATGTTGTAGAGGAGTGATTAGTTATGGGAGACAATGAAGTAAAAAGAATCGCAAACATCTTATTTAATATGTCTTTAGGAATGGACTATGACACGTTTGTAGATGATTATAAAGAAGATATGGAAATGTTGACTGAAAGCATTGGAAAATTATCTAAGGCAGATGATCCACTGTATTCTGTGTTACAGAATGTTGCAGGCAACAACGAAGAAATGGAAAATAAGCTTGTCAATGCAGATGGATCTATTAACTAATTAAATGTCAATTTTATTAAAATAATATTGTGTAAAAAGTGTGTAAAATATTATTGACATTGTGTAGATATTGTGTATAATATAAGTAAGTAAAGGAGACAATACAATGAAGCAGAAAGATTTAATCAAGAAGCTCAAAGCAGGCGGATTTGTCTTTGACAGACATGGCGGTAACCATGATATCTACATCAAAGGAAACAAAGTTGAATCAGTTCCACGGCACAAGGAAGTTGATGAACGACTTGCTAGAGGTATTCTAAGAAGGAACGGGCTGTTATAATACAGCCTGCCCTTGGAAAATCTTGTTTGCAATCATATATAAGAATAGAGGTGAAAATATGAAAGCAGTATATCCTGTACTATTTACAAAAACCGATGACGGAAAATATTTAATTGATGCACCAGATTTAAATGTATTAACGGAAGGAAAAGATATGTCGGATGCTATTAAAATGGCACGAGACGCAATGGAATTAACTTGTGTTTCTATGGAAGATAGAGAGGTGGAAATTCCTAAACCAACAAATATTACAGATATCGATATTGCGAAAAGCACATTTTTTGATGAAGGAGAAACTATTATTTCATTGGTTGATATTGATTCAACAGAATATCGAAGAAAAATTGATACAAAATCTGTAAGAAGAAATGTTGCATTACCTAGTTGGTTAAATTATGAAGCAGAACATTCTGGAATTAATGTTTCTAAAGTGTTACAAGATGCACTTATTCAAGTATTGAATGTTACTGATAGACCAAATTATAATAAATAATATATATAAAAACGATTAATTTATTGTCAATAGGCACTTTTAATAGTGCCTATTTTTTAGCAAAGGAGAGTAAAATTATGCCATTGGTTTTATTATTAATAATTATATTTATCGTTCCAGAGGATACTTTGGAATATATGTTAGGAGCTATCTTAGGTGGTGGCTATGGAATTTTAATGGTTATAGCATTTGTTGCTATTCTGTATGGGATTTATAAGTTCTTTTCCGATCTTTGGAACGGAAGATAGAATGGAAAATATCATTTGATATGAATCATTCTGACACACCAGAAATTGATGAACTAGAATTAGAGTGAATACAAATTAATATAGGTAACTAGGACACTTATGGAAAATTCCAGAGTGTCTTTTTTAATACAAATTTTTACATAAGAAAGGTGGAATTGATTATGAATCTAAACGAAATGGAAATCCCTTGCGATCCAATTTTGGACAAAGCAAAGAGGGATGAGTTGGTGCAGAACACAGAACTTTTAAAACAGGTTACAATCAAGCCGATCCCGTGGCTTCCTGGACGAGATTATATTACTACAGAACAGGTAGCACGATTCTTTGATGGAAATGTTGACGAGGTTAAGAGGTTGTGTACGAAGTATCGCAAAGAGTTTTTAGACGATGGAATGGAAGTTAAGACAGTACAAGAGATCATTGACGGTCAGGACGCAACAACGGAAAAACAGAAGGGAAGAATCATGGTAACGTATCCGAACGGATTGAATATCTCATTCGGCTATAAGGGTGCTAAGGTGTTTACTCTTAAATGTTTGATCAGATTATCTTTACTAATGGAAACTTCAAAACTTGCCGAGAGCGTGAGGTATTATGTTTTCATTAATGATTATATCACGATAGAAGAGCAGAGAGAACAAGAGCAGGTAGAGGCAGGTGTGCAGCTTGTAGACACAACGGAAATTTTAGGTAGAAGAATTGACTTATACAGAAGCATTGAAGATCCGTTATTCTTGGCAAGAGATGTTGCAGAATGGATTGATTATAGTAAACGTCCTGATGGAAGTTATAAAACAGATATGATGTTACAGGTGATTGATTCAGAGGAAAAATATAAGACCAAAATCTTAACCGCCAATAATGTTGGCGGGTCAAATTTAGGTCAGATTGATTCTACGGGAAAGACTATTAATCCATTTTGGTTTCTGACAGAAGATGGACTCTATGAAGTGTGTATGCAGTCACGCAAGCCGATTGCAAAACAGATGAAGAAACAGATCAAAGAATACCTTAGAAACATCCGTAAGACAGGCGGTGCAGTTGACTTTGGAAAAGAATCACAGTTTATTGAACACTATTTTCCATCATTCTCTGAAGATGTCAAGCTTGCAATGGTAACGGATCTGAGAACACAAAACAAGGAACTCAAAGAAGAAAATCGGAAGCTACAGAATGATAATAAGCTATTAGCAGCGGAAATTTTGACGTGGGATGATCGCAATAAGATGAACGCTGGTATTAGGAAATTAGCTGCGGTTACAGGAACACAGTTCTCTGTTATGTGGAACGAGCTGTATAAGAACTTACAGTATAAATATCAGATTGATGTTAAGAAACGTGGAAAGAAACCATTTCTACAGTGGATTCAGGAGCATGAATGGGATAAGGTATTAAAAGTCTTTTGTGCAATGTGTGAAGCAAGAAATCTATCTCCAACCGATATGTTCCAGCAGACAGCACCAGTGGAAAACTTATATGATAATGAAGAAAGTGAGGATGATGAAGTATGGAATTAGAACAGATTATTCGGTATTCAGATGTATTTGTAGGAGTAATGATTACATTCAAAGTCATAGTTATGATTGCAAATGAATTTTTGATATTAATTAATGGAAAATATCCTACAATAGCTTATAAGAAGTATACAAACTTATTAGAGGATATAATAAATGTTATTGATAAACCAACTACTATTATTTTATGGACTTGGTTTATTATGAAAATAGGAACGGCATTTATTTTATAATTCCATATAATAATTTTGGCAAAGAACCGAACGGAAGGTTCTTTTTGTTTTACGGAAATATTTGGCAGGAACCGATTTGGCAGGTCGGTTCTTTGTCAAATTTATTATACACAAATTAATGATTAACTAAGCATAGAATTGTTAATAGGTAAGGTGTTAATTACATAGAGAACTAATAGGAATAGAATAGGTTTCTATTAGGATTGGCACACTAATAGTTGGAATTAAATGTTGATTTTATTTCTATTAGTTTACGGAATACAGCTATATAAAAATAATGAGTATAGAGAAAAATAAGACAGTTTAGAAAGGAAGATGAAGAATGAACCTACAGTTAGTAAAAACGGAAAATTTCAACGATATAACGTGTGATTTTTATAGTGCTGAGGACGATATTTGGATGACAAGAAAGCAGATCGGAGAGGCACTGGAATACAGTGATCCACAGAAAGCAATTGATAATTTACACAATAGGTATAGAGATAGACTGGATAAATATTCAGTTACCCTCAAACTGGGGGCTACTGATAATAAGAAGTATGATACTACACTTTATAGTGAACGTGGCGTGATGGAAATTTGTAGATGGAGTAAACAACCGAAGGCAAATGCCTTTATGGATTGGGCATGGAATGTTATCAAAGCTTATCGTCATGGAAATTTAAGAACAGGAACTCCTGTAACAACAGTGGAGCAGTTTCTTACAGAACAGACGGAACTTATGAAGCAGATGGAAAGAAACAATGAACGATTATACAATGTTACTATCAAAGGTTTCAATCAGTTAGCAGACATCGTTAAAGAAATGAAAGCCGAACGGAAAGAACTGTATAAGCAGATCGGTAAACCTACGAAAGATATTCCAGTAGTGGATACGGAAAGTGTTATCGCAGAATACAAACTTAATGAATGGAAGTCTAACGTCTATTCAATCATTAATGATATTCTAAAAGAATCTGATGAGTTAGGAACTACTACTAGAGATATTCTTAGAGAGGCATATAGGTATCTTACTAACACATATGGGATTGTGTGGGAACAGGATCGAAAAGAATACAAAGAGAAGTATAATATTAGCGAGAGAGGTAATGTGCCAACGATTGATCTTTGCTATGACAAGTATCCTGATCTGCTAGTTAATTCACTGGAAAAACTTTTGCGACAGTTCCGTAAAGAGAACGCACAGCCTGATTGGGAAGAAATGAAGATCAAGATTACTAACTATGCTAATCATATTGGAAATAAATCTAAAGGCGGAACTTCTGTTTATCGGAAAATCTATACTAAGATGACAGAAAACGGTGTTAATTGGGACGAGTATGCTCATGGACTGTCTAAATCTCAGCTTATTAAAACAAATGCAACTTTATACAATAGATTCTACGAAGCTGCGGTGGAAATTATTTCAGAAGAATAGAGAAGTGTGATATAATTATGAAACAAACGCAAAAGGGGTTGTCTTGAAATGAATAAATTGGAAAACCGAAAAGAAGAAGCTAAAGAATATAGGAAATTAGTTGATAAATGTTTAGCTTTAATGGATAAATATGCTGGAGTAACATTTGGAATTCCTGTATGGGTAGATCGTGGCTCTCATACACTAGAGTTTAAAAAGAATGGAACTGATGAATGGAGACTCCTAACAAAAGAAGAAGTATCTAATATTATTGAAAAATATGAGCTATTAGATTCTGTAGCAGTAAAGATTACAAAAGAAACCAATATGGGATATTGAAATAAAACAAATATTTGATCAGAAGGAATGAGAGTAAATGGAAGATAGATATATGTATGAAGATATGAGCAAAATTTTAAAAGATAGACAGATTGGAGATTTTAAATTGTCTCATTTTACAATAAGCAACCATGATGGATACGCCATGTGTCATGGAATTGCACCAGGAGATTATGTGAGATTAGAACATAGAGGAAGTGTCTTAATGTCTAATACACCAATGGAAAAAAGAACAAATGAAGATTTTGTAACAAATGCTCATGGGAAAGTTCTTATTGGTGGACTTGGAATTGGCTTGATTTTACTTGCGATTCAAGATGATCCAATGGTAGATAAGATAACTGTAGTGGAAAAGAATCAGGAAGTTATTGATTTGGTAGCAAGTCAGTTGCCATTGAGTAATAAGGTAGAAATCATCTGTGCAGATGCATATGATTATGTCCCAGAAGATTTTTATAATACAATTTATATGGATATTTGGAGCTTTATCAACGAAGATATTTGTTATAATGAAATGTATCCACTCATGGATAAATACGAACAATATTTAGATATTAATGATGAAGATAGATATCTTGATTGTTGGTGTAGATATGAGGCAGAACATGGTATTAGAATTTAGAAATTGAGGTGATAAAAATGGAAATATTAACATTAAAGGGTATTGGAAAGTCCAAATTGTTAACACGATTATTAATGCAATGCCCATCAGAAAATTGTTTGATTACAGTTATCCAACTTGCATTGTAATCTGCAAAGAATAAAATGAAACTTTGATAGAAAGGAAAGGGGTAAGTATGGCTAAATATGAAGGTACTTACGCTTGTGGGCATGATGGCGTAGTAAATGTGATCGGGAAAATGAATGAAAGACAGAGAAAAGCTGACTATGCTTTTTCTCATTTATGTCCGAAATGTGCAAAAGAAGAAAAAGAAAGAAAAATTGCAGAAGAAAACAAAAAGTCTAAAGAATTATCAGAAGAATACGGATTTCCAAACCTAACGGGAACGGAAAAACAAGTAGCATGGGGTAATACAATTCGATTGGGTTTTTACAATGAGTTTGAAAATGACAGAACGGTACAATCTATTATTGAGAATGAAACGGCAGCTTCTTTTTGGTTAGACTTAGACCGATTTATTAGTAAACAAGATTTTCTGCGAAAATATAAACGAAGAAAGAATCATTAGTATTGATGCTGTGGCACCAGAAAGATTAGAACATGAAGGTGTTGTGGAAATTGTTAAAAAACTTGATAAAATATGCCTGTTTTACCTGAAAGATCAGGACTTCATCAATTTGGTTAAATCAAAAGATTATAGATGGAATGAAGATGATTGTTGTTGGTGTCGTTATCTGACCGAGAAAAGCGGAAATTATGCTGATAGAGTAGCAGAAATTGGACATGGCTTATTGCAGAATGGATTTGCAATTTGTATTCACGATAGTAAAATTACAGAAATGGCAATCAGTGGAAACTATAAAAAAGAAAACACTCGTTGGATTAATTACGATTCAGAAGATAAAGTTCTAACATTGCGTTGGAGCGCAAGGAGTAATGAAATTTACAATGCTGCAAGGAAAATTATGAATAATCGGTATAGTCGGGATAAAGGGTGTGTGGAAGTACCTATAGCCAATTACAGGTCTGTAAATAACTTTGCGAAAAAGTATGATTTTTGTTATACTGAAAATGCACTTGATGCTATCGAACAGTATAAAAAAGAAGTCAGAGAAATGAGAAGGGTTAAGGTGGACAAGTAATGGAATATATTAATCATTATACTCTGTTGACAGGGCATATGAGAAAATCTTATTCAGAGGAAATCAGTAGTGAAATAAGAACTAGAATGAGAGAGCTTATCGAATTTGATAGGAATGTATCATCTAATTACACAGTACCGTTTATGGATGGAACTAAATTGCATATTACTGCGGATGGAGATTTCTATTGTGCCGAAGTTATATTAGAAGCTGAAGGCGAAAATATTGTATTGCTGACAACAGTAGGATGTAAAGATAAAAGTGGGTTATCCCTTGCTATGAAATCAATAGAGTGTGCTTACAAAGATTTGTTTGGAAAATCCTTAGGCGAATATCATCCTGAATTGCCATTTATTGTAGATATTCCAACGCCATTTTGTGTGATAATCTCAGACTGGTCAGGAGATTTTTGTAGAACATTGGCATGGTCGATCTTCGATGATAAAGATAATCAACCGACAGAGGAAAAGGTAGAAATAAATACAATTCGTAGAAGTGTAGAAGATCTTCAAGGAGTGAAGAAAGATAATTACGCAGGGCTCCCAGAGGAATTAAAAGAATTTAATTATTACTTTGCTGATTGTGGACATTCTATCCTTGCAATTCCAGAATGCAAGTTAGACGAAGCAATTAAAGATGGAGATTTAGATATGTTTGAATGTCCGTTCCCTGTAAAATATGTTCTTGAAAAAGGATATAGAATGTATAAAGATCATGTAGTTTGCGAGGCAGAATACCATCCTGCATTTGGGTTAGTAATTGATGAAGAATGGGATGAATTTTAGAGTAACTTAATAAGATGAACTAAATTAAAGCATATCATTTTTTGGTATGCTTTAAAATATAGGAAGGAAGAGGAAATAAATGAGAGAAAATGCTAGGAAAGAAGGAGATTATATAATATCAGAAGATGTTCTTGGAACATCATATAAACACCCATCATTTGGAATGTTATCATTCAATCGTACTCATGGCGGGCATAGCAATTTATTTGGCAGTAGTATTCAGCATAACGATACAATCCATATGGTATTAAAGGAAGGTGTGGTTATAAGGGGACTCAATGATGATAGGTATGTTGGAGAAGATGAGATTTTGGAAGTAGAAATGTCGCAATCACAATTTGCGGAATTGATTACTTCTATGAATGTTGGAACAGGTACTCCATGTACTATTAAATATTTACGTGGTAAAGGACGTATTAACGAAGCGGATTTTATCAATAAAAGACAGCAGATAACAAATGAATTTAAAGAGTCTATGAACGAGCGTATGAGCGATGCAAAAGAATTTTATGATGAAGTCAAGGAGCTTTTTGCTACGAAGAAATCTATTGGAAAAGGCGATCGAGAAATGATTCTGAGAAGACTTGCCAACGTGACTCAAGGTATGGAATCTAGTTCAAAATTTATCTTTGATCAATTCCAAAATCAGATAGACAAAACAATTACAGAAGCTAAAGGAGAAATCGAGGCTTTTGCACAGAATAAAATTAATGCAATAGCTCAACAGGCTCTTGTAGAACAGAAAGAAGATATTTTAAAATTAGAGAATCCTGTTGATGTAAATCATATGGAACTTGATGAAGAATAAAACGAAAATTTGATAGGTGGTGGTACGAATGGTGGATTTGAACGATCACAAATGTACGTTTGAATATACAGATGATGAACTGTTGGAGCAGGGAAAGTTAGACATTCAGGCAAGATCACATGGAATAAGAGACGATAGAACTTTTTCTGAACAATATATAGTTTTGAAAGAAATCGGCAAGCGATGGATTCGAGAACATGAAAATATGAAGAAAGAAAATATCGCAAAGAATCAATACAAAGACTGGAGCGATGATAAGTTGTTAAAGTTTTACAAAGAACGTAAAGAGGTTTATAATGGAAATTTTCCTGTTTTGTATATTAATATGTTGACTGAAATTTCTGATCGTTGGATTGAGTAGAATGAAATTAAAGGAATGGAATTATAAGGAAGTTGGTGATTTTATATGTCAGTAGAAACAGTAGAGTTTGATATCAATGGAGAATGGCTAACAAATGAAGCACGAGAGCAATTTTATATAAGAAACAAAGGGTATGAGAAGTGTCTAGGATTCTTAAGTGATTGCATGCGTGGCACAGAAGAAACAGAGGCGGAAATTAGAAGGCATTCAGAAGATCTTTTGCTAGGACGAGCTGCACTAAAAGGTAGCACTAGAGACAGAACATATCATTTAGAAGTTTATGATCCAAACGAACAAGAAATCATGCCAAGTAATATGAATATATGGAAAATAGCAGGAGATCAAATTAAAGTACGAAAAGAATTAGAACAATATAAAAAACGCTGGTCTGTGGCAATGAAAATAATTCCTAAATATTTAAAAGAAGAAATTGCCATTGAACTTGACGAAGATCTTACAGAACTAGAGTCGCAACCAGCAGTACCAAGAGCTTTAGATAATTATATGAAAAGAATGCTTGATACAGAGGAGCATACAACAGAAGATTATGGATGGTTAGAACCAAACGGAAAATTCCATGCAGTGGAATGGGGAGATCATCAGAAATGGGCTTATGAATATTTGGAAAGCAAGGTAAAAACAGAAGAAGAATACTCAAAACTCCCAAGACTTTATGAAGCTGGGGATGTGTTGACAAAAGAAGGCTGGGTACTTCTTCATAATCCATCACAGGGCATTGCAATGGCAACAAGAAATCCATGCAAAGATTATACAAAGGCACAAAAAGAGTTTTTGTTTGGATATTACATGGAAAGAAATTGTGAGAAAGAAGCAAATGATGTTTGGAGTGATTAAAGGAGAATTTTATCTCAAAATATAGATGGGAGTGATGCCATGAGTAACACGGGATGGATTAAACTCCATCGAAAAATTACAGATCACTGGTTGTGGGAAGATAAACCATTTGCCAGAGGGCAAGCAATGATTGACTTACTGATTCTCGCAGGCTATAATGATAAATCGAAATACATTGATGGAAATTTAGAAACAGTTGAGCGAGGATTGGTAGTTACTTCGATCAGAAGATTGTGTGATCGATGGGGGTGGAGTAATTCAAAGGTTATCAAATTTTTAAAGACACTGGAAAACGACAGTATCATACATGTAAAAAGCGACACTAAAAAGACGGTCATAACCATAGTAAATTACAGTGTTTATCAAGGTTTTGTAGACGAACAAGCTACACAGAAACGACACCAAAACGACGCAGAAGCGACACATAAAAAGAAAGTAAAGAATAATAATAAATATAATAATAATAATATAAAGCGATTCACACCGCCTGATTGCGAGCAAGTCTCCAGATATTGTCAACAAAGAAACAATGGGATTGATCCAGAAGAGTTTGTGGATTATTACACAGCCAAAGATTGGATGATGGGCAATAGCAAGATGCAAGACTGGAAGGCAGCAGTACGAAACTGGGAACGAAATCAGGCTAAGAAGAACGCTAAACAAAAGCCAAAGGTAACGAACCTTGCACACTTGGAATGTGATCGTGATTATGATTTTGGTGCGTTGGAAAGACAGTTGTTTGAGAAGCAGATGACAGGATAAACCTGTATGACGGATGATGATAATTGCAAACTGAATAATGGCAATTTTGAGAAGCTTATGGGCTTCTTTTTATTTTGCCTAAATTTAGAGAATAGGAGTGAGAATTATGGAATTAATCGCAGTAGAAATTAGACCAGAAGTACGTGAACAGTGCAATAATTAGAGAGGAGAGATTATCATGGCAGCAACACAGTTTGAAGTTATTGAAACAGTAAACAATAATAACGCAGAAGAATCTGAAACAAAGATTAAAAGACGTAAGGATGGAAGTCCTAAATGGACTCGATCTAACAAACAAAAAGGCGTATCATCTTTAGTGTATCCGATCAAGGACAGAAAACAATTTGCAGCCTTTAATGCATATTTTAGAGACCAGATTGATAAATCGTACACAGAGTACAAACGATATGTAGCTGCCAGAAACAATCTTTTGGTTGCAGTTGGAAACAATACAGCATATCGTATCTCTGATATCGTCAGACTCAAATGGGGCGATTTATTAGACGATAAGACTCGTAAGCAGGAAAAGAAAACAAAGAAGTTCCGAACTGTATACTTTAACGATTTAGTGACTGAAGCAGTGGATATTTTCTTTGAAGCTGTTGCAGGAACTAAATATGATGTCAAGATTGATGGCAAAGTGCCAATGGATGATTATGTTTTCGGAACATGTAAGTCTGGATCAGGACACATGACTGAAGCAAATGCCTTGGACTTTGTTAAAAAAGGTGCTAAAGCAGTCGGAATTGAGGATAACATTGGTACACATACATTGCGAAAAAACTTTGTATACTGGACACTTGTTGATCATAAGGATGATCAGAATGTATTGTATACACTTATGAGATTACTGAATCATAGTAGCCCTGCAATGACGTTTTTATATGCTACAATTACAGAAGAGGAAACACATGTATTGTTCGATGATATTGCTCAGACGTACAAGGATATTATCAGCGGAGCATTTAACGGATTAAAGGAAAATGTTATTAATGTGAGTTATGATAGAGTTATGGAGATTATTAAGTGTGCTTATGAAACTGGCAAGGATGATGCAGATCAAGATGATAGAGTACATGAGGACAATATGCAGGCACTAAAAGAGCTGCTGGAAGGAGTTATTATATGATATTTGTCACAGGAGATACACATGGAGACTGGATAACTCGATTAAATAGTCGTTCTTTCCCTGAAGGAGTAGAGTTAACTAAAGATGATTACGTGATTATTTGCGGAGATTTTGGGTTGTGGCATGACACAAAAGAAGAAAGATATAATCTGGAATGGTTAGACAGTAAGCCATTTACTACACTGTTTGTATGCGGAAACCATGAGAATTATGATAGGCTGTACGAATATCCTGTAGAGAAATGGTGTGGAGGAAAGATTCATAAGATTTGTAGTTCTGTTTTTCATCTCATGCGAGGACAGGTATTTGATATCCAGGGAAAGAGATTCTTTACGTTTGGTGGAGCTAGTTCTCACGATGTTCAGGATGGGATTTTAGAGCAAGACGATCCAAGAATTAATGAGTGGTATCGTGATTATGACAAAATGTTTAGGATCAATCATACGTCATGGTGGAAAGAGGAGTTGCCTTCAGAAGAAGAAATGACAGAAGGTATGATGAATCTGAAGCAGAATGGATCGCAAGTGGATTATATAATTACACATAGTCCATACACATCTGCATTACATCAAATGGATCAAGGATCAGGAGTGTACAAAACAGATATATTGACGGATTATTTGCAAGAGATTAAAGAATCTGTCGAATATAAAAAGTGGTTCTTTGGGCATATGCATGTTAATCAGAACTTTCCAGAAGATAACGCAATTGCAATTTACGAACAGATTATTAGGATTTTATAGGAGAATTTTGTATGAAGATAAATACGATTAGACAAAATAAGGAAGAAAAGAAAGCAAACCAGAATCTTATGTGGATTTCAGCAGAGACTCCACCGCTAAAACCAGATAATGCATCACGTTATATGAGATATAAAACATATCCTGTTATCGTGGATTACCAATATAATGATGGATGTGTGGGCGAAGTGCTTGATTTTTGTGACTATGATTTTGAAGAAAAGAAATGGAAACTGGATAAGCCTCATCAAGTTAGACAGTATTTCCCACTTCCAAGCAAGCACAAAGTAAAGTGTTCGAACAAAAAGAGAACATTTGTTCGAAAAATATCTTGATTTTGTTCTATGGTAGCATTATAATAAGAAATGTAGAGATTCTTTGTTCACAATAAAAATTAACTTTCTTTCTTGCACCTATTGACAGGGTGCAAAAAGTATTGTATATTTAATTCATGAAAATAAAAAATACAACTGGGGAAAGTTGAGGGACGTAAAAATGAACGGATATACTAACAAAGAAAGAAAAGGAAACGATAACAGAAAAAGAAAAGAATATGTATATGGCAAATATCAAAATCCTCAAGTTTGGGGAATATATTTTGCAGATTTGCCGAAAATTGAAGGTAGTCACATCTTGCATGGGAAAAGACCAGTCATCGTATATTCTAATAATATTTGTAATAATACGAGCACAGAGATCAACGTGTATCCAATTACAAAAAAATTAAGGAACTGGATACCGACACATGTAACCATTTATCCAAATACCAGTAATGGATTAAAAATGGTATCACAGGTGTATTTAGAGCAAGGAAGAACAATTCCAAAGAATAATCTTTTAGAGTATTGGGGAAGAATATCTGATCTATCTTTAATGTTAAAAATAGGACATGGCATTTTAATACAAAACGGCATGTTATCGTACATGAATGCAATGGCATCCTAGAAATGGAGAATATTATGAATAATAAAGAATTGATACAAAATTATATAGATTCTTACGTATCAGAATCACGTCGCCCAACATGGAATTGGTTATTAGATTCTGATATTGCGGACGACAATGAATCTGGGTTAACGTATGCACCAGGTACAATCCAAGAGGCTATATTATCAGATACTAGAGGTAAAAAAACCAAAAGTATGAATTCTATTAAAAAAAGATATGACCAGCTCGTTAAACTATATACTTATGCATATGAACAAAATTACATTAAATATAATCCATTTGTTAATGATAAATTTATAAACTTGCAATTAGCAGTTGATATATATTTTTCAAATAGAGTTAATGTTAATTATGTTACACCAGATAAAATAAATGCGTTTATTTCGAATCTGATGTCGTGCAATGCATCAGCCGATACCAAATTGAATACTAGATTTCACATTGTGAGTTTATATAATGGGATAAATGGAAAGGAGTTAAGAAATCTAAAATTCTCAGATATTAATCAAAATGATTTGACAATTTTTGGGAAACCAGTCTCCAAAGATTTTATCGAGACATTGAATGAATATAAATTGAAAATGGGAGATACGAATATATATGATGATTTTGTATTAATACCACGAAAAAAATGTAATAATATAGAAGAATATCAAGCAGAGCAAAAGAGGATATATAATAATGTGCAGTCTCAATTAGAATTAACTGGTAACACTTTATCTTATGAGAAATTGACAACCATTGATGTTATTAATTCTGGTTTTATACAATATTTAAAATCTAAAATGGATATCAAGGCAATTGCAGATTTATATTATATTAAATCAAAAGAAGGAATCGCACGATCTTTAATCGCACGTCAATTTAGTGAAATTGCAATTGAATTTTATTATAATTATTATATATCATATAGATTAAAAAAGAAACAATTTAGTGATCGTCAAACTGTAATTGGTAAAACTATTGGTTATCTATATAAAGATGAGGACTATAAGAATTATCGTGTACATCAAATTATGACAGAATAAAGGAAGGTATATGTATGGACAATCAAATATTAAAAACATTGGTAGCGAATCAATCAAATCAAATGCATATTGATGTACTTGATTTACACTCATCAGAAATGTCATCATGGTTTCTGAGTGAATATAAGATTCGAGCAGATGATAGAAAGATAAAGATCTATGGCAAAGATAAAGATCTTTCATATCATTGGATCGAATTTATTCAAGATGAGAATTTGTTTTCTCATATTAAGCAGGACGACATATTTGACATAATCAAATGCCTGCAATTTACATACAAAGAGAGATACAATGTTGGCATAAAAATACAGACAATAAAAAAGAAAGCAGAAGTCTTTGATAAAACTTCTACTTTCACACAAACTAAAAATTTCAACTAAACAAATCATAGATAACAAAAAAAGATTTTTTGAATCTACCGTGTTGGCAGCACGATAGAAAATCGAATTTGATATTTAGAATTGTTTAATCTGAAAGGATAATAATATCCTTAAAATCATTATAACAATTCTAAACATGTTCGTCAACATGAAATTTTTTCCAAAAAAACACAACTAAATATAGGAGTGATGTATGAAATACATAATTACGAATGAAGAGTTCTATGTGAAAAGAGATCATGCAAGAAATAAATACGTTCGTGATAATCGTAAGTCTGAAGCTACTCAGTTTACCTCCAAGCAAGCAAAGCACATTTTAGGTTTGAAGCATAAATATACGTGGATGAAAGACGGATTTCATGCCAGAGAAATTGAGCTAGGTAAAGTTGGAAAACCTATGGAATCTAGTGAAATAATGCGTAAAGGTAATGGAAATTGCTTTATGGATTGGGAATGTGATAATACATTGATCGACAATATAGAGACTGAGGAAAGAGCTATAGTAGGGCTTCTAGCATATGACTCAGATCAATTAGGAGAAAAGAAGTTTGAATTAGAGCAGGCATTATCATATGCAGATTCTGCCAGAAGTGATATTCTTCATGCGATTGAGTTTAAAAAGATTGATGCTGCGAAACGTGCAGTGATTGTTGGGTATCTTAAAACCTTACAAGAATTACACAGAAAGATCAAGAATTGTATTCGATACATAGAAGTGATGCAGAATTGCATGGATAATCAGAAAGATATATGTACTTTGAAGAAAGAATTAAAAGATGCAGAACATAAGTCATATGTCGGCAGGACAAAGTATTATGAACTGATTCAAAATATAATCGGATAGAGTTTCTTCCTTATTATATATGATGACTCGCACAGGCATTTGTACAAAATTAAAATGTAAATATTATGTTAGAAAGGAGAAATATGGGCATTTACATACAAAAGTTTGGGAAATTAGGACAAAGATATTTTGAACTAGATGAAATAGAATATAGTCCACACTCAGGAGACTGTATTAAAGTGTTAAACAAGCAAAATGGAAAAGAAAAAACATATGTAGTGATTAATGAAAATGTAGGTGATCTACGATTACATACAAGAGAGTTAATGCCAAGAGTTCATTATAAAATCTGTGATGAAAAACATTTGGACAATATTTATATGTTTAGTGTTTCAGCTTTGCTTGATAAAGAAAGGTGGATATTGCGTATATATGATTCGTTTGGTATTGAAAGAAAACGAAATGGAATATTTTCGTTTGTCGATACGTTAGATTCAGATGTCATTATTACCATTTTGATAGGAAAATACAAGCGTGAAGATACATTTAATGTAAAAGTACCTTGTGAATTAAGAAATTAAAAAAGGAGAATCGCATGGAAGAAAATAAAACGGGCGTTTGGATACAAAACAGTATGAATGGCAAAATAATTAAATATAATCCACGAGATGGTATGGCACCATTTAATGTAGGAGATGTTGTTGAAGTAGAGAATGATGATGTATATGCGATGTTTAAAATTGAAACAGTAGAATTCAAAGGAAATCTTCCAATAACCGAAACTTATATGATAAAGCCACATGGAAAGGTTTCTAAAACAATACAACCTAGGCAATATGCTACATTTGATGATGCTGAGCCGATTGAAATGGATGTGTATAGAGATGGTAGAGTAAATATTATTGTTCCATATTGGTATGAAAAAGTGCGATATAGACTACAAAGTATAAAGTCGACTGAAGCAACCATTATAATCAGAAGAATCACAAGAAAAGAAACAATGGATGAGGATCTTAAGATTAAGATAGGTACGATTCCTGCTGACCAAATAAAGGTTAACACGTTAATCATACCGTCACTCTCAGAAAGAAGAGTGTCTGCTCTGTCACACTATCAACAAAAACCAATTACTGCAACGTCAGAACCAATAAAGAATGAGGCTGGTGAGCTTTCAACCACAGGGAAATCGTGGATGATACATGACGACCGTGGGTTGAGTCCTTATGCACCAACACATATTGATTGGAATGGTGAAATGAGTGCAACTTTAACATTTGCGCCAGAAAAATTGGATGAAATCATGAGTGAACTTACAGGAAACGAAGAGGAGAAAGATATGAATACAGAAAAATTAAAAGACAAAATCAAAAAAGTTATTTATGTAGACAAAGAGATGACAGTTAGGGAACCTGTTTTAGATAGTAATGGTAAGCCACTCGAAAGAGGTGGTAAACCAGTAACTAAGGCTAAATTTTACAGAGGTATGGTTAAGGTGGTTTGGAACTGTGGTACTGAAACTGTTGCTTATACAAGCAGATTCGACAGATTTAACAGAGAAGAAGGTTTCAAGACTTGTGTATTAAAATACCTGTTTGGTAACGCAGGCGCCCATGATGCTGTTGACTTCTGGACAAACAAATATGTGAAATATCCAAGTAGCTGCATTGAAGTGACAGAAAATTTATGCAAACTGGAAGAGATCATCGAGAATGATAAGCACAGAGAAGAGGAACGCAAAGGTTTACCTCATGCAAAATTCTTAAGAAGAACGGTGGATCGTTTAGTACCTAGCTTTTTAGATGACAAATTACATTATGCACCAGAAGATGAAAAGCTTGCTAATGAATTTAAGAAATTAGCAAAGAAATATTTTCCAGAACTTAAATGTATGGAAATTTATATTAATGATAGAAAACAGGAAGACGTTTTCGTAGCAATTAAATAACAAAATGAAAAGGAGATAAATTATGTGCACACCAATGAATGAAAACTGGAGCAATTTTTTAAACAAATTGTCAGAGCGTTTAAATAAAATGCTCGATTATGTAGAGAAAAACAATTCTACATTGTATGAAACCGATATTGATAAAGATGAACTTTGGGAAGTATATCTGAGTAGTTTTCCCGAAGGAACTAACAAGATGTATCGCAAGCGAAGAGAATACGATTGTGGTCATTGCCGAAACTTTATTAAAACAATCGGTGGAGCTGTGGCAATTGTTGATGGCAAGATTCATACTATCTGGGAGATCGACACTGAGGATGCCGTATTTCAGCCAGTAGTTGATGCTCTGAGAACATATGTAGAATCTAAACCAATCAAAGATATTTGGAGACATTTTACAAATACAGTTGGTACAAAAACCACAAATGAGTATACAGAAAATAAGCAGATTATTAAATGGACTCATATGTATACACCGATTCCAGAGAGATTACTAGAGAGAAAATCCGATATTCCTACAGCAAAAGCAAAAGTCAGAGATCGAAAGAATGTGTTTAAAAGATCACTCGATGAGATTACAGAAGAAGCTGTTGATACCGTATTAGAACTGATCGCTTCAAATACTCTTTACAGAGGACAGGAATGGGAAAGAGTCTTAAAAGACTTTAGAAAATATCAGCGAGAATATGATGCTTTGTCTGATGAAGAAAAAGATACATACGCATGGGCAAAAGCAATGACTATCGGAGATGTAATTGGTCGTATTAGAAACCATAGTATTGGTACATTGCTTGTGAATATCAGCGAAGGTATGGATTTAGATAATGCAGTAAAAGCTTATGAAAATGTTGTAGCTCCTGCAAATTACAAACGACCAAAGGCAATTTTTACGAAGAAAATGCTTGAAGATGCAAAGAAAACTGTAACCGATTTAGGATATATGGATTCATTGCAGCGTAGATTTGCAAGACTTGACGATATTACAGTAAACAATATTCTGTTTTGTAATCGTGATGCAGCACCACGTATCCAGGGCGGCTTAGATATTTTTGATGAAATGAGCAAGGAAGTCGCTGTAAATCCTAAGAAATTCTCTAAAGTAGAAGAGATCAGTGCAGAGAAATTTGTATCAAATGTTCTTCCAAGCGCAAAAGAATTAGAAGTTCTGTTTGAAAATCGACATAAGAAGAATATGGTTTCACTGATCGCACCTGTAAACAAAGATGCCAAGAATATGATGAAATGGGGTAATCCTTTTAGTTGGGCATACTCAGGAAATATGACAGATAGCGAGATGAAAGAAAGAGTTAAGAACGCAGGCGGAGCAGTTGATGGTGTCCTAAGATTTTCAATTCAGTGGAACGCAGGAAAAGATTGGAATAGAGATGATTTTGATGCACATTGTAAAACACCTTGTCAGCATATTTTCTTTAACCATATGGTTGATCATAAAACACGAGGTAGACTTGATGTTGATGTGATTAATCCAGTAAAAGGCGAACCTGCCGTAGAGAATATCACATGGGCAGATAAATCCAAGATGGTTGATGGAGATTATGAATTTTTCGTACACAATTATTGTCATAGCAACGGTACATCAGGATTTACAGCAGAGATTGAATTTGATGGTCAGATTTACGAATTTGAATATGATAAACCTTTAAGACAGGGACAGAACGTACCAGTGGCTACAGTTACATTAAAAGATGGAGTATTCACAATCAAAGAGAAACTTCCATCAACAACATCTTCAAGAGAAATCTGGGGAATCAATACAAATCAGTTTGTGCCAGTAACAGTAATGTGTTATTCACCTAACTATTGGGACGAGCAGACAGGTATTGGACATAAACATTATCTGTTTATGTTAAACGGATGTGTAAATGAAGATACTCCAAATGGATTCTTCAATGAGTTTTTGAAGCAGGAATTAGTACAGCACAAGAGAGTATTCGAGGCTTTAGGAAGCAAGATGCATGTCGCAGATGATCCAAACCAGTTATCAGGAATTGGCTTCAGTTCTACAAAACGAGATGATGTGATCGTTAAAGTCAAGGGTGCAACAGAAAGAGTTCTTAAAATTAAATTTTAATATAAAAAGGAGATTAAATTATGACAACAGAAAAGTTATTCGAAATGGCAACAAGAAGCAAATTGAGATTCCCATCAACAAAGGGAGAATTATCCGTAGAAGATTTATGGGATTTATCTGATAAAGATTTAGACGTGGTTTATAAAAATCTGAAAGATCAGGAAGTTAAATCTTCAGAAGAAAGTCTGTTGGATGATGCAAATGTTGATCCAAAATTAACGGCTGCGATTGGTATTGTGAAGTATATCTTTACAACAAAACGTAATGAGAGACTTGCTGAGAAGGAACGTATTAATAAGAAACTGACACAGAGAAAATATATTGATGCTCTTTCCAAGAAACAGGATGAGGCTATTGAGAAGATGTCAGAAGCAGAATTACGTGCAATGATTGATTCGTTAGAAGATTAAGATAATACACCTTCCCGTCAAATTTGACGGGTGGGTGCTTAAAGAAAGGAGACTGGAATGATTTATAAATTAGAATTAGGCGACTGGTCGGAAGATGGGCATAAAATATCAGAAAGTTTTTTATTTGATTGTAACTATGATATTCATAAAATTCGACAAGCGTATAAAGACAGTTGTAAAAAGCTAGGAGTAGCTTTTAATTACAATGAAGATTATACGGGTCTAGGTCTTGGTTATAGAAGTGAGAGACTGATTTGGACAGAGTATCAAGAATCAGAAATGAGCGAAACAGCATTTGAAATTTTAAATAATTCTGGGTGTTTTAAAGAGGTTGATTTCTATAAAGAAGATGGCGTGTATTATATTGAAGAAAGGAAAGATTGTGCAAAACTTATTATGAATTTTATCGCACTGTCTATGCCTGAAGATTTTCGATATAAGCTTGTCCAAGAGCCAAAAGTTGAATCGATTAATAGTTGGAATGATGAACTGAGACAGCACTTTGGGTATGGATTATTTGATTAATAAAACAGTAATTTAATGGAAGGAGAAAACAATGGACGTTAATAAATTATTGGTTGTCGTCGATATGCAGAATGATTTTATCGACGGAAGCCTTGGAACCAAAGAAGCACAGGAAATTGTTCCCAAAGTTGTTGAGAAGATAAATTCGTTCGATGGGCGTCTTATTACAACATATGATACTCATTTTGAAGATTATCTATCAACACAGGAAGGTGAAAAATTACCAGTAGAACATTGTCTTCTTGGTACCAATGGGTGGCAGCTCCATCCAGACGTACAACAAGCTTTGCAGACAAATGGATGGGAATATAATGGTTTGAATGACTATCATAAAATGTCTTTTGGGTCTACCGACTTGTTTTTTGATTATTGTTTATTACACAAAGAGCAAAAAGAAATAATTAAAAGTATTACATTAATCGGTCTTTGTACAGATATTTGTGTAATTTCAAACGCAATGTTATTAAAAGCAGCGTTACCAGAAGCAAAGATTATCGTAGATGCTTCCTGCTGTGCTGGTGTAACTCCAGAGAGTCACAAGAACGCACTCGAAGCAATGAAAATGTGTCAAATTGAAGTAATTAATGAATAAAGGGGTGATAAAGAATGATTAGTATTAATGGAGTCCCAGTTGTTCCAGAATCTTTTCCAGATGGAACGCAAAAAATTGATTTTTCGTTAGGTGTGATATCTCAAGAAATCATAGAAAACAAGACAGCGTATATCACATGGTTATATGAGTCAGATAAAGAGTTGTTTTCCTTGTTGTGTATTTCTAAAAATATTAAAGAACATTTTCCGTGGTTACAACAAGCATTAGTGATGCCGTATATACCAAATGCAAGATTTGACAGAGTAAAAGAGCCAAGCGAATGCTTTACATTAAAATATTTTGCAGAAATTATTAATAGTCTTGGATTTGTAAGAGTTATTGTAACTGATCCACATTCCGATGTATCTACTGCATTGATTGATCATGTAGAAGTAATCCGTGGAGCATCATATATTACACAAACTTGTAGTAAAGTCCTTAAAGCAGAACCATCAAGAAATCTTGTAATTTATTTCCCAGATAGCGGATCACTAAAAAGATATTCTGAATTTGTATCAGATGATTATCCGATTGTCTATGGAATTAAAAATCGTGATTGGAAGACAGGAGAAATTCTTGGTATTGAGATTCATGGAGATACAGATAAATTAGACGAAAATACGGCAATCCTTATGATTGATGATATTTGTAGTAAGGGTGGCACATTCTATTATGGATCAAAAGAATTAAACAAATACGGTTGTAAAGATATGTATTTATATGTTAGTCACTGTGAAAATACAATTCTTGATGGCGAATTATTAAAGGAAGATAGTTTGTTTAAAAAAGTGTATACGACACGTAGTATTTTTACAAAAGAGCATGAGAAAGTTGAGGTGTTAGATTTATGAAACAGACAAATCCAATGTTATTAATTGATTTTTACAAAGCAGTTCATGCTGAAATGTTACCAAAAGGTATTACAAAATCTGTTTCTTATTTTACTCCACGTATGAGCAGAGTAAAACGATGGAATGAAGTAGCAATGTTTGGATTACAAGGATTCATTAAAGAGTATTTAATCGATTATTTTAATGAGTATTTTTTCTTTGAATATAGAAACAAAGCAATTGGTACTTATAAGACAGTAATGGATGCAGCTCTTGGAAAAGGTACATATGGATTACAGAAAATCGAAGATTTATATGATCTTGGCTATCTTCCAATTGAGATTAAGGCTTTTCCTGAAGGAACTTTAGTACCAATGCATGTGCCGATGTTTAGTATTGAGAATACTCACAAAGATTTTGCATGGTTACCACAGGCATTAGAAAGTTTAATTTCCGCAGAAATGTGGCATCCGATGATCGCTGCAACTGTTGGACATACATACAGACAGATTGTTAACAAGTTCTATGAAATGACTTGTGATGACGATATTCCAAAATCTAAAGCATTAGGGGCTTTCGATTTTCGTGGAGAAGAATGTTTACAGTCTGCGGTTAAAGCAGGGGCAGGATGGTGTTTATCATTCTTGAATACAGCAACAGTTCCAACAATTCCATATTTAGAGAGAAATTATAACTGTGATTGTACGAAAGAACCAGTTGCTTTTGGTAGCCCGTCAACGGAACATGCAGTAGTTTGTAGCAATTATGCAATTGATGGAGATGAAGAGACACTGATTAAAAGATTGTTAACAGAGATTTACCCAAATACAAGCTTCTCCGCAGTGTTAGATTCTTATGATTATTGGAATGTTGTAGAGAATATTCTTCCAAAACTCAAGAATGAGATCATGAATCACAATGGATGTTTTCTTGTAAGAGGGGATTCAGGAGATTGTGTAGATGTAGTAACCAGAACAGTATTCAAGTTATGGGAAGAGTTTGGCGGAACTACGAATAGTAAAGGATATAAAGTATTAGATCCTCATGTAAAAGCAATTTATGGAGACTCAATTACAGTGCAGAGATGTGAGCAGATTTATGACATCTTAGAGAAAAATGGATTCGCAGCAAGCAATGTTGCACTTGGCGTTGGATCATTCTCATTCCAGTGTATTGAAGAAGATGGAGTTTTGAAACCATTTACAAGAGATACATTTAGTAGCTGTATCAAAGCAACGTATTGCGAGATTGATGGCAAACCATATCCAATTTTCAAGAATCCAAAAGATGGCGGATTTAAGAAATCTCAGAGAGGTTTATGTCATGTCTATACAGGATCAGACGGTAAATTGACATTTAAAGATGGATATACTTCAGAAAATCTTCCAATGAATAATCTGCTTGAGACAGTATTTAGAGATGGCAAATTGGTAAAAGAACAGTCATTACAGGAAATTAGAAGAGTTTTAAACGAAGGAGAATTTTAAGAAAGGAGATATAAAACATGAGTTTTAATGCAGCAGAAACCAAAGACAGATTAGTGCAGTGGATCAGAGATTGGTTTGAAATTAATGGTAAAGGATGTAATGCCATTGTAGGAATTTCAGGAGGTAAAGATTCATCAGTTGTCGCTGCCTTATGTGTCGAAGCACTAGGTAAAGATCGAGTTATTGGTGTTATGATGCCACAGGGAGATCAGTCAGACATTGAATATTCAAGAATGTTATGTGATCACTTAAGAATTGACAACTATACGGTTAATATCTACGAGCCATGTTTAAGTATCAAGCATGAAGTATCAAGCGTATTAAATGGTAAATGGAGTAAGCAGAGTGCTACTAATTTACCTGCTCGTATCCGTATGGCTACATTATATGCTTTTGCACAGAGTATGAATGGAAGGGTCAGTTGTAATTGCAATTTATCCGAAGATTGGGTTGGATATGCGACTTATGGCGGAGATGGATTTGGATCATTTGCTCCACTTGCCGATCTGACTGTGACAGAAGTTAAAGCAATTGGTAGAGTTCTGGGACTTCCAACAGAGTTAATCGAAAAAACTCCTACTGATGGGTTATGTGGAAAGACAGATGAAGATAATCTTGGATTTACATACGAAGTGTTGGATGAATATATCAGAACAGGTGAATGCAAGGATAAAGCAGTGAGACAGATCATTGATGAAATGCATGAGAAGAATGTATTTAAACTTGCTCCAATGCCTAAATTTATATCTGGCATGTGGATCGAGGCAGGAATGGAGTTGGATGATTAAACATGAAAGTTAAAGCAAAATGGGCAGGTCGTGGTTTTGCACTCTGTATTGGGGAATGGAAGCTTTATGTTGATGGCAAAGATGCTACAGATAAGATTCCAGAAGACTTACGCACAGAATCTATGAATACATATAAAAAATATGAACGATGGTATTTTAAGGGTTGGGATGTAGAATGGGAATCATATTATGACGGACTAAAGCAAGATGAATGGATTGAGTCTAATAAATATTGGTTAGATGAAATCACAACAGATATTGAAATTCAACGTCAAATTTTCAAAGCAATTAATGAACAAGATTTTCGCCCTAACTCATGTGGTGGGTGTATTTAGTAACTAGGTTATAACATCTATATATGATGTTGTGATAAATAAATACAATCTATCTGTTAAACTCAAAAACAAAGAAAGTAGAGGAATTTTATAGATGTTGATGTTTTTATTTAGAGGATTATTATTGATTGGTACTGCCGTACTGATTGGAGTTGGATGCTATGATTTTCAGGAAGAAAATTTTAAGCCATCCAAAAAAATGTTATATGCTTTAATCCCATTCGTATTATGGGTACTTACATTATGTATTGTATATGTACCGTCTAATAACGTAGGAATTCGTTGGTCAGCATTCAGTGGAACTAGCAGCAAGACATTAAATGAAGGAATTACATTCAAGAGTCCAATTGATAAGGTATTTCTTATTCCAACTACTGTAGAAGAGAGATCAATTAAGAATGTAAATGTTCAGACCAAAGATGCACAGTTTGTAAAAGCTGAGGTAAATGTCAAGTTTCGTGTTAACCAGAAAGATGCATTTAAGGTATACAAGAGATACACAACACTTGACAACTTAAAGCAGAATATTATTAGCAACTATGCACAGAAGAGTATTGAAACAGTTGTTACTCAGTACAATGTGATTGATACTCTTGGTGCTAAGAAAAATGAAATCTACGCCTTAGCTACAAAAGATTTACAGAATATGCTTAAAGATGAGGGTGTTGAGCTTGTGCAGCTGACTATCAAAGACATGAACGCAGGTAATGAGATTGAAAAAGCGATCGCTGATGAGGCAGTTGCCAAGAAACGTGTAGAAACAGCAGAGCAGAATCGTCTTAAAGCCAAGAAAGATGCTGAGACTAAGGTAGTTAATGCTAAAGCAGAAGCAGATGCAAACAAAATCTTAGAGAAACAGCTAACAAACAAAATCTTAATTCAGCAGTGGATTGAAAAATGGAACGGAGAGGTTCCTAAAGTATCTGGTGATAGCAAGTCTATGATCAATATTCAGGATTTGATGAAATAATTTAAAAAATTACATATTAGCAGATAGTATTTGTATTAAAACTGGCATTTTATGACACTATAAACCACAACATATAGTGGTTATCAAATTATTAAACAACTATATATAGTTACATAAAGTGCCAGTCATGGAAACATAGCTCAGTTGGTAGAGCAGGCAATACGTGAACTACCCACAACCTAAAGGTAGTGGGCTTCTGTTAAATGGTTCACCAGACTAAGCATTCAGAAATGGATACTACGATATTTAGGTCATGATACCCTCGGTTGACGCAACAGACCGTCGCTCTATCGTACATATTTAAGTTAGGTCAGAGTAAGAACAGCCTTGTGATATGTATGCGAAAAAGCCTTTATATCATTGTCGAGTTGAAGTCGGAACAGTTGCATGGTAACAGTACAGCAAAGTACGCATCACCTACCATTTGGTAGAGTATTTATAAGGAGGAACTTATTTATGGTTTATGTGATTTCACAAGATGGTAAACCACTAATGCCATGTAGTGATCCAATTGCAAGATTATTACTTAAGCAAGGCAAAGCAAAAGTTAAGGAGCGTGAGCCATTTACAATTAAGTTAACTTACGAAACAACAAATCACACTCAAGGCTTAACTCTTGGTGTAGATACTGGAAGCGGAACTATTGGCACTGCTGTAAGTAAAGACAATGGAGATATTGTCTATATGTCAGAAGTTGTTGTAAGAAACGACATTACAGACAAAATGACACAAAGAGCAAAGTATCGCAGAAATAGACGAAATCGTAAAACTCGTTATAGAAAAGCAAGATGGTTAAATCGTGCAAGTTCTATCAAAAAAGACAGATTTAGTCCTACAATGCAGAGCAAACTTCACAGCCATGTAAGGGAAATAGAATACATTCAGTCTATTCTTCCCGTTACAGAAATGGTATTTGAAACAGGTCAGTTTGATATGCACCTTATGAAAAATCCAAGTCTTGCCAACCCAAAAGTGAGACCATGGGGATACCAAAAAGGTGCTAATTATGGATTTGAAAATACCAAAGCAATGGTGCTTAATAGAGATAACTATACTTGTCAATGTTGTAAAGGCAAGCATAAGGATAGCAAATTAGAAGTCCATCATATTGTATTTCGCAGTCAAGGTGGCTCTGATGAAGAAAGTAATTTACTTACTTTATGTCATACTTGCCATAAAGACTTGCATAGTGGAAAGATTAACCCCAAATTGAGTGGTAAAGTTAAGGGTAACCTTAAATATGTTACACAGATGAATTCTATCCGTAAGCAGCTTTTCAGATTCTATCCAAATGCTATTGAAACTTTTGGATATGTAACAAAAGCGAATCGTTTGCATTTAGGTGTAGACAAAGAACATTATTATGATGCCTGTACTATCGCAACACAAGGAAATG